AAATTTCCTAGACAAGTTTGGGCTGTTCGTCATCAGTAAGATTCGCAGCTTTGGAGAGCACAAGGTTATCCACGACGCCCTGGGCGTTGATGATAAAAAGCGCATCCACTTCAACCGTAGGATGGTGTGGCTCTTGCCCAACGATACTGAGCTTGAGCTGATACGCCAGCATCTCAGCGTCTTCGCCATGAAAGTCAAACACTGCCTTGACCTTCTGGAGCTCGAGCGTGCATTCGACGGCGTCGGTGTTATAGCTCTTGCCGTAAAGTGAGAGTTCTTGCGCGACCCATTCGCGCGCGAGTCGAAACATGTGAGGTTTGCGTGCGGGGTCCATCTGAGGGTCGAGAAACGCAAAGATCGCGTCGAGCTGACTCCCGTTTGCAGCATCGCTTAACATAATCTGGTGGTTGGACATACGGTTCTCCTGATTGATGACATAGCAGTAATATAGGTGCGTAATCTTTTTCGGTAAGTAAAAAAATATTGGATCGTATGAAGTGTATTTTTTCGCTTCGATCACTACCGACAGGGGTTAGCATGAGTAACAGTAAGTACAACCGTAAACTGAAGACGCACGATGCGCGTGACTTCGTTTACCAAGGCCACAAGACCTTCGGTGCGGCACTGATTCCGCCCAAAGCGGATTTGACGCCTTACCTCGGCCCGGTCTTCGATCAAGATCAACTCGGTAGCTGTACAGCCAACGCCTGCGCAGGCGCGCTCGAATACGAACAAAACATCCAGAACAATAACGACAACGCGGTGCAACTCTCGCGGTTGTTCCTGTACTGGAACGAGCGCAATCTCGAAGGCACGGTGGATCAGGATTCAGGTGGTCAGATTCGGGACGTGGTGAAGGCCGCCGCGCAATACGGTGCGCCGCTCGAAACCACCTGGCCGTACAACGAACAAGCGTTCCGTCAGAAGCCCTCGCTTGAAGCGTACAACGAAGGCCTGCAACACCGGGCGCTGCAGTACGAAGCGGTACCGCAAGAGCTGACAGCGTTCAAGCACGTGCTGGCAGTGCTGAATCGACCGATTCTGATCGGCATCATCGTGTACGATTCGTTCGAAGCACCGCAGACGATCGCCTCGGGTGTGGTACCGATGCCGGGTCCGACCGAAACCTGCCAGGGCGGTCACGCCGTGCTGGCGGTGGGTTACGACGACAGCAAGCAAGCGATTCTGGTCCGCAACTCGTGGAACACGATCTACCCGCCTGCTTGGCCGGGCTCGAACGAGCGGGGTTCATTCTGGCTGCCGTATGAGTACATCATGAATCCGCAGCTCGCTGAAGATTTCTGGGTGATCACTCAGGTCGCTGGTTAAAGCAAAAAAGAAAGAGTAGCATAGACGCCCTCCCCGTAATGGGGAGGGCTTATGCCGCTTAGACCTTCAGGTCGACGTTGATCATCGGCACCGAGTAGTCACGACCTTCGCAGTTGATTTGGAGCAAACCGCTCTTGCACTGCTTAACAAGCGTAGCGTCCTTGCCAATGATGCGTCGGATGTCGCCGTCGATGCCGATGTCACGGAGCGGATTGACAGTTACAGTCTTACCGATACTGTCTGCAATGTGTTGCTTTTTCATTTGCTTTGCTCCTCGGAAAAGACTTAGTTGCCTTCGGCTACTTCCTTGACTTGGTGCCACGTCCAGACGCGATACTCGGTCGTGTAGTCGGTGGTGGGATTGAAGGGGTCCCGCAGGCCGTTGCGATCGAAGGACTCGCGTGTTGCCACCGGGTGTTCACCACCTTGATCGAGGTTGTACTTCTGGCTGAGCTCGTTGCGACTGAGCTTCACATCCTCTTTACACAGGTCGATTTCTTGCTGGGTGAGACACATGACTTCTTCCTTCTTAGGCTGAGTGATTGGGATGCTGACCGCCCGTCGCGGCGCGGTAACGCGGGTGTTGCCAACCAGCTTCCTTCGCGACGCCGTGCACCTTGCCCAGCACGCCTTCCGAGTACTCCGGAGCGACGACCAGACCTTCCAGCGCCCGCCACTTGTTGTACAGATCGACCAAGAAGCGCTTGACCATATAGCGGATCGCCATGTTGTGCTTATGCAGGTCCGTCTTCTCAGCGTGGCGCGGATCGTTCTTCAGGCGGTTCTTGTAATTGTTGTAGATCACCGCATACGGGCTCGGTTCGACGACTACCGTGTGACCCTTGGCGCGCAGATAGATGATGACAGCTTGGTCTTCGTCCATCTCCGCGTAGTCCTTCGGATCAAAGCCTTCTTCCTTGGCCAGTTCCAGTCGACGGACTGCGCCGACTTTCTTGCCATCCACGGTGGAGATGCCTGCGCGCAAGAACGAGGTACCGGCCACGCCGATCAGCTTAGTCTTCAGGAACGGGTTGAAGGTGATCGAATCCCGCAACGCCTGCTCGCCCTCGCGATTGGTGTATTCCTTCTGCACCAAACAGAAGTCGCGCCGCGACCGACCAACTGCTTCGAAGGTCACCGGGTACTTGCCTTCGGCGAGCATCGGCAGATCGAAGTTCTTGCTGTCGGCGTACCAGGCGTCGATTTCTTGCCCGCGCACGGTCTGCTCACGACCCTTGTCGTCGACGTACTTGCCAATATGCACCACGTCCAGCCCAGCGAGCTTCCACAGGCTTGACGGATACTCGGCCTTGGTGATGTCGATTTCGGAGACGATGATGCCCGCCAAAGCCGGACCAATGCCGCGCACCCCGGACAAGAACTCTGTGTAGATCGGGATCTTCTTCAGAATCCGCTCCATGTCCTTGAAGTGGTGCTCTTCGTTCTTGAGCGTGTTCAGGTAGTTATCCACCAGCAGCAGTTCGCTGTAGTGCGTGATGAGCTCGTCGCCCTTGAATTTCTTCTCGGTGGGAAGCTTAGCGGTCATCGTTTCGATGGCTTCTGTGGTGTCGTCGTGGTGCTCGTCGATGATGCCGTCAGTGATACGACGATAGGACTTGCGCAACTGCTCGAGCAGGTTCTTTTCCTGCTTCTCGAGTTCGGCCTCGCTCATGCCGTCCTGACGCAGACCGAGCTTGGCTTTGAAGCTGGCGGTCACGCGGTTCCCCATCTGAATGCGCAGACCCTGCATGTCGTAGGCTGAGCGCACCATGGTGCGAATCACAGCGAGATTCGGGTTGTAGGTCGGGGCGATGATCGGGGTATTCATGATTCGGTTTCCTTGTTTCAATTGTAAGTGGTTGTATACGCGTTGGTGTTACACTAGCTGCTCTTGGGTGAGAGTCTACTGGTTTGATACACTACGTCGTCATGGATGAATACAGCTTACTGATGCACTAGTTGTTCAGGGGTGACTGCGTTCTGTCGATCCACTATGCGAGATTGGGTGAATTTGCTACGATGATACACTGTGGGAATATGAGTGAATAAAGGTTGCTGATACATTTGACGCAATTGGGCGAATAAGACCGTTTGATACGCTGTTGTATGTTGGATGAAACTGTCCAACTGGTTCATTCTATCTGGATGGGTGCTTTTCTTACTTTGATACACTTTCTGGCTCTGGGTGACTGAAGTTTGGTGATGCACTAACCGGAATTGGGTGACTGTTTGACCGTGATGCGTTACTCTACACTGGGTGATGTTCCCCTCTGAGACACACTGCGAATTGATGGGGGTTTCAAGACTTTTGATACACTGAGCTATCTGGATGACTCATGCACGATGATACACTGACCTCGCATGGGCGACAACAGTGCCTAGATACACTGATTACATCTGGTTGAATTACTTCACTTGGTACATTCTATCACAATGGGTGACTGGAGCAGATTGATACACTCGAGATCGTGGGTGACATTCGTCCTACCTTGATACGCTGTCTCTTTTTGGGAGACCTTCCCGAAGTGGCCCACTAAAATTTTTTGGGTGTCTGCGTATTTTTGATGCGGTCGATTACCTGGGTAACTTCCATGTTTTGACCCGTATTACTTAATTGGGTGACAACACCCTTTGACGCACTTCTCCTCCACGGGCGAAATTAAACCGATGGTACGATTTCGACTCTCTGGGGGACTATGTCAGTCTGACACACTAGACTACAATGGGGGACTTTTACTCATTGGTGCAATTATCCGGTTTGGGCGGCTAACAAAAACATGATGCATTTTCCGTCTCTCCTGGGTGTTTCAACGTGCCTGATGCGCAAGTGTAGTATGGGTGAATTCATCTTCTCTGGCACACATTTCCCCTATGGGTGTGATACCGATGTGATACATTCAACGGAGCTGGGTGAGTTTCTCCGAGCGATACGATAGTCTATGATGAGTGACTCGCCGCATTTGACCCACTGGCGTAGGGTGGATGGGGCTTGAGTTTTCTGATGCACTTCGACAACTGGGTGACTTGACTTCCTTGGTCAACTACGCGGGACTGGGTGACATCGATACTCTGATACACTAAATCGGTTGGGTGGCTGACTGTCCTTGATGCTTACTGCAGCCCGAGGCTTGCCTCGGGCTTTATGCCGCACTACTGTTAATGCACCGTATCGTTACCGCGATGCAGCACAGTCAGGTTCTCCTTCACCAGCTCGACATTGGTCGTCGTCTTCGAGATGATGTCGTCGACATAGGCGAGCACTTCGGTAGCCTTGTCGATCAGGACCAGATCGTTCTCCGCCATGCCTTGGCCCGCTTCGTAGAACGGCTTCACGCGCGCGGTGATCTTGGTGATACACTGGCTCAGCTCGTCGAACGTCGCGAACGAATTCGGCGGGTTGTTTACAAACGCCACGAGTTCTTCACGCTCTTCGGGGGTGAGTTCAAAACGTTCCATCGTCTTCTCCTGGTGATCTTGCTACTGCGGGACTTCCACGACTTCACCCGGAATCACACGAATCGAATCCGGCTCGTAGACATCCTTGTAACCTTGCGGGTACTTCAAGCCGATCTCACTGTCGTCGTTACGCGGGTCCCAGCGCACGACGTACGGGCAGCGATTGCCGTCGTAGAAGCCGCCCACCAGCGCGCCCATCATAGCGCTCTGCAAAGCCGCATCCTGAATGGTCGCGATGGCTTCAGCGGCCGCACGGGGGTTTTCCTTCGCGTAGTTGTTAGGCGTGATGCGGTTGTAACCGACGATCGTGCCTTTGCCATGCGAATGCGGACCACCATCGAAGTGGGTGACGCGCTGGCCGATAGGGAGCAGTTCCATTACTTGGCCTCCTGGTCTTTTATCGAAGAACGGCTTTGCCAACCACCGAGCTCATGGCGCTCGAAGACGCCGTATTTGTAAGCCGAGGCTTGCAGTGAGAAGAAGATCTCGATGGCATTCATCACGCCTGGGCACGAGAGCGTGATCTTGAAGCCGTCGTAATAGTCGTAGTCGCCATTGTCTTTGGCCACCGCCTTGTAGAACTTGACCGGCAGCCAGTTGTAGCGCACTTCACCGGTATCTTTGCCGTCGAAGCCATTGGTCAGCTGCAGCAGCGCGTATGCGGCATCCGTCACGCGCTTCATGATGCGAATGACGAACTTGTCATTGGCATATTCGTCGAGCAGGGTGGCCTGATGGACCATCTCGGTAAGCTCGCGTAGATTCGGCAGATCGATGTCTTGCATCATGAAGAAATTATTCGTTGGGTCGTAAGGCGTGCGAATGGGGTTCATCGTCAGTGTTTCACAATTAGGTTGGTAGGAAGCTCGGGGTCTTGCTCAGCAATCCGGATAATGCGATCCTGCTCATTCACGAAGAGCGCCCACTTGGTGACCAGCTGGTCAGCGCGCGTCATGGTGAGCAGGTACGCGGGATTGGAATTACCATCAAGCGTCTTGATCAAACCGTAGACCAGGCTGTAACGCAAGGTCTGGCCATTGAAACGTCGCAAAATCGTTTCAAAGTACGGCTTGGCCAACAAATGCAACTGGTGCTTCGCTTCCAGATCGTGGCACTGTGCATAGATGGCCTGAACCACATCGCCGACATTACCTCGAGCGGCCACTTCGAGTAGCGACGCCATGACTCACCTCCTGGGACATAGGAACCTCAATTGCTCGCAAGGAGCAGCGGAATATGTTTGGGTGGAAGAGATGCTACATGCACAGTCTGCTGCTTAGCTGCAAGAATCGTCTTTACCACTTGACGGACCTTGATGGCGTACACCGCACGCTCTTTGGGCGTGTTGGAATGATAGCCCCCGACGGCAGCCCAGGTGTTGCCGTACCGGTTCATCGAGCGACGCAGCAACCAGGCTGCGACGTATATGTTCTTGCAGCTCTGCATCAAGTCCCGGCGGCCGATCTTGTACCTCTTCAGCTCCGGGAGATGGATCGAATTGACCTGCATCAGGCCAAAATCAACCGAGCCATTCTTGTTACGGTTTAATGCCTTCGGGTCGTTCTGACTTTCCACCACCGCAATCCCACGCAGGATTAGCGGGTTGACTTTCTGATACGACGCCGCGTCGGTAAAGCAGTCAGCTTCGCAAACCCCGGAAAACAACACGGCTAAAGCAGTGAGGGCGGCTAAGATTGTTATTCTAACCATCGTTTATTCTTCCTTGTAATTAGCGTTGATGAAGGTGCTTCCTGTAATGCTAAGTTAGTGATATAGGGCTGAAACTCGTTTGACGTCATAGAGCGAGGAAGCTCTCCTCCCCGCTTTTCACGATGCTTGTTGTTTTAGTGATGCACTGCTGCGAACAGATCCGTCACCGTCCAATGGTGCTCACGATAGCGAGCCGCCAGCTGGTTCGACCACGCGAGGCACTCCGCATGCGTGCCGACATCGCACACAGCCAGAGCCCGCCCGTCCTTGTGACGCAAGTACGCCGAAAAGAATTCCGGCTTCTCGTTGTCCATCACGCACGGATGACGACCGTCTTCGACCGAACCGGTAGCGATGCGCACGCCACTGATTTCTACGCCAGTGAAGTTCTCCGGCTGATCTTTGATGACCGCCGCTGCGAAGAATTCGTTCTTGAAACCTTCCATGGTACTGCTCCTGTAGTGAGACGTTATAGTTAGCGCACTTGCGGCGGGACGAGGTGAGGGACAGTCTCGCCGTGATGCGTGAGGTAGTCGGCGGGCACGGGCCAGTGATGCAACTGGTAGACGACGTCCCGACAACCAAAGCAGAACACCTTGCGCGTGTGAATGTCGTAATGACCACAGCGACTTCCACACTTCGGACAGTCTGGATTGGCACCCCAAGTCCTACGAGGCGTTGGAGGAGGCTGCTTCTTCCAGACTAACCTCCACTCGCCTTGCTTCTTGACGTAGAGGCGTTTGACCGGGAGGAGCTGAAGCTTCACCCCTCTCGGCTCAAAGAGCCACTTAAATAACCGACTCAGCATAGTGCCCACCAACCTGAAACGAAAAGTTCAGTTTGACCATCACCGCCAGACTGGCCAGGACATCGAGCGACACCGGGTCGTCGAGGTTCTTGAACTTCGTCATCGGGTACTTAAGCGGACCGAGACGCTTGGCTATCTGTGCCGGTTTGAGACCCAGCTTCACGATTTCGTTCCAGATCAGGAGTTTGGCTTCGATGTTCAGACTCAGCGTCATGGCCAATTCGCCGTGTTGCGGTTGCGAAGGCAAGGGGATCGGTCGGCCACGCTCCATCAGGAGTTCGGCGACGATCTTGAATGCCTCGTAACCCATTTTCACTGCGAATTCTTTCGTCGTGCCGCGCGGTGCACCCGTCACCAGTTGCCGTATATCGCGGGACTCTACAAGCCAGCCCGGATCATCGACCGTGACCTTAAGCGGATAAATCAGCATTTCTTTCCTTGTAATTAATCAAACTTAATATCACGGAGCGACTCCTTCGCTGGAGCACGCAGCCAGCCGAAGCTTAGCACCCAGCGCGTGCCTTGCTCGATCGGCGTGACCATGTGCAAACACTGATCCGGTCGAAAGAGCGCAATGCGCCACCACCGGAAAATGCACTTCTCCACCACGAAGAAGCCACCGACTTTGGGTCGCTTCACTTCGATGTTGAGTCGATAGTGACGCTGGTCAAAGTTGGCTTTGTCTTTGTGGGGCGGAATCGACGACCCAGTGGGATACTGGATCAGATGCATGTCGAACTTGAGCTGCGAGCTGTTGATGAACGTCATGATTCGATACCCTGAACCCTGACGCCCCTCACTCCACTTAGGCAGTAGGCGCCTCAGCATCACTCCACCCGCTCCAGATCTTTCTCAGTCACACGCGGTTCAGCCTTCGGCGGCTCGGGCGGAATGTCCTGCAGCCAATCTTCAGCCACTGTGACGTACATGCCGGTAGCGCCATACTGCGAGACAAACTCCCGACCATCGGCCGACTCCACGTACCAGAGCGGACCGTGTTCGATGTGATCGAGTGGCTGGCGATGAATCGTCTTACACTTGCGACCCACCGAGAGACCTTTGGGTCCATTGGCCGAGCCAATGATGAGATAGACTTTCCCCGGAACGACGTTTGCCATTATGCTGCTTCCTTTGCTTCTGCGCCCGTATTCAGGCGTCCTTTGACGGGGAGGGCCAACAAGCGCATCACGTCCAGCAGACGCGGCACATCGGCGACGTTATCGATTTCCAGCAGGCGGTGTTCTTCGCTGCGCGACAGACGCAGCGACAAACGAATGCCACAGTAGAACGGTTTGGTCGGATCGTCTTCCTGACAGATCGGACGTAGCGTGTAGCGACCGCCATGGTGCGTAACGAACTCATGGATATTGGAACCCTGTCGCCACTCCTTGAAACCCACGTGCTTGGCTGCACCTTGCATCGCTTCGATGAAGGGCAGGATATACTTCGCGTGATGATCCGCGTTCGCTACCGTGCCTTTGATACCTTTACCGCCTTTACGCAACAGCTTTACTTCAGTCATTTACTCAGCTCCTTTAAGCTTGAGATTGAGCCGACCTCAAAGTCTGGCTCGGGTTGGATAAAACAGTTAGCCTGCTCTCGCCAAGGAGAACAGGTTGTAGCAAGCAAACAAAGCCCATGGAATCACGATGATTGCACCGATGAGTTTGCGCAGGCTTGCTTTACGAGTGGCTGCCAGTACAATCAGCAACACACCCGTCACCCCCATCATGAAAATGAAGACGGTGAAGTCAGTCGACAGCGGCTTTTCTTCTGGCAGCGGCAACTGATGCGGTGGCTGCACCACCTGAATCGTCGTGCCTGCCGGGGCTTGCACGATGATGACTTGGGGTTGGGTCTGCTGGCTCGCCGCAGGCGAATTGTTGCTGTCCATCGCCGAGCTCAAAGCGAGGTTCACCCCGACATTGTTAGTGAGGGGGAGGTAGCTCATTCGGGCTCCGGCACGTACATGATCGTGAACTGACGGATCTCCGAAGCGCTCGGACCCATCTTGACCCACTTGAGGATCACTTGGTCTTTGCTGACCGTGATCGTCTTTGTGTCCGACTGCAGCATCTCGTCGATCTCGTCCTTGCAGAAGAGGCCGCTCTCGCGCATGTCGCGCAGCGTCTTGTCGATGCCCGTCATTGCCGCGCAGATCAGCGTGCCTGCTTCTTCGTTTTGCAGATGACTCGTCAGGTTACGGCTCGTGTCGAGTTTGACATCCGGCGTCGGCACGCGATGTTGCCTGAATTCCATCTTGGTGAAGTCTGCCATTTTTTCTTCTCCTTATTAACTTCGAGGAAGGTTACACCCGCGCGGTTGTGATACCCATCTGGCCTTGATACTTGCCCGCGCGGTTGGCGTAGTCGATCTCGCACGGCTCGCCCTGCAAGAACATGAACTGTGCAATGCCCATGTCCGCATACACCTTCATCGGAAGCGGGGTCTGGTTAGCGATCTCGATGACCACCTGACCCTTGAAGCCGGGCTCGATCGGCGTCACGTTGATGGCACAGCCCGCTCGCGCGTACGTCGACTTGCCCACACAGATCGCCACCACGTCGTTGGGCATGTTGAAATACTCGATCGTGTGGCCGAGCACGTAGCTGTTGGGCGGGATGACGACGTAGTCGCCTTCCATATCGACGTAGGCTTCATCCGGCATATTCAGCGGGTCGATCACGGCGCCGTAGACGTTCGTGAAGACCTTGAACTTACGCCCAAGCCGCACGTCGTAGCCCATGCTACTGGTGCCGTAGGAAATGATCTTCTGACCGGGATTGGTCGCAACGGCGCCGTCCTTAGTACCGAAGCGCCAGACTCGCTTGTCATCGTCCCAGTATTTGTCAGCAGTGCGAACCTGGCCCGGCACAAAGGGCGTGATCATGCGACCCCATTGGCCGTTTAGCTGACCAACCACCAAATCCTGATCCGGGTCCGGAACAAAACAGGCGCCGCCTGCGAAGCCTACGGCCTGCTCGGTCGTGAGCTCCTTCAGACCCCGCATGGCTTCTTCCATACCGCCTTTGCAGCGCGTGTCGTCGCGATAGCCGTCCCCGATGCAGTACAGTTCATCGCCGACCAGCGCATAGAGCGTACGCCGCAGGTTGTTATCGACTCGCTGGTGGGTGGGCATCAGCGAGAGCTTTCTGATTGCGCGGTCATTCAAAATCATGTCAATCTTCCTTGTTTTATACCCACTTGATGGGGCGTGGGTGTAATTTAAAGCTAGAGCTTCACCTCGGCATCATCCGTCGAGGTCGACGCACCGTACTGGCGCAAGAACTCACGAGCTTCGTTAAAGATGGAAGCGTTCCAGTTACCGTGCTCGATCTGCCAGAGCTTGCCGCTGCCGGGGGCACCTTCCACACCCTCTAGCGTGCGATAAAGTCGCCAGTGGCCGTAGGCTTCACAGCTCTTGGGTACTTCCCGGTCAGCAGCCTTTAACGCCGCGCTCGGAATGACCTTGAAGTCCCGCTCGTGCTGTGCGCCATTGAGCCACGGACTACACATCTCGATCACACACCACGCTACTGAATGGGTCGATGTCTCGATCATCCCGAGTTCATCTTCGGGAATGTTTACTGCAATACGTGCGCCCATCTTAACCTCCTTGTTGACGAGCCAGATAGGCCTGCACCCGAGCAATCTCGTCGGGTGTAGGGTCCTGGGGTAATTCATCATGGATCACGGGTTTCAGACGGATCTCTTTTACGAATCCGATCTTGGTGTCGCAATAAGAGCACCAACACTGACCGTTGGTATTCTCTTCGAAGAGTTCATCCATGACGATACCTTCGCCCAGATCCTCGAGACTGACATCGTGCTCACTCAAGCGAGTCTGGTAGCGAACGTAGTTCTTACACTTCGGACACCCAAACGTCACATCCCAAACGACACCCATCATTCCTCCTTCTTGATTTCAGGATCGTCGAACTTCAGTTTTTCGGGGCTACCCTGAACCGTGATCTTCGTGCCGTTCAAGATCTGATCAGCAAAGGCCAGCACTTCCGGCGAAGGTTGCTCGTCAGCGGGCGGGAACTCGGCCGGAGAAACCGTCCACTCGTGCGTGATCTTGTCGCCGTTACCGATCACCACTTTGGTGAGCGTCAGGCCAGCAGGATCGAAACCCAGCTTTGCGACCGGCTTGCCCTGGATGGACGCCTCGACTTCCACGAAGCGCTTGCCCGGTGGGTCGATGATGTGTGCTTCGTCCAGAATCACGAAGTCCTTCTCGATCTGAGCACGTTGCTCCGGCATGAGATCGCCCGGAATGATCACTTGTCCCGGATAGAGCTTACGCACGCCACCGTCACGGATGTGAGCTTTCCGTGCTTCCGGCGTGGGGAGCTGTTCCCAGAAACCCGTGAAGAAGTTCTCCATGTCCTTGAAGTGCTCTTTCGGCGTAACGCCCAGATGCACGTCGCTGAGGCACTTGATCGGCCCACTCGGATACACCATCGAGAGTTCCTTGGCGCTTTCTCGCATGGAGTGCTCAAGCGCACTATCGGGCGTGCTCTGATTCATCACCGTGCCACCCATGAGGAACTCAGTCGGGCGCAGCCGCAACCACGGACGATGGCTATTGCCCTTCGTCGGGATGTCACCCACCACCATGGGGCGGCCATTCCACGACCGACACACGCGCTTGCGCAGTCCTGTCGTCTTCCACTGTGCTGGATGTTCAAACAGATGCGCGTAAGTGACCGAACGCACATGCTCGTAATAACGCATCGCAGCTTTCTTAGACACGAAGAGGAAGGTGCAGTCGACTTCCGGACGCACATCGGTCGGAATCCCCACGATACTGCAATCCAACGTGAGCTCATACGAGTCGCCGGAGGGATAGAATTCCCGCACTACAAAGGACCAGTCCGGCTTCGGCTTCGAGACTGCGCTCGGACCATGGTCGGTCATCGTGCGAAACGGTCGCTGGGTTACCACCAATCGCTCAGGCTCATGCACCCAGCTGAGGTTCAGCTTGTCCTGGTTGCCTTCCTCACCAATAAGCGCTTTACCGTAACCAGCCCGCACAAGCCACAACGTCTTACCCGCTTTGAGATCCTTCAGTGTTGCACGACCTGCTTTTGTTGCCATGGTAACTCTCCTTGTTTTTGAACAGTTAGGCCGACTGCGCTTCCGCAAGCGCGGCTTGGGCCGCCTGAGTGGCTTCGAACAGATTGAACGGCGTTGACGGATGCCGCTCGTACTTGGCTTCGTTCACCAGCCATTGTTCCGTCTTGACGAACTGGTTGTCCGCCAGATTGGCTGTGTCGATTCCCGAGCGGCGAAGGAAGTGCGAGCCGTACTTGAAGACGCGTCGATCTTCGCAGAGCGTCTCGACCCGATTGCTTTCGTAGCGCTTAATCCAGCGCAGCACGGCTGAGCGACTGACAAAGCACTTATCGAAGGACGGCTCCTCCTTGTGATTCAGTGGGAAATTCTCGATGTAAATCAAGCGGCCGCTGAGTTGGCCGCGTCGATAGTCGTAGAAAACCCAGAAGACTTCGGGCGCGGCGCTACCATCTGGCAACTCACGCTGACGGATAAGCTTTCTGGCCGATGTCCCTACCAGTGTCGGTAACGGATAACGCTTACCAGTAACGAGATCGATTGCCGCATACCACAGTGTCTTCCCCGTGCGGACATCACTGACTTCGGCACGGCCTGCTTTAGTTGCCATCTTCTTCTTTCCTTTCGTTTATCTTCTTTAGACGGGCTTCGAGTTCTTCTTTGGGCACGTACACCAGCAAGTGCTGCCAGGCTCGGGAATCCACCGATTTGGTTTCGGCAGGAAACGCTGCGAACACATCAGTGAGCTCCATCACCTTGTCGTTGATGTGTTCTCTCATGGGTTTGCGCTGACTCATGGCATCTCTCCGCAGCTGTCGATCACCATCATTACCGGTGCAGCTTTTACTGCAGCAATGTCGGCCGCTGTGAAGACGCGCGCGGGCGGTGCGTTGTGGAGCTGACGCGTTTGAATCAACTCCATGTTGGCGTTCAGGCGATCCATGTAACCTTCTGTATCGAGGGCGACTTCGCCTTTCTCATTGAACAGAACCATGTCGTTCTCCTAATGCATAGTGGGTTGGAATTGCAGCAGCTCGACGATCTTCCCACATTCGGAAACCCGCATAAAGAGCTCGGCCTTCTTGTACTGCTCGGGCTTCAGAAGCGCGTCTTCGAAGATCATCGAAAACACATGCCCGTACTGTTTGTTAGTGTAGCCCGGCACTTGCAGCCAGGCGCGCTCAGTGAGCGAAATCGTCACCGCTTCGGCCAAATCGCAGGCATCGAAGAGAGCAAACTGTTTACGACACCACGCGTGGAATTGCCACAGCAGCGCCGCCTCTTCGACGTTGTTCTCGACGTACACATGGGCCATCGCGTTCATGGCGATGCGCTGCAAGTGGTCTGTCTGCATCACACCTCCTTAGAGCGGCCACTTCAGTACATCGTAGCGACCGGTGAAGACACCCCAGGCCAGTTTGAAACGGCGTTTCAAACCGTAGAGACCCCAGCCCTGCCAGCCCATCGGGCGCGCCGGAACCCAGTCGCCATTGTTGGCTTCGACCGACACGTCCCAACGCCTGAGTTGCTCCGGCGTATAGAGGTTCGGCGCGCCCTTGCCGTTGCCTTGCTCTTCCCGACGCCGTGCGGCCTTACCGCGCACCATTCCTACAGTCGACATTTATGCTACTCCTTAGCGAATATAAACAGTCATGAGTTGGGTGTACTCGACATCCAGCGTGTGATAGTCTGGCGTGCCGGACTTGTTGCCTTTGACCCACGTGGTGATGAGCGAGCGCAGCCATTTGCCTGCGAGCCGTATCTTCCAGTCACGCGGATAATGCGTGTGGTCCAGCCGACCCAATTCACGATTGAGCAGGGCCACGAAATTCTCGTGTTCGACGATCGCGTCCAGATGGGCTTTGCCACCTGCCAAATCAGAGCCCTCGACCAGAAACAACGCGTCGCTATTCAGTTTGGAATAGGGCGTGTACTTGACCGCTTTGGGTACGCGAATGGTTTCCCATTCGAACGACACGCGCGTCTTACACCAGTAGCACACGACCTGTTCAGTCAATGCCATCAGCGCTGTCGTCATCGCAGCATTGGCGTTGTGCAAGGTCGCATGGCTGACAACCGTATCACCATTGTCCAGTTCGAGTCGGTCGGACTTACCGCACTTCTCATTCGGACATGTATAGTAAAGCAAACTCTTGGTCATGATTCCTTTACGTCAGATTTAAGAGCTACACTACTCACCAGGGGTAATATAGGTTTTAAATCGGATTCAGTATCAAAAAAAGAAAGGCTGTCACAAAGCGGAGCCCGAAGGCTCCGCTCATATGCCGTGGTTCAGCTTACAGCTTGATGGCGACAGCGCCAGTCGGGCGCGGGCCGCGGTGCATCGGCGACTGCTTCGGGCGACCATCCGAAGCGGGCTTAGCAGCCTTCTCGGTTTTGGTTTCCTTCGGCACTTCGACCTTCTTGGTGCGGGCCTTGCCGAGGGCCGCGAGTTGATCCGCCGACTGGGCGTTCAGAATGTCGTGGGCATCGATACCCATGGTCTGTTCGAGCTTGAGCGCCAAGGCCGGGCTGATTTCCATCTCGCCATCCAGCACGAGCTGGAAGTCTTCATCCGACAAACCGCAGTCGGACGCGATCCGGTGCTTGTGGTTGCCCAGGGCCGGGGCCGTCATCTTTTCGAAGCCGTTGCACAGCAGGTTGATAATGTTCTTAACCATGGTTGTATTTCCTTTCCTCGTTTGTTTAACGGAGACTGCTTTTAGTGTGGGTACTGCAGAAAAAAACCTTTACTTATTTTTCTTCACCTCAGTGACTGCCTTTTCACCGGAGAGCTTGGTGTAGGGCAGCTTCTGGGTTTTGGGCTTCGTCTTGGCGACCTTCGTCGGCACGACCGGAATGGGCACGCCCTGCTTGCGCAAGATGTCAAGCTGCTTTTTCAGGCGCTTATTCTGATCGAACAGCTTCTGATTCATATTGGCAATGTTGATGATGTCCTGCGTGTTCTTCGCATTGCGCACGAATTGCAGCGGGATCTCTTCCATGTCGGCATGGAACTTCTCCATCACTGCCCGAATCAGATCAGTGGGAATCGGCTCACACAACCCCACACGTCGAAAGCGCTTGAGACCATCGTCTTCGCGCAGCGCCCAACAGTCGATCCAGCCACCCGAGGTTGTATCGGTGATGAAGGTTTCCATCATCGCGCGAATCGGGTCCCGGTGGTGCGTGATATTGCGAATCACGTCTTGCGAGCCACTGCCCAGCGCCACGGTTTGATCCAGCTCGTAGCGCGTGTAGATAAAGCCGTGGTGGTCCAACCGAAAACTGTGGTTGGCTTGCTCGCCGATGAAGAAGATCTCGAACGTATTGCCTGGCACCACCATGTTGGAGGTCGAGATCATGTCGTAGAAAGCGAGCGTGAGCTTGCTATCCTCGCGCTCCTTGACATTGCCCTGCAAGTGCTCAGCAAAGGCCTCCATTGCGTCCTGGCTGCCCGTGCCCGAGTAGCCGTAGACGATGTCATTGAATTCGAACTCCGGCCTGTCCGAGAGGATTTTAAACGGCGGGTTCAGCAACACGATCTTTTCCAGACTGTTGATGCGATCACTACCCTTGTAGATAGTAGAGTCAGCAAAGAGTCGGCCGTCGTGGTAAAGGATGGTGGTCATGTTCTCAACCTGTAGTGTCAATCTCGTTATTATGCCTATTCGCTATCAATCAGCAGAATCGAACCAAACTCTGGCTCGAAGAAGTCCGTGAAGTAGCGCTTACCTGTTCTTTCAAACATCTCTTCTGCCAAGGGTAGAAAACCCTGCAGCAGTTCAAACGTGCCTTTGCTGTCGTGGACCGTAATGGTCACCACAGTTCCGAGTTCTTTATTGTTGTACCTACCCTCTGACACCGACATCACGAACGCTCGCTCGTTGATTTTGCTAAAGAAAGCAGCAAACTTATCGATCGATTCAGGATTGGCAATCAGGCCATAGAGCAGTTCGACTGTCTCCCTTACTGAACTCCGAACTAAATCAGACATTGTGAATCCCCGGCTATGCGCATATGGCTCACCAATCACCTGAGTGCTGGGGGTTGGATTCAGGCAGAGAGGTTTCCACGCCCCTCACCCCTACCAACGGGCCTTTTCCCACCGACTTGATAATCCGGCCAAACCTGAAAACCGGCACGATGGACCACTCCCCGTGAGCGCCGCGCCCAGCACTCAGGTGACTAGCACTAATACAGCTCAGATACCGTGTGGCGCCGCGAGCCGTTCTTCGACGGCCTTGATTTCTTCCGGAGTGATTTCCGGCCAGCCAAAAGCCCCTGGCATTCGATCAGGTTCGCTGATAACGGTAGGCACAATACTTATCGCACCTATTGAAGCGAAGTCCGACAAGCGCATCTTCTTGTGGACGAACTCTCCGGTGCGTGTCTTAAGATACCCCTGCTCGAGCAAAATTTGCTCGACGAGAGCTTCTCGTTCCGGGGTGATAGCCGCTTCCAAGGAGAACGACGTGTCTTGCATGAACTTCACGTGATCCCAGCCAACGGTGGCGATAATGCGTTTCACCGTCCTCACGGCAATGTGTTCCATCTGTTGCCGATAGGTGAGGCGCTTGACCCCAATGCCACGCATGATTTTACGACGTCTGCGAATCGCGGAACTCCGGCTCACGCTCTCCCCCCTTGGTTAGCTTTGATACAGTCGGCGATCGCTTCGTCAGCCACCTGAGCCAGCTCGTCCAGCGCGACACCGCCGCCCGTGACCTCAAACAACACCGTCACCAGGTTAGCCCGCGTATGGTGCCAGCGAGCATCTTCAGTCATGAAACCCAGCAACGCGTCATGATCGCTGAGGTAAGACTGGATCGATTTACGAGCCTGCTCTTTGAGCTGCGCAATGATGCGTGCCTTCACCAGGTCCCAAAGACTGCGCGAATTGACATAACCCTTACCGACGCGCCATGCCTTCTGGAAGACTTTGTCGACATTCCACTTGTCGCACTCTTCCATCAACGCGAGCGCTTGGTCGATATACGGGTTCAGTTGCTGCGGGTCACCGTTCTCGCCGTACTTCAGCTGCCGCTCGTAAGGCGTCAGTTGCTCATCGGGCCTAGTCATCAGATCCTTCGGGTACATCTTTCCTCCTCGGCGGAAAAAGCAACATTTCGTAAGGCGTACTGCCATCCTTCGGGTACACCATGACACGATCACCCCGGTCGTGGGCTTCCAGAACGCTCGTCACGGCCTTCACACAACGCCGGATAACCTCACCCATGCTGTCGGCGCTCAGGCGCTCCTGGATGGCCTGAATCTCGGCTTTCACGTCCGGATGCATGTCCAGATTCAGGCGTACCTTCTCCACCGTATGCGCTGGCCTGGGCATTACGCCTCCTTCCTATTCATGATACGTTGCAGCTCCGAGGCGGCGATCGCTGCCGCTTCTTTAGGAGACGGCGCATTCATGCACATGAGCGCCTGCGTGACGGTCACCGCCATGTCAAACGTGGTGCTGCCGACAAAGTATGCCCGCGCCATGATTTCCGTGGCCCGATTACGCAACAACACGCTGACCTTATCGTCGACGAGCTTGTGCTCGATGCACACGAAGCTCAGTGCGTCGTGCAGCACTTGACCGAGCGTCAGCTCTTCGCGCTCAAAAGCAGCATGGGCGGAGTTCTCGATCAGGCAGAAGAAATCCCCTTCTTCATTCACGATCCCTCGGCTATTGACACCGATCGGACCCCCGTACGGAAACGCCATTACAAAGAAGTCCCCAATCGGCTTGTCGACCCGCGGCAAAACAAAGTTAATCTCGCGCTGCATCGTCAGCAGTTTACCAATCATGGGCAACGCCCGTGCCACAACCGGGCGCATACGCTTTTCGTTAAACGAGAGGATCGCCGGAACTGCCTTTTCTTCTGCCATTTGTCCTACTCCTTTTAATTAGCCTATTTACTCTTCTTCGTCGAGCACGCACCCCGTCACGTCAAAGAGCATGAATGGAGCCCAGTACTTGCCCTTGGACGTCGCGATGTAGCGCGCGAGCTCGGGCACACTCGTTTCCTTATCATTGACCTGATAGAAGCAGAGCTTACGCGTTTCGAGCTCATCGCCCATATTCTCGGGTTCGAGGATCACCAACTGTACTGTGCTTTCGCCCGTATGGTCGATAAAATCCAACACCTTCGTGCCTTTATCGAGCACGACTTCGAACGGCCTCAGCTTGCCGTTCATGAGGATGTCAAACGTTTTGAGCTTCATCGGCGATCCCCAGATCTTTGGCCATTTGGGTGAGCAAGGCACGCATGTTCAGATCCTGCTCGGGCGTAGCGCGCAGTTGTTCATACGTGACGAACTTCATGAAGTCTGCGTGATCGGGCGACGGCATCACGTACTCCTGACTGACGGGCTTACCGTCATTCCACGGGTAGCGCACCGACGACCAGCTCTTGCCTTGCAGGTTCTCTTGCACCGCCACCTTCCACTCAGCACAGAGCTCACCGATCTTGACCGACAGTTCTGTGGGCACATAGGTGAAGATCGCCGCGCCGTACTCGACTTCCTTGAACGGGTTCGTTTCGTGCAGCGCATTCAGAGCTTCACGAAAGGGCTTTTGCTCCAGCGCGGCTTGACGACGGTTCTCCAGATAGTTCAGATAGAACTCGTTATCCGCAGCGGCTTGCGCCTTGCCGCTGTAGCCATTAGCCAGCAGCTTTTGCATGGCCAGCGGCAGCTTCTTTTGCTCCAGACGACGTTGGGCGGCGTTCGACTTACTCATGACTTGACTTCCTTGTTATCGTTAGTGATTTCGATGCCCATGCTCTTGAGCGCGGTTTCGAAGCGTTCTTGGTCATACGGCGACCCTTCCTGCTCGAAGCGGAACACGGGTTTAAAGTTCGGGTCTTCAGCCATCTTGCGCAAGACCGTGTGGAACATGACGTCCGACTTGCGCTCACTCGGGCGCGGCGACGTCATAAAGAGCGTCAGCTCGCCTAGCTTGAAGCCACCCTTCGGGATCATTTCTTCGATGGTCTTGAATCGCGTCGGAATGATCGGCGGGAATTCGTGGTCTTTCAGCAGGGTGCGGATCTGCTCGCACAGGCGCTGGGTCGCCTTCGGATTGGGGTCCGGCTTGCGCGAGATCAGACTGAGGTAATCCACAATCTTCACGGGTTCAGCGGCTTCTTTACTCGGTTCCATATTCTTTCCTCGGGAAAAACGTCAGTTGTTCAGCACGACCACCCAGCGGGCGGTTCCCTTTGGCCTCCGGATTCTTACGGACTTCCAGATAGCTGAAGTTGCGATTGGTGCGGTAGCGACACTCTTCGCACTGAATCACGGTGTTATAGCCGCACACGTACACCACGCCTACGGGTGAGTCCCGATACTCACCCCGGCAGCACGGGTGCTTCTCGCTGGACGTAGTGGTCGCCATCTTTTTAACCTGCCTGACGACCACTGTAGTCCGGCGCGCTGCCGCGCGTGGGTTCCCATTTCAGATCGTTGAATTCGATCGGGTCGGGCAGATCACCGCCGAGCTTCGCGTGCTTTTCCACCGCTTCACGGGTAGGACTTCCCACCACGATGCCGTGCGTCTTCTCGTCGATCCGACCGGCTTCCAGATCCTCGAGATACTGCTGGCAGCGCCGACGGCTCGTGAAGCCATTGCGCAGACACAGCGACCCGTCGGGCAGTTCCACCACCGCGAAGTTACGTGTCGGATGAAAGGTGAGGAGGGACGGAGTCTTACTGTGCGACATGGCGCTCGGCTTGCTGACGGAATACATCGGCAGGCTGTAGCCTTCGAGGATACCGTCCTCATTAGCGACCAGCCCCACCAGACGGTAGGTGATGCCGAAGCTGACCAGGTGAGCCTTGGGGACCATCTTCTTTTGCTTCGGATCAAAGAACGGCTGGAAGATGGTTTTGCCCTGACGGACGTCTTCCAGTTTGATACGACCTGATTTGGTGGGCATGATTTATCCTTGGATGGGTACTCAACCGATGGGGCGACAGCGTAAAAACGGCATAGAAGGCAGCCCGTAGGCCGCCCTCTACTTACATTGTGGCTGATAACTTTAAGACGGGACTACTAAAGCGTTGTTCCAGCGCATGGGTGTCAATAATGCGATGGCGGAAGGTGCGTACCTGTCCCTCCACCACCCGAGCTGCCCCCAATTCAAAGAGGCGGGCCTTTTGTTGCAGTGTTTTCAAGAGATTCGGATCAAACAGCGTCCGACCAGTCTTGTATTGCACGTGCATACAGAGTGCATCGAAAAGTGACGAGAGATCTCCCTCATTTGGGAGGATTTCAGCGCGGTCCAATTCACCATACCAATCTCCGAGCTTTCCTGACTCTACTCTACCGAGATACAACATCTTCCCCGTATAGAGCCGTGCAGTAATTACATTCGACGGCATGTTTCTTATCCTCCATATTACAAGTGGGCAATACTCCTGGTTAGATTACTGGTTTTCTCCAACTACTCTCTTTATGCCTGCTTATGCGTGTGGTCTGCAAGCGCCGCAGCTACTTTGCGCCAGCTTTCCACTGATGGCATCGAAAAGATCGGCAAGTTCTCGATGTGTCTGAACGACGGCTGAACCCCGAGCTCTTTGTCATTGCCCGTCGGTGCGCCGTAAGGCAGCAGCCCTGAGGGTTCCAGCGGACCATGGAATTCAGGCGGTGGCCCAAACAACGGGTTAAAGTGAGTCAGCGTTTTGGTACGCGGAATCTTCGCCTCGTCCAACAACTGCGCGAGCGGCTTGGGCAGATGCAGGACAAAGCGAAAGAGATCGTCCAGGTGCACGATCTGATACACATCGAACTCTTTCAGGAGCTCGCGTGCATCATGTTCCCGATACCCGAGGAACATGTGCCAGCGCTCGGCGAGGGAGAGCGTGATGTCTTCCGAGTAGTACTCACCGGGTCGAGTCTTCAATCCCGGCTGAAAGCAACGCCACTCTTCACCTTTCGGGGCAAAGCCGATCTGGCGCAGCCTGGGTCGCCAAGCCATCTCACCGAAGTTCATACTGCGTCCTTATAACGAAGCTCCAACACGTCCACCTCCCACTTGGTGCCACCGATTCGGCGCTTCGCGTCGGCGTCGTGGCGCATGCGGTTCAGGAAATGGTCCACGAATGATTTACGCGTAGCGGTTTCCACCAGCGTCTGTTGAGCCCCCGGTGCGTAGATGGCGGAGCGCTCAATTTCGACGACGGTGTTGAAGTTCTCAGGCCGCGTGAGCTCCTGGCGTTTGATCTTACCAATGACTCGCACGCGTGCCTGGACTTCAATCTTCTTTTTTGTTCTGTCCATTGTAATGACCTTTTCGCAGTTAGAGACGCACCGCTGCACTCGTGACTGCTTCGCCGTGACCGAACTGTTCCACAGTCAAGTGACCTGTGACTTGTTTCCAGGTCGGCCGGATCAAGCCATTGCGAACCAACGACTGACCGTGTAGCGTCGAGCGCAACATCCCAAAATCATGACTCGCTGCTGTTCCGTCCGGATACAACGTGGCGTCCTGGATGTTCTCATGGAAGCCCTGCGGCGTGCGTTGTCCGTTGGAATAGTAGAGCTTGCGACCATCGTCGCAGTTGAGTATGATCAGATTAAGCATACAACCTCCCCTAGGGAAACACATATCTGATGAACCCCCACACCGATCCTCTTTCTTGGAGCATTCTAATGAGTACTGTTACTCCAGCGACCACCGTACTCAGTGTGGTTCAAACGACTCCCAGTGGTGATCGCCCTAACAACCCTGGCATTATCCAGGAAGCCCAACGTCTGGGTGTTCTGGATGCGGCCGACCCTACCAAACTCGGTGCTGCTGTCCTTGCGAACCCGCAAGGGGTGACACTGAATTTTGCACACGCGATCTTTGCAGCGATTGCGTTCACAAAAGAACGCGAAGCGCAGGATGCGACGCAACCCAAACCGGTGACCAGTGAGCAGGATCTGTGGCAGTACATCGAGCGCATGATTGCGAAGTGTAATGCCGCGGGTCTGAGCTTTACGATCACTCTGGATGAAAACGGGAAGATGATTCCCGCCATCCAAAAAGCAGCGCCCACCGCGTAACGCGAGGCAGACGCTTTCCCCCGGCCGCTGCCGGGGGTTTATGCCGTCTGATGGCTGTCGGGCTGAATCAGCCGTTTAGCTGCCGACTGCTTGAAGCCTTGCTTGCCATTGATGCGTGGCTCATGCGCCAAGTGCTCGCGATACAGCGTGAAATCAAACGTACCATCGCTGATGTGGTTGTACACGTCAACTGCGGCCTTCTTCACGTTGTTCATGCGGGGATGGGTGTTCAGCGAATAATCCACTTCCAGCATATCGAGCAGTTCTTGGGCGATGGGGTGCGCACGACCATGCGGACCACGCACGGTGCGCCACACCAAGTAACGAATCCGGACCTTGGTGCGATCATCATCGAAGCAGATGACTTTCGCCAGATGGTACGTGCTCGATGCCTGGGTGCGTTTGGCCACCAGGTCCCCGTGCAGCTTGAATTCAAAAGCGAAGTAGCCGTCCCCCGCTTCCTGCCCGTAAGTGAGTGCTTGCCGGTTCCGCGGATTGTTCAGGTTATGGCCACGTACCCACGAGAGCAACGTGAGCGTAAAGTCATGCAGATTGCACTCGACCAGCGGCGAGAATGACTGGGGCTGCTGCGTCTTTTCGTCGATACAGTTCCAGTCACACAGCGTTTCCGTTGGGATCATCACCTAACTCCTTGTTATTGTTGACAACTAGTCCATATACGGCATAAAAGGAGGCTACCCCGTTAGTTTTACCTAGCGGGAATAGCGCTCCTTATGCTCGTTATGAATTAGAGCTTGACTTCTTCCATGTAGAACGGCTGCTTCAAGTACACCGACCCCACTGCCTTTTGGTCCTCGATGTCAATCAGCTCCGCCCACACTTCTTCACTACCCCGAATCAACTGCGACTTCAACGCCTGGAAGGGCAACGGTTCTTGCCCTGCTGCCAGGTCCTTCACGTCGCTCATTTCCATCAGACTGCGCAACAACTCCACACCCTCGTTCATGCTGACGATGAGTGCTTCATCGGGTACGTAGTCTTCACTGGTCTGGCCATCGGCGGTGAGCCAGAGATCGGCCATCGGTTCGCGTACGATGCGTACGGTGAAATGATGGGCGTCACTGATCTTCACCACCGTGCGCAGCATGTGCGTCTCGACGGTCTCCTCTCGATTCACGTCGACGATTTCAAGTACCACCTTCTCGTACCACCACAGTCCTTTGGATGGGCTGCCGTCGGCGTCCTGGGGTACTTCCTCGGTATAGTCGGCCGGGCGCCTACAGAGATGCAGCTTGAGCTGCGACCAACCGTCGCTTTGCTCGAGTGCTGTGTCTGCGCTTTCCACCGACTCATGGTCCACACCGATTTCACCAATCGTCGCATCCTGCAATTGCTGGATGATCTGTCGCACTAAGTTAATGTGCCCGTAGAGGGTTGCTTCCTCCTTGTTCACGGTGAGGTTGATGTTGGCATCTTCGTCGACGTTGACATACACGTCGTCTTGGCCTTCGCGCACGACTTTCAGCTGGAAAGCATCGGAGTCTTGCGAATTCGCAGGCGCCTTTGCGCTATCATCCAGGTAAGCGATGCTGTGCATGATCGCATCGTCATCGGTGCGCACGACGTACAGTGCCGCCACATCCCCATCGAGTTGCTCTTTCAGGCTGATGAAAAGCCCGTCGCCGATCTCATCATTGGCAATCGCCTCCAACTTCGTAATCGCCATGGCCAGATCACTGAACTGGGCCGCCTGGTCGCGTTGCGCCCAGAATTCCCGATCGAACAAGAACGCGTAAAAGGCTTCTGCGGTGTTGCCGGACTTCACGCATTTGATCATGTACTGCGACTGCATCGGGCTGGTCGCTTGCAACTCATTCATCTCACTGCTCCTCGTTAAGAACGGTTAAAAGAACCCAGGTCAAACGTGCTCTCCGCGCGAGCACCATCACTCAGGGCTCGTTCGAGCGCTGAGGAGTTCGACATGAGATCGTCCATCTGTTTGATCTTCTCTTGCAGGAATGCATCCGGGTACTCAGCGCGGTTAATACGTTCGAGCACCACGGTGTAGTTCGCATCCATGAAATACTTCGCCAAGCGACGGCGGTAAAACTGGCGACGATCGGACATGATCGCCCCCGACCCGCGCACCTTTTCGGCCTCCAGCGCTAGATTATTGAGTTTCCGCACGAACTCTTGACCCAGCTCTTTCTGTGTGGTATCGGTCATAATACTTCCTCCAAAGTTAACGACCTCGGTTGCATTGCTACTTGATGATATATGTTTATTTTGTCCTTCAATAGAAAAGAAAAAGGAACCGGACGAGTCGGGAGCCTACTGGCTCCCTATGCACCTTAGTGCAAGTCCAATTCCGCCAATGCACGCGAACCGAACGCAGTCACGCCACCTGCCAGAGCATCGCGCTGTACTTCGCTCACCAACTGAATGGTTTGCTTGGCATAGCACAATTCCTGGACATCGGTTTTAATCGGCGGCTGGTTAAAACCCATGCGCTGCCAGTCCCGCAGAATTTCCTCAGCCTTTTGCGTCGCGACGAGCTTGCCCACCCAGCAGCAATGCGCGTCGAACATCGGGTCACCCACGCCTGACCACTCTCCCCCGACAAAGTGGTAGACCGGCATGTCACTGCCACCGTACCAGAGCGACTCGTTTTCGCGTCCTTCCAGCGTGAGCTTGATCCCAAAGCGTCGCGTCGGCCTGCCTGCGATGCGATCGGTTGCCGTAGTGATGATTTGGAACGTGCTTTCCTTCGTCACCCGAATCACATCCGACACTGCATGCGGCGGCAAACCATCGATCTTGGAGCGGATCACTTCTTTGATGATGAGTTCGCGGATCTTGTCGTAATCCCCCGGATCACGATAGTCAAAATCCACCAACCCGAGACTGTCCATCGACGGTGTCAGCATTCCCTCTGGCACGTGCACTGTGTCGGACACGACGAGCGTCCGCACGAGCTTATTGTCCTTATACGCCGGGTGGCGCAGTTCAAATGTAATCTTCTTCACCCAGGTCGGTGCGTTGTTCATTTCATTCCTCTTATTGGCTATAATAGCCATTTATCATACCGCCTATTAATGCACCCAGACACAAGAGCGCAAAAATAAGATCGGCTTTTGTTATTTTCAATTTACTCATTACGCATCGTCGATTTTCGAACGGGAGGAGGGCGAACTCCTAGCAGAGCGCGTGTCGCATGCGAGCACAACGGTCTGTGCCCTCTCCCCGTTCATGGAACAGTACTCACTCGATGATGCCACTACGTTAATTTTACCATCCTGTTCCCACCGACCAACCACGTCCCCGAATCACAGCGTAACCACTGTCCCGATAGACCGGGTAAGGCTGGTAGTAACGCGGTTGTGAGCGCACCACATAACCAGGCTGTACATAGACTGGTTGCGGGGCGATATAAACCGGCCGGGGCGGCGGCTGATAGCCGGGGGGCGGGTACGGGTCGTAGCCATATTCTTCCATGGCTTCTTGGCGGTTGCGCCAGCTGGGTGCGCGACCAAAGTCAGTGGCAGGCTGGTAGTAGCGCGGGTCCGGCTGCACGACATTCACCACAACCGGTGGCTGAGCAGCATGTACGTACTGTTGCGGTTGCGGCTGATAGGCGACCTCAGCTTGCTGTTGGGGCGCAGCATAGACGGGCGCTGGCGCTTGACGCATAACAGGTTTAGGGATGGCAGCCACTTGGGCGGCTTGGGGGTAGCCTGCGTAACCTTTCGGTAGCGGCGGCAGGGGCGGATAGTTTTGGGCATCTTTTTCTTTTTGTTCTGCGGCACCTTGTATCCGACCATTGCGAAAGGCGCGGGCGGTTCCGGTCATCGGTGCAGCGGGGTCTTCTTGTGCTCCATCGATGTTGTATTGGCTTTCGGGGATGACGCGCTCGTTCGGGGCGAGCGCAAGATCCTCAGTACCGTCATAGGCACTGAGGGGGCCGTCTGCGAGCGCCATGCTCGAGACACTAACAAGCAATGCAGCTGCTAACAGATGCTTAATCATTACGTTCTCCTGAAAGAAAGCGACGTCATAAAGCCAGGACCCGAAGGTCCCGGCAACTTACTGCGGTTTAGCGCTTGGGTTTGTCGCTAGGCTGAGAGACGACGATGGTCGGCGAGATTCTCAGCAGGCGACAACAGAACAGAAAGAATCTCACGCTCATGTCGTCACCTCTTTAGCGCTTGACAGCGTGGCTACCGAAACCTTCAGCGAGCAGCGACTTGACAATCTCATCGAGCTCGTTCTTCTCGAACACGATGCCCTTGATGGTGACTTGCTGATTCACCAACGACAGCTGCGAGACGGCGCCCGACTCACGGCCGTAGCCGAGTGCGCGCAGTTCTTCGACGAGCTGACGGCATTCGGCGAAGCTGAACTTCTCGCCCTTGATGGGGATGGCGAGTTCGATCAGGGGTGCAGCGATCGGCGCAGCTTTCGGAGCGACTTGCACGAGGGAGGGGGTGGTGTTGTACTTCGTATTGGTGGCAGCAGACATGTCGGTTTCCTGGTTATCGGTGATTTCGGGTTGTGCTACGGGCTGCTCAGTTTGCACCGGCAGTTCTTGTTGTGGCGACTTCGACTGGGCTGCACGCAGGCTCGCGTGGTGCGCGGCCAGCGGCTCGTTCACTTTCAGGTTCGGATTGGGAATGCCGGGCTTCAGAGCCCAGACATTCGCGCGGCCTTCCTTCGAGATATTAAACCAGCCGTCGATACCGAGTGCCGAGAGACGGTTGCCGATGCTCTTCGCTGACTGGCTCGGGCGCACCAGCTGCACCAGCGTGACCACGTCCTCCGACTTGTACGGCTTGTGGTCGGACATCGCCTTCCAGATGAGTGTGTTCAAATGGTCGTCTTCCGCCATCGTCGGGGCGAGGTCAATCACGGGATTCATCGGGGCTTCCGAGGTTGCGTTTACTTGCTTGATAGCTTCAGCCGAGACTTCTTCCTGCGCCAGGACGCTTGCACCATCCACCTTCTCAGCATGCTCGCTATTGAGTGCATTCGAGACGATCGAAAACACCGAACCGACTTCACGCGAAGCCGAATGCAGCGGAGCGAAGTTGCCCTGCGCGCTGGATTCATACATCGCGCGGATGCGAATTTCGCGTTCGTCTTCGACGCGCGGTGTCGTGAGGTTGTCGCGGATCTTGGCGAGCGCCGTCTGCTCTTCCAGGAGCACCTGATTGAGCGGGGTAGGCATCGGCACGTGTTTCTTCATCGAGTAGCGCATACCGCCCGAGCCACCGTCACGACGGTCGAAGTAATTGCGCGAGTTGATCATCGAATCGACCCGGCGATTGATCTGGATGCGATCGAACTTGTACTCGGCCAGCATCGCGCAGATTTCGTTCTTGGTGCGCGCCTTGTTGTCCGACATCACCTTCCAGATGGCCACGTCCAGCCCTTCTTCAAGGACGATGACGCCCTTGGGGTCCGGAGCTTGCCGGGTGCCCACCGGATCAGTGAGCTTGAACGCCGCCGCTTTGTTGCGGGCGCTGGTGATAGTTTCCAGGGGCTTGCGCTTCAGGGTATACGTTGCGGGGCGACCTGTAATAGTCATAATTTCGAATTTTCCTTCATTGACGAACTTGTTCATGAGAGCCGGAATCTGATCTGCGTCCGGATGCTTGGCCAAACAACGCTGCACATCACCTACCGTCCAACCCCGGTAGTTGGTCATCAGTGCGAGCATCGCGACGTCGATGTCTTCGGCCGGAGGCGGTGCTTTCTCAGCAGCGGCCAGTTGTTGCGCAAAAGGTTTCTCAGGCTTCGCCGGAGTGAACAATTGGTGAATGTTACGCAGATCTTTCAGGGCACGACCTTTAGCCATCACAAACAACTCCTTTATCTTCTTCGTTGATCAATTCAAGCCTAGGAGAAGAGGGTACTACAACCTTCTCACTCCTGTTATATAGGGCTGATTTTATCTGGAATCCTTGATCCGGGTCCTCTTTCCACCATAGACAAATCATGGCGGCCACGAGTAAAAACGGCATAGACCCAGGGCCGTAGCCCTGGGCATCAATTAGGTCGGATTCGACCAGACGATCTTGGCAATGGCAGCCGGATCTTGCAGGCTCATCACCTGCACTTCAAGCTGAGCCTTTTGGGCGATGCACTTGCTAATCCAGTTAAAGCCGTCAATGCCGACTTGCTGGATTTGGGCTTGGTTGTGACCACGCATGGCCCAGTTACCGTACCGGTCTGCACACCAGAAGAGCACCGAAGTAAAACCCGGCAACATCGAGCGCTGCACCGCCGCTGCCAGGTTCGCCTGATCGGTGCTTTTGGCCGGATAGTGATAGGCGGCACCCAGTGCACTGGACGTGAAACCATTGACAATCGCCGCTGCACAAGCATCGTCGATTTGCTGGATCTGCAAGTTCTGGATTTCACCCAAGGGTGTGGGAGTATCCGCCAGCGCTTCCGCATCACTGATCACCGTGGCACCGGCAGGCAGATCATGCGCGAACGCAATCGAATTGAAAAAGAGCACATTGCCGCTCGCGTCGCGGTAGTAAGGCATCGTAAAACCTCAAAATAAAATTAGGACCAGGCGAGGCTCGCGCTTTGGTCAGGAGTGCCGTTAGAGACAGCAATCGAAGAGCCCGCTGCGGTTGCCGACACCCGATAGACATCGACCCGTACCACCCGCGCAATGGTGTTCGTGGTGACATTGCCCGAGGCATCCGTCACAATCTTACCAATGTACATGGTGGTGTTCGACTCCGCCAGGACTGTGGACGAAGCGATGATGCTGATGACTCCCGCTGTCAGCTTCAGGTAATAAAGCGTCGTCGCATTGGTCGCATAGGCGAGACTGTAAGCACCCAGCGTAAACGCCTGGCCTGCAATCAGACACGGAATGCCTGCGGTGAAATTCACCGTCTTGTTCGACGTATTGATGCTGACCGGAATCGGGGTGCCCATCGCATCGCCAAAGGCGGACAGCGGAACAATACCGGAAGGCAAGAGCGCAGCGACGGCCGTGTCAATCTGGCCCGAGCTATACGCGCCAATCTGGGCGGCAGTCGTACCGTGCGGGTTGCTGGTGTTATTGGCGTGCGCGTCCGTATGGGCGTTGGCCGTGTTGGTCATCTGGGTGGCGGTCTGGCCATTAAGAGCCAGTGCGTTATCAGCCGAGTAGGCAGTTTGCACCTTCCGGCTAATCCCACCTACTACCGCCGTGCTAAAAGTATTCAGCGCGCCGTTCAATCCGCTCAGGTCCATGATCACATCCGTGTAAAGAGATCTTCTATAAGATTGCCGATTAAACCGACAGCATAAAAACCAGGATACCGAAGTACCCTGGTTCTCATGAATGCTTACTTCCAGATAAGTGCTGCAGTGGCATCCGGCGTGCCTGCCGAAACCGGAATCGCGCCGCCTGCACGCGTGGCGGAGACCCGATAGTTCCCCAGCCGCGTGACCTTTTGCATGTTGATCGCGCTGATCTGCGTTGCGTTGGTGACTAGCGTGCCCACGAACAGCACAGTCGGTGACTCGGGCTGATCGGTGGTGCGAATCACGTACGCTGGAGTCCCATTGGTGAACACCACGTAGATATAGAAGGTCGTGTTCGCCGGGCTGGCCTGGATGGTGGTGAGATCAATCGTGGCGGGTTGTAGCTTGTAATACACGCCATTCATGATCAGGGGCTGAATGTCCGTAAAGTAGACAATCCAGCCTTGTGCCACATCCTGCGACACCTGCACCGACCAATTGGCTTGCGTGGACTGCGTCCACGCATCGTAGGTCGAGAGGTTGGTCGCAAAGGGTCGGAACGTGAGCTTAGTCAGGTCATCGGAATTCGTCACCAGCTGCTGGAATTCCCCGAAACCCTTCCCCGGCACCCCGCCCCAGAAAGTCGAGGCGATTTGTCCCCACACGGGATTGGTCACCAAGCGATTCCAGTCGGGACGGTTCGTACTCTTCGGTACCGCAAAACGATACGTGTAGACACCTGTGAAGAGCACTCGATTCAGGAAGTGTTTGGACGACCCACCAATGAGCCAGCAGTCCGAACACTCGACGATCGTCACGCCGCCACCCATGTAGGTGTACTTGTAATTACTCTGGTTGTCCGTGAAGCCACTCGCAAAGTTGTAATTCTGCTTTGCCGGTGACACCGACACCAGCGACAAGCCCGTAATCGCCCCTGCCCGAGAACCCGCTGTAATGGAGAGTTCTCCCAAAGCCGCCATGTCTCTCGCCACGGCATCGGTGGAGACCCAGTTTAGCACAGCAAACGGCGGAATCGAAGCATTCTGCGGCACCACGATCGTCACACGTGAATCCACTGCCCCCACTCCCAATGCCGAGAGCATTGCAGATTTGATCGAACCATACAGCGCAGGGGCAATTGAGGTACTGCCCGTGAGCGTCAGATTGCTATCACAGTTCGTGTAGCCCGTATTGGAAATGTTCTCCATATACGAAGCGCCCGTACAGGTGATTGCGCCTGCTGCGGTGATTTCACTGATCATGCCCCCATACGTGATCGGATTTTTCCCGATGTCCGTTAAGAACTGCCGGTAGGCATTCGGGGCAAAGCCCGTGAGCGTGCCAAAGTTCTGCGAGCTATAGGTGTAGCCATCCGCACCCTTTTGAGCCAAGATCAGATCGGTCTGGAAACTCCCCGCGGCGTTCTTGCCACCACCGTACACCATCACCCGGTTATTGGGAAGCTGAAACGAACCCATCAACCCCCCACCGACCGCTGAACCGTACGCCGGGGTGAATACAGTGTTAAGCTTGCCGGTGACCGTGAGACCGCCCGCCAACGCCAGCACGGGTGTAGTGGCACCCGCATTTAACTTACAGCGCGTCACCCAGCAGTTCAAGTCCGGTTGGTTCTGATCGACCACCGAGACCCAGTAGCCCGAGGGATGATAGGAAAGCGTTTCACCCGTGAGCCAGTTACCCGAGGAAATCGCGCTGCGATCCGTTAACAGAATGGGTCCCGAGAGCACGACGTTATTGCTCCCGTTCACCGCCACGGTGAGTGGTCCCTTATAGGCCGCCTCCACACCACCCGTGCGATTGGTGGGATTCCACACAAAGGTGTAGAACATGTTCACCACCGGTTGCTCGCCCGTAGCCGGATTTTGCACCAGGAACTCCACCATGATGCGGGTGCGGATATTGCCGTCCGAGCCTTGTGCACTATACGTACAGTGGCCCAACTGGTTCGGATAGAACGGCACGATGTAGCAGCCGTTCGCGCTCGGGTCACGTACCACCAGCGGTTGATTGGCTGCCACATCCACGCAGGCATTGGCAAAGCGCATGTTGGTGCTGGCGATGTTCTGCCCGTAGAAACTATTGATCGTCCAGCCCGTGAGCGCCGTGGGGACAACGGTATTGCCATTGCCGATAGACGACAAGGGAATCTGGTAAATCTGGTATTCCACCGGTGAGCCAGTATTGTCCGTCACGTCCGCATTGGGGAAGATCAGGAAAACCGAATCATTGCCGACGAATGCTTCCGGGTAGGCGTTATTAATCACCCCCGGCAGGCTACCGGCAGCAATCACGCAACCCGTATGATTGGCATCGTTAAAGGTGCCGTGCGTGAGTGAGAGGAACCAGCCCGTGAGATTGTTGCTGGCATCTTGCAGTCGGCCCAAAATACAGGCACCATTGATGTCACTGCGACACACGTAGCGCGCACTCGAGCCCGACGGGAAATACGCCGGAGCATACTTGCGGTTGGTTCGGGTGGGCGTCAGATCCGTGGCAGCCAGTACGTTCTTGGTGTACGCATAGTACACCCCTTGCTTGGAGCCATTGGTCCCGCTGCGCAAGAAGACAAAGGTGCCATCATCTTCCACAATGCCTGGATAGTTACGCGCTTCCCCGTAGAGGGCGATGTTGGTGGTAGCACCCTCGAACGAACCGGACACGCCAGCCGGAAGATAACTGAGCTCCCCATAGCGCGTGAGCGGCATGCCGCTAAAGGCCACTCGACCCTGCAACTCGCTATCTACTTGCGTTTTCGAATAGGTTCCTGCTTGAACTGGCGTGACGTTGTGCGATTGACCGTAAGTCGCGGCGTGAGCATCCAGATCTGCTTCCAAGGCTGTGATCACAGCAGCAGGTGTTGCTCCACCCAGTTCGGCAGCACTGTCGGCAGTGACCGCTTCTTGCACTTTAGTGTTCACGAGCGCTGAGTTATACGGCGCCACGAAGTCCGTCATGGCGGTCTGCAGACTTTGCAACGAGGATGTGAGTGGGCTCGTGCTCGGGGTTGCTTTCAGCGCTCGATGCGGCGCAGCCATCATCCGTAAAGCCATCTTGGGTGCTGGAGCAGCTTCGACTACTTCATCGACCACGATGGGCTCGGGCTCAGGAGTCGGTTCGAGTGTTGGCTCGGGCTCAGCCACGGCTTCCGGTTCCACTTCGGCTTCAGCCACCACAACGGGCTCTTCGACCAGCGGCGCGGGTTCAGGTTCAGGAATCGGCTCTTCCACCGGCTCAACAACGGCGGGTTCTTGTGGAGGAGCTTCATCGACGCTGAGGGTCTCGGTAGACTCAGCCATCTCAGTTGACACCGGCGGCTCTTGAACTTCTTGTGGCATTAGCGCGCCAGTGGGGTCGAGTATTTTGACCAGCGCTGCCAGCTTGGCCTTGATCAAGCTCATGATGTCCTCTTGCTTAGTATTAACATAGCATGGACGAGCGGCATAAAGCCCGGAGGTTTCCCTCCGGGCCTATGACCATTACTGAACGGGGAAATCCGCCTTCTTGATCTTCACCATGCGGCCATCCGGGTGGTGCCACACAATGCCTTCAATCGAGCGGGCTTGCAAATACGCCTTCAGTTCCCAGAACGTGCGCGGACAGTCTTCGATCACATCTTTCCCGTGCGGGATCAGAACGTGCTCCGTCAACTTCTCCGGATTCGCCCCATGACGAGTGCCAATCTTCGGCCCACACACCTCGTAGGTTCCATCGGGTACTTCCCCCCACGCGTCCAGCGCTTTCAAGACCGCTTCCATGACGTACTTACCGGCAGGTGTCTGCGCACTCACCCAACCCGGCCAGTGACCGGTAACGGGATCAGCTTCAGGCTGGGCGGGGATAAAGCCTTCCGGCCGTTGGCGACCCTGCTTCAGATCGAAACGCATGAAAGCGCTTCCTGCCTGAATCAAGACCGCGACGCCGTCCCACTTGCGCGTGGCAACCCCTTCGCCATTTAACACCCATTCTGCACCAGCAGTCACTTCATCACGAACACGCCGTTCCCCGTGCGTGTCCTTGTCCCAGTTGCGTTGAAACAGCGAGATGATCTTCTTCATTTTACTACCCTTTAACGGAGGTTCGATTAGTTTTCGAATCCCGCCGCCCCACCATTAAAGGTCCTGCTTTACCGCAGCTGACGATTGTAGTTCACGCGCGTGACGCGCACCGTCATCATCACCCCTTCGAGCGCCCCGACGTTCGTTGTTGGTGCCAGGGTGACATCCCCGAGCTCCGTGTTGAATACCACCAGGCCTTCATGCTTGCCGTCGCGTTTGATCTCAAAACCGATCTGACGCGCAGGCATCGGCACTCGCCTGATGGCATCCCACGTGAAGCCGTGCCCCGCAACACTCATTACTTCGACCGACTCCACGCAATCCGTGTCATCGGCGTACTCCATGCGATCCGTCTCAGACAACAAGTTGTGCGAGGCGGGCATCCCCAGGTCAATCTTAACTTCGTCGTAATTGCTCATCTTACACTCAAACAGAAACTGAAATGAATTAGTACTTCTTCATCACGCTTCCTTTTTCATGTTGGCTCCTCGAGCAGGACGATCTGGTTGGTCTCCCCTGTTAGCCTCGCAATCGAGTGGGGAATCCGGTTAGATCGGTCATGTGGTCATGTGTGCACAACATGGTGAATGCAAGGCAAAAATTACTTTTAGACGAAGTCCTTCGGCTGGACGGCCAATTCATGCAGCAAGGAACTCGGGTACTTGTCCGGATTCATTGCTTTGATCACTTCACCCAGGTAGTTCTGATGGTGATTGTCTTCCCAGTCTTTGACCGTGTGATGCAAGAGTCGACACGGACCACAGCGCGTACACGCTTTGATGGTCTTGTGCGCAGCCTCGCCGACTTCATACGGCGTCTCACACACCCAGGTGGCCATCACGAGCCGCTTGTCGATTCGATTGATGGTGTCGTACTTGGTGTGGTGCGTTTCCACCAGCGGGAAGACCAACTGCGGCACGGCCTCACGTGGTCCACGCGTCATCACCCAGCCCGCTTCCCAGTAAGCTTTAAACTGTTGCTGATAGACCGGTGCTTGGTCCCCGAGCACGTAGCCCACGCTCACCGAATGATGGCGTTGCGAATCAAAGGCAATCAACGCCGCCGTCAACCAGCTGATCGGTTGCACCGCCTTGATGTCACTATTCTCGCCAAAGAGTCGATTCAGCTCGATCTCGTGATCCTGGAGTACGCGATGTTTATAGTGCTTTTCGAAGAGCGCGAAGAGCTTCTTGCGCGCCTCCTTTTCCTTGACCAACTTCAGCGGATGCGGGTTAGCTTGCACAAAGAGCGTATCCACATCCCCATAGTGCAGGAACCACTGAAGCAGGTAGGTTGAGTCCATGCCGCCTGAAAAAAGCAGGAGGGGGACTTTCTTGTTGTCTTCTTCCATGATGTTAGACGTTAAAGAGTTCTTCGATGCTCACCTTCTTGTAGACCGGTGAGTAGCTATCCAGCCAACCATCGGGCACGTAGTAGCACATGCCGTCCCGATAAAGACCGAGCTTGATGAACTGCTCGATCATGTACTGACCCACTAACTGGATTGCTCCCGCGTAGATCTTGCCATCGTTCTCGCAACCTTGCAGCGCATGTTCTCTGACAGTCCACTCCATGTACGACTTCAGTCCCTGCTCCGCGTCGATGGGGTTGTTGATGTACGGCGGCAAGAGCTCCAGCACTTCGGGTAGTGAACCCTCGAAGTCTTTCATCCAGTTGACCTTCTTGCGAAACGCGGGTTCGATGTCCCACAGATCGAACACAATGCGCTCCGGGCCCGGTGGTGTTTCCACAGTTTTAGGATAGAGCATGATTAGATCTTCGCGAGAATCAGGTCAGCGTGTGCAATGCGACCCGAGAGATGATAATTGAATTGGTGTTTCTCATCGTAAGCCCGCAGCTCACGCAGCTGGTCCACCAACGCATCACCCAACACCACGACGCCTTGCGCCAGAACAATAGATTCGGGTGCCGAGTCCGTCAAGAAACCATTGTCCTTGATTTCGTTGGCGTAGTCCCACAGCCGAGAGTGGGCCTGATGCTCGTGCGAGACACAATCAATCACCCGATCGAGCACCTGATCTAAATAGTCCTCGATGTATTCCTGAGCAATCACTTCACCATCGTACTGGGTCTGTCTAAAGAACGCCGTGTCCTTCAGAAACCGCCCTAATGGCTTCAGGGTATCGATGATTAAGTATTCTGTTTGTTCCATGAATTCCTCCTCATTTCCGCATACCGTAAGCCACATACGTAAAATTTGCAGCATAGAGCCGGGACCGAAGTCCCGGCATCCATGTCCCCTTTCCGGAGGAGGTCTCACGGTCTCATCGAGCGTATGCGCTTTCAATGAAGCGCTCTCATCGCGTAGACTTAACAGGCCACACAGGCTCTGCATAACATAGCGTCATAAAGGCAGGCCCGGAGAGCCCACCCTTATAACCGGCTCGCGCCGAACGACAACCACCTCTCAGGAGAAGGAACGATGCCCCATCACGAACAGTTCCATAGAATACTAGAATTGCGGGAACCAGTTGCCATGAATGGCTTCTTGCACCCGCTCCACCAAACGGTCAATCGAGTGGTCCTGGTCTGAGAAGCCGGAGGGTTTCCAGTCAGTCGCCTTGATCCACTCAGCGGCGGTCGACATCAACCACATATACTTGCCTGCCGGGTTGTGGACATAGCCTTGACGCGGGGGCCAGGCAAACCAGCGGTCAGCACCTTGTACCGTACAGACCGCGTTCACCAGATCGGGTCCATAGGCTGCCCACCATTCCGGGGTGGCAAACATCGGCGGCTCAAATGCATAGATGTCACCGACGCGTTCTTTGGGCAGAAACATCGGCGTGAGCAAAGCGCGCTCAGCCCCCAAGGAGTGACCCTCGACACTGATTTCTGCGGTAGCCGGGATCTTACTCAAAGCCCAGGCCCAGAACTTGTCCATGCCTTCGATGATGCCTGAGGCGACTTGACCGCCCTTTAAGCAGTCATGCGGTGCCAGCCAAATATCAGCAAAGAGATCCGCCCCGTAGCCTTCGGAGTAACGCGTGCCGGAAATGGACACATAGTAACGACCCTTGCTATCAGTCGATACAGCGCCTTGGTGAGTGGCATCCTGGTATTGTCCCAGGTAAGTCATCCCGAGCCCGCTGAAGGCCTTCTGAGCAGCCAGCGCATCGGGAATATAGACAGCTTGCGCACGCTGCGCTGCTGCCAGAAGGGCGATTGGGTTCATTGCTTAAAGTGTCCTTACCACGTTACTGATGACTCCGTTGACCACATTGAACGTGACACCCACGGCGCCATCCAAACAACCCGCGTCCGTGCCACCGCTACCAATGCCGGTTTGATACGTCCCGGCGTAGAGCTCAGCCGCCTTGGTGCCCCCCTTGCTACCGAGCAGCAAGTACGCGCCTCGATACTGAATACTGTTTAACATCGAGCTCGAGGCTCCGAGCGCCACCAGTGCGTTATCAACCGCTGCGATCGGGGGATTAGTCACCCCTGGCTCAACGGGGGCGACACCACTCGCGGGTTCGTCGTAGGTGACGAGCACGAAGTTCGTACCCGTCGCGAGCGCGCCCACGTCGGCTGAAAACTGTGCCGAACCATACGGGGTCGCGGTAGGTGAGCCGTCCGAGGCTTCGCCGAAAATATCGTACGAGCGACTAAAGGCGATGTTGCCGTACTTGTCAAAGGTGACAAGACTGTAAGAGCGAGTCGGACCCAACTTCTGGGCCCCATTCATCCACAGTCCCCCATTGGCCGCCGCAATACGGTTCTGGAGCAAGCCCAACGAATACGCCGTAAAGTCGTTATCGCCGTGGTACTGCGTCCAGGTGCCGTTCACATTGCGAAAGGCGCGCCGCACCTTGGTCCAGGTGCCGTTGATGTTGCGCCAGAGGTGTTTGGTGACAGTCCACGTTCCGCTAATGTTCTTGTAGATCGGCATGTTTACACCTGATACCAAGTATCGCCATTCGCACCACCCGAGGGAGCCGCAGCGGACACTGTCGTCTTACCGTTGCCGCCACTTACATAGGTGCCGCCTTCGACCAGGTAGCTGGCACCGTCGTGATAGAGTTCAGCCGTCGTACCAGGGGCGAGCACCAGTGAAGCCGCGCCGTTGCTTTGCGAGGACAAAATGTTGGACGCCGTGAGCGTCCAGTTAAACCCCGAGGTATTTTCAAAGACCAAGCGCTTACCCGCGTTGGCAGGTGCTGCAGCAGGCAAAGCAGTGCTCAGCGCACCCGTGGTGTTCGCCGCGTCGGTCTGGTAGACATACCCCCAAGGATCGGCTGGCAGGGTGCTGGCGCCCGTTTTGATCGATACCAGACCCCGTTGACTGCCGACCTGCGCGCCGAGCGCAATATCCGCATTCTGGCGCGTCGTGGCTTCAGCACTGTCTTTATTGTGGATCGCGGTGCCGGTGCTGGCAACTGCGGTTTGAAGTTGAGCGAGTTCGTCAGAGAGTGCCATGTACTGCTCCAGTGAGAAAGAATAGATTCATACGATGGCTTTCGATTTAGCGGCATAGGAGGCGAGCCGAAGCCCGCCTCAGGTCCAGTCACTCCACTGGCAAGATGTAGATCGGCGAACTATCCTGCGGTTCGTAAAGCGGTTTTTCTTCCCGACCCAACGAACGACGAATCGCTTGCTTCTGGCCTTGCTTTGCTTGCATGAAGTCGGCAATGCGGGCACCGGCCTCAGCCTGCGTATTGAAACGCATCGCACGAATTTCCAGCGTCACGATGTTGGGGACATCGCCCCGGTCCGCGTGTTCGCTAAAATACTCGATGTTGCTGTGCGCACCGGCGCGCGTGGGCGAACCCAAAACAAATTGGTACGGCATGGTCCTTCCCCGATGTTACGGCTTCACACTCAACTGCTCAGCAAGCGCATCGAGTCGTTCAGCCAGATTCATGATGCCCTTCTCCGGGACACCAAAGAGCCACAGCAGTTGTTCGAGTTGCGCGTCGTTGCCTTCTGCCTTGCGGATAAACCAGTGCGTGGCGACGGCGGTGGATTGCAGCAGCCCCAGCTTCAGGTTGTTCGGCTTACTCGGGTCTTCGATGTACTCGTACAACCCGATCGCACCGAGGCGCGTCATCAGCAGCACCACTCGCATGCCAGTCGTGGTCTTGAACTTGGCAAACGTGCCGTAAGCAAAGCGCACGTTGTCCACCCCGTGGCGCATGTCGATCGCTCCCTTCGGCGTCAGCGTAAAGCCGATGTCCGTCAGGTTCACTTCCGGGGTGGTTTCCCGTGCCCAGAGGAAGTTCTCGAAATACTCCCGGAACGAGTTCGTGTAACCCTTATCCAGTCCTTGAGCCAGCTGCTTCATTTCTGCGCCTCCGCCTGCCGCAGTCGTTCCTGTGCGTTTCGGACTGCTTCACGTTGTTCATCTTCCGTGAGAAACACCCAGCCATCGACATCTGCCTGAGTGCGACCACAGCCCTTACACACTGCATCGAAAAGCGTGGAACACACGCCGATGCAACCCGATTCAACTGCCATTCTTTTCCTCAAATGCTTTCATCACGGACTTGAGTCGCTCCATGATGGCTTTAACGTCACTTTTCTCGAACACCACGAATTTCGCATTGGCGTGGCCGAGGGTATCGCGTGCCGGACAGCGTAAGTCCAGACTGAAACGACTGCAACTGGCTACCGCAGTGCGCTGAAGCATGCGGCTATGGTCCGCGTCATCGGCTTTCACCTCCAACACGTTCTGGAACATGTAGTCGCCCTGAGCCGCCAGTCCCGTCTTGATACGCAGATCCCCCCAGCTCGCCTCGTTGTAATACTTACAGAAGAGGGTCTCGTTCGGCAGAGCGAGGAATTCTTCCAAGCCTACAATTCTCATCGCTACCTCTTTGGTCCGATATTAATCGGCTTGCCCGTGACCTTGGTGACGCCTTCGAGGACGAGGTAGGCGATGACCACGACATTGACCAGCGGCAAGCACGTGAGCACGGTCAGCCATTCTGCGCGCCCAAGTTTGCGACGATGTCCCACGTAGTGCAACACCATCATCATGGCCAGCAAACAACTACCCATCGCGTAGCAGCCAAAGGCACTCGCCGTGATCTTCACCCACCAACTCATGTCAGTCCCCTAAGAATACGTGTGCCTGGTTCGGCACGGATGCCAGTGCCGCTTGCATGCGGCCCAGCATGCGTTGAATGTCTGCCTCTTCCCAGATCAGATACAGCTGGCTGCGCGTGTCGCCTGGTGCAGGCGTGAAGCGCGGCACGGACTTAACAAAAACAGGATCAAGGAAGAACGCGGTTTTCACGCCATCGACTAACTTGATGGCTTCCCACTCTTCTGTGCCACGCAGTCCCGTGAACACAAACAGCTCGACGTAACTATTCGGAATCCACATCGAATACACAGTGGAGATCGGCATCTGTAACATCAAACGACGATTAACGAGTCGCATAGGTTCCTTTTCACTCTTTGATGCGAGGGTCTACTACCGAGACGTCGATGTAGCTGCCACACTCACGCACGATGCGCTTGCGACAGATTACGGTGACGCCCTGTCGGCCGATTGTCGAATCGGGTTGCGCGTCGGAATAGCGATCGCCAAAAGTCTTAATGATTTCTTCGAGAAGCTGTTCGTGAGGCACAGCGTCTTCCTTCCACGGTACGGCCACCATGTCCATGTCCCGACGCAGTGGTCCATAAAGCGCCAAACACCAGCCGAGTCGTCGCGCCATGTCACGCATGACAGGCAAGAGCGCCCAGTAGGCGTTTTCCGCCGATACCGCAGTCGCAGGAAAACCGCGACCACACTCTACGCAAGCCGACGCGTCAAACACCCGTGCCGTCTTGCAGCTACTACACTTCTCTGCCATCACCTCCCTCCTGGCCTTACCCCACACGAACTGCTCGGGTCTGCAACTGCTCCCGAGCCTTCATGGTCAGGACACCACACAAGTTGGCACCTTTCCACTCATAGGGATTCTCGATACGGGGATCGTCTTCACTGAGACCCACGCCGTACACGGTATCGCGTTCGCTGGCTTCGACCAGGATGTCATTGCCCGTCTCGAGGAGCCACTGGCGCTCCTGCGGGTTCTGACTATACTTCTCAAGCATGCCAATGAGAATAAACTGCTCTCGCTTGGCCACCCACACTGCATCGACGTAACCGCGCACTTTGCGTCCTAAGACTTTCTGCGCTTGCGGGTTATCGGTCTTCAGAATGAGCTCCGCTACATCGTGGTCCTTAAAGAGCATCGCCTTGCAGTACATCATGAACTGCTCGAGCGACGAGAACGAAATGCCCTTCACTTTGAAGTGACAGATGTAGTGGTTTGACATGAAATCACGACGAGTGTAAAACGCCACGACGTTTCCCCATCGGCGCATGTCTTCTCTCCCATCTAGGTTAATGGACCTGCTGCGCTACTTCACTTGGCTTCACGCCCTTGCACGTCGAAGTGCTCGTAGCAGTAGTCGCTGTTTAGCATGGTCGGGTTAATACAACCCTTAAACATGCATGGCAGGTAATGACAGTAACGCTTGTACATCGTTGCTCCTTTAAGCAGCTGCTGCGGTATTGCGTAGGTGTTCCCAATGCCTTGCTTCACGCATGACGTGCTCGATGCGATCCGGCAGCGAACGGACCAGCAACTTCGCTTGCAGGTAATCCAGCCCGAATGCTTCGCGCTTGGCTTCACTGCGCTTGCCCGAGAGGATTTCGCAGACGCTCAGATTGAGTAAACCTGTCTTGGCCGAATGACGCAAGAAGGTCACAGTGTCTTCGCTACAGTCTTCGCGTGTCGAGAGCTTCGCCAGCAACTCTTCTGCGCTGTGCTCACCTTCGAATGCACCGTCTTGAAATGCAAATGCCAGGAACTTAATAAGTGAATCCACAACGGTCTCCAATTTAGTCTCGTTTTGAACAAAAAAAAAGAGGGATCGAAATCCCTCAACCCACTACCCCAGCCGAAGCCGGAAGTAGTGGGCATGAAGCAGTTTAGAACTGGAAGCCAGCCGAACCCACTGCCGCCACGTCGCCGCGGCTGCTGGTTGACACGCCTGCCTTGATGACCCAGTGGTTGTCACCGGTCACCGTCGAGACGCCGATTGCCAGGCCTTGTTGGCCATGGTAGTTCGACACCGCAGCGGAGATCATCGACTTGCCTGCTTGCGTCGGTTGCGGCAGACCCGCGATCGCCAGCACCGAAGCGAGGCCACCGTAGGTGTCCTTCTTGTAGCTGTCGAACTGGTTCTGCAGGTTCGCCACCGCACGGTCGGTGTAAGCGTACGACTGTTGCTGCGCGTAGTTCACCTGGCCCACGTTCGCTGCATCGGTCGGCGCCGTACCGGCCGCCACGTTGGTGATCTGACGTTCGTTACCGGCGGAACCCACCGACACCGAATTGTCACGATCAGCCACCGAGTTCGCACCGAGTGCCACCGAGTTGTTCGACTGCACCTTCGCGGTTGCGCCGACTTGGCCCTTATTCACATCAGCTTGGAGCTGGGTGATGGACTGGGTATTCCCGGTGATCTGGGTTTGCAGTCCGGCTTCTGCCGTCGTAGCACGCGTCGTTTCGTTGTCGATCTTCGTGTTCAGGCCTGCTTCCGCAGTCTGGGCGCGATTCGATTCCGTATTGATGTTGGACTGCAACGTGCTTTCGGCAGCTTGGGCACGGCTCGATTCTGCGCCGACTTGCTTGTCGGTGTAGCCCTTGGCCGAGTTAAGCGTCTTGCCTGCGACGTAGTCGGTGTAAGCACCCGACGTAGCCACTGCACCGACGTAAGCTGCGGCGGCGGCCGCATCGGCGTGCGAGTTCGCCGACTTCAGCGTCTTCGCATCCCCTGCTGCTGCGTTCGCGTTAGCGGCGCTCAGGGTAGCCGCATCACCGGCTTGTTGCTGGGCTTGCAAATCGTGCGCGACGTTGTTGGTGTAGTCCATCGACGTATCGATCGCCGTTTGCGTGGCGGTCGCAACTTCAGCGTGGGTTGCGCTGTTCGCTTGCAGGTCCGAGATAGCCGAGCTGTTTTGCTTGGACTGATTCAGCGCCGTGTTCGCGGTCGACTGGGCGTGCTGAGCGTCGCCTTCTGCCTTACCTGCCAGACCGAGTGCTGCACTGCCGACGACCAGGGCGGCATCTGCCGTACCTTGTGCATGCGAAGCGGCTTTACCCGCTGCGTCTGCCGTCGCTTGCGCCTTGTTCACACCGGTTTGCAGACCTGCTTCCGCGGTGGTCGCACGGGTGGTTTCCTTGCTGATCGCCGTTGCGTTGGCGTCGGCCTTCGCATTGGCGGTGTTTGCCGTAGCCGTAGCCGATTGTGCAAGAGCTGCTGCACCTTCAGCGACGCCTTCAGCGTGACCCGCGACGATGGCAGCACCCGTTGCCGTGATAGCGGCACCGGTGGCGATGCCGATTGCCGTATTGGCCTTGGCGTCTGCACCTTGCGCGATCGACTTCGCTTGACCGGCCGTTGCTTGCGCGGCTTGCGAGTTCGACAAGGCTTGGTTAGCCGTGCTCGACACACCATTTACTTGCGACTGCAGGTTGGCTTCCGCGCCTTTGGCACGGCTTGCTTCAGCCGCCACCGAAGCGTCGGTATGCACGTTCGCTGCAGCCAGCGTGCCTGCAGCAGTGTCGGTCACTTCCTGATGCGTGGCGCTGTTCACCTGCAGGCTGTTGATCGCCGAGCCTTGTTGCTGGGTGGTCTGCTGCAGTTGCGACACGTTCTGGTTGGTGCTGTTCAGCTGAGCCGAGGTGGCCAGACCCGACACGGAACCTTGTACCGATGTGCCGTTCGACAGCGTGGTCGTCACCGTCGAACCGCTGATGTTCACGCCAGTAACCGACGCGCCGTCCTTGCCGTTGGCACCTGCGGGGCCTGCCGGGCCTTGCGGGCCGACTTGACCTTCGCCGCAGCCGTTACCGTTACCGTTGTAGCCGTTTCCGCAGTTGGCATAAGCGCCAACCGAGACAGAAGCGAGCAAAGCGATGAGGAGGGCATTCTTCTTGATCGAATTCGATTTCATGATGATTGTATTTTCCGTTGGTGAAGTGGATTAAGCTGGTATTGTTTCCAACTCACCTTTGTTATATAGGTCTGAAATTATTTTGGATCAGTCTCTTTGATCCGTGCGCTCGGAAGTGTATGCAGTACGCGCGTATTGCCCCGCACGCGTAAGTTCACAATGCTCCGATACTGCGCATAACACGTTGCCCAACGTCTAATCGCTTTGCGGTCCCACCAGCGCTCCTTACCTTCTACCACCACAGGTAGGGGAAAGGGCACGGGTGCCTTCTCTGGTCGCCTCAAATAGAGCTCGATCTTCTCCCGGCTCTTTTTGGTAAAACGACACACGTCCCCGATGGTCATCAACCTGACCGGTGTGCTCACGACTACTCCTTCTTCTTACAGACCGCGTCCTTGCTCGGTACCGGAATCATCTTGGCGAGCGACATCACGTAAGCCGCGCCGCCTTGCGTGCAGATGAGATCCTTGTCCTGAACGCCTTCGCCCCGATACACGTGCAGCTGATAGAGGCCGAGAATGATGACCGCGATCAGACAGAGCCAAAAACATACGAGGTTCACTTCTTCTCTTGCTGTCCTATAGCGCATGTCATCCTTTCTCTTTAGCTTTCTTGACGCTCGCATCCACCCAGGCAACGATATGGGCTTTGGTCCAACGACCGCTTCGACCGAAGATAAACGTCGGCTGAGGAAAGGGCACGTCGCAGGCCGTCGAATCTTTTAACCAACGATTGATCGTCGAACGTGAGACCCGCAGGATGTTCATGAGGTCTTTGGTGTTGAGTAACTTGATGTCACCTTCGGCAACACCATTGACCACGGCTTCAATGTTGGTTGAAGACATACTCAAGCTTCCCCGCTCGGTACATGCCCTTTTCGACTTTGGTGAGATCGAAATCGAACAGATTGATAAACGGTCGGGAGAACTGGTGAAACATCTCTTCAGCCACAGTACAACTGGGCTTGTCGTCGTCCAATTGAACGAGCATCTTTTCAACGAGATGAATCCCGGTTCCCCGCTTCTGGTATTCCGGCAACACCCGCACGCAGCGCAGCTTGGTCTCGTGCGCGTTCTTCTTACCCAGTGCCACGCCAATGACTTGGTGCTTATCCTTGGCGAGCATCAGGATGTCACGCCCGACCATGACACCGGGCATGACTTTGTTGGTGAACCAGTAGCTAAAGTCCGGATAGAGAATATCCATGCCGTGCAGTAGCTTACCGGCTTCCAAGGTGTCGACGAGACGTGTGCCTTGCTCGTAGCGGATCATGCCAGCGCCACCAGCTTGTTGAGTACCAGCTCGGTGACGGCTTCAGCCAGGCGCGCCGGATACTGCATGTGGATCACGTCCGGGCCACCGATCACGCCCTGGTTCTCGTCGTGCAATTCGCTGTAGACCATCTGGCTCAGCTTCGAGACTTCTTCGTCCGAAACCAGATCCTTGGCTACCACTGCACGGATGTTCTTGAGCACGTCCGGGCTGATTTCGGTCGCTTGCTGGTAATGACCTTCGATCAGTTCAGCCGGAACATACGACGAGGAAGCCTCGTTCGCACGCCGCACCCAGTAGCCGCCCGGCTTCAGGGTATGGTGCAGCGAGAATTCGAACGGCAGCGTGAGTTCGTCGAAGCGTTCGTCTTCCGGAACCAACTTCGTCACATCCGCACCCGCGATGTTGACAAACTTGATCTCTTTGATCTTCAGTGCTTCGACGACATCGAGCGAGCGATACTTCGGAATGAGGTGAAATTCCATTACAGATACTCTCCTGCTGCTTCGTCCTGCTCGGCATCCAGGGGACGATCAGCAAGTTCGCGCCAGTTACGCCCAGCGCATGGATTGACTTCTTCGACGATCTTCACGTCGCCCAGAAGCGTTTCGCCAAAGCTGCCGAAGCCCTTTAGCACCTTCCCCGTCACCAAAAAGCAGGGTTTGCCGTGCGAGGCATGCAGCTCAACGGCTGCGCGCTGCCATTCATCACGCTTCATCCGGGGCATCAAAATGCGGTACTGCTTACGATCACCGCACTCTTCTTCGATGGCTTCCCAGACGCCCACTCCTGCTTCATGCTTTTTCTTTTCCCGGTTGTAGCTCTTGCCTCCAATGGGCAAAACCCCGAACCGCAAATACACCAACGGCATGGCCATAATCCTTGTTTTTAGTTGTTGATCTCACTCTGCAATGGATGAGTCGCCCGAGTGAACTTTGCCTTAGTCGTCCGCGTAGAGCCGCTTGCTCACACCCGATGCGGGGTGAAGCTTTTGCTTTTGCTTTTCGCGAATCTCGTCCTGCTTACCCCAGACCCGTGCGAGCTCGGTGTCGGCGGTATGATCCAGCTCGAGCCCTTCGGCGTTACAGACCATCGCCAAGGTGGTGGCGACGCCGCCCACTTCTTGATAGACCTTACCGGGCGTCTTGTCGTAAACGCTATCGACCATGCGGTGAGCGTCTTGACGACTTATGCCGCCTGCTTGCACCAGCTCCGTCGCCTCCTCGTAGAAGCGGAAGTAGCGCTGCAGCTTGTCCTTGATGCCTGCCGGGCCGAAGCACGACTTGAACCATTCCCACACACGTTGCTGAAACGACGGCACCGGGATACGCTGCATCTGCAACACTTGCAGCTGGTACTCCGCGAGCTCGCGCTGCAGGCTCAGATACATGCCGTAGGGCACGAACTCCCGCCCCGTTTGCGGGATCAACTCATCGAGCTCTTGCAGTCGCTCAAAGCTGATCTTCTCCGCCACCGCAATCGCGTCATCCGGGTCCATCGACATCTCGTAACGCCGCGCAGCTGCATCGAGCACCGTAGTCACGGCAATACCGGGACGAAAGGTGGTGTAGCCGACTCGCATCGAGTGGGTAATCTTGCCGTCTTTCGCATGTCGTCCAAACACCGGGTCGACGTCGTAGACTTTGAGTTGGGAGTTCATAACTGACCAAACACCACAAAGAGGTAAAGGACCTTGCAGGCGATGTGTAGTGCCTGGTCGGTGTTATAGGTGATGTACTTCTTGCACTTGCCGTAGTCGATGAACGCGTGCGCCACCAGCTCAATCACCGCACAATGCATCGAGCCGGTAAAGAGCAAGACGAATCCGGACTGAATGTACGCATGGGCGAACAGCGCATGTTTCCACACGCCGTTCTGACCCAACGCACTATCGGGATTCTTCGCTTCACTGAGGTACGGTCCCTGGAGCGGATAATCAGCCACAAAGTGACCGAAGATCAACAGGTACAGGAGAGTAGCCGCGGAGTGATGGAAGAAGGCGAGCATTACTTTTCCTTCTTCGCTTGACGCTGCAGCTTCAGGTACACCGGCGTATAGTCCGGGGTTTCAGAAGCGAGTTGCGTCTGCACTTCAGCGACGGTGTCAGCCATCTCAGGCGCCTGCGGCAAGGGCGCTGGTTCTTCCGGCACGCTAATGTACTGCTGGATTAGCCCGTCGAGCACCAGGTGCGCTTGCTTGAAGACTTCCTGGCGGGTGAATTCGCGCAGGTCACTCCACTGCACACGCATGTTGTACGGTCCAGCCCCATTCACCGAGAGTAAGATATTGCGGCTTGCCCACTGGCCCTTCGTGTTCATGAAGGTGAGGATATAGTCTTCGACCTGGATGCGGACAAACGAAGACAGACCGTCGTCGTTGCGGACATAATGCTGGGTGACATCCGGGAGCTTCTCTTCGGCATCGAAGACCTGGTTCATCTTCGTGTGCAGCTCAGCGAGGTTCGCCTCGACATCCACGGGCTTCTCCGCCGTGTAGCCACTCTTGTTGGCGAGCTTCTCCCACTCGAGAGCAAACGCTTCCAGCACGCCAGGGAAGATCGTCTCGCCCGGATCAGCCAGCCAGACTTCTTCATGCGGGTGCCAGTACAGCAACACCGCACGATGGTCCCGCCGCACGATGTAGCGCGCCTTCAGGCCGTTCTCGAGGTCAGCGGCCAGTACCAGCCATTGCGGGCTCTCGGCCCCGGCTGCGTACGATTCCGGGTTCGTACGGTGGATGCCCGAGGGCAGACCCACTTCGATACCGGGGATGTAAGGCAGCGGCAGCTCGATGTCGTGGTAAGTACCGAAGGCATTCATCGCTGCTTCTTCGAGCCACACCCGGAACGCCTTCGAGCGATCCGCGTCGTCCGTCACCGGCTGGAAGTCAAACTTCTTCAGCTTGTCTTCGAGCTTGAAAATCCCCATCGAGAAATGACGACTGATAGCTGCATAGTCGCGCAGCTTGTTGGCAATCGGACCACGGCCCGAGAAGTACTTCGCCACGCTCCACTTGTGCTGCGCCATGGCGACGATATGGCTATTCAGCGACTTGGCCAAACTCTCCAACTGCGGTTCGGGCTTCTTCATGCCGCTTCGCAGAAGCTCGATAAGCTCCAGCGTCACCATCGCCGAGGCACTATGGCCATCTTCTTCGATGGTGCTTTTGAGTTGTCCCACCATTTCGCTGTAAGTCATGGTAATGCCAAAAAAAGTCGTGGTCTTGTCCCAGGGACCGTAGCCCCTGGGTACGTGTTATTGCTCGCGCTTCAGCTTCATTTCCGTCTTGAAGGCGATGTGCTGCAACTGATCAATCGGGAACGCTTTGGTCACAACCTTCTTGACCACGTCCGGATCAGTGAAGAGGTACGCACCCTTATCGAGCAGGATACGCTTGCGACGTAAGTCCACTCGGGGTTTCGCATCCGCGGTCGAGAGCGGCTGGTTCGGCACGAGATCGATCGTGACTTTCAGGCCGAGCTCATCAGCGAGCTCCAACAGTTCGCGGGCTTTGGTGCGCACCGCCGTCTCAGCGAAAGCATCGGCTTCCTCTTGAGAAAGCACTTTACTCAAAAGCTTCGTCACTTCTTATCCCCGTCTGATGGTGTACTTCACGCGACGCTTGGCTTGACGCTTGAATTGACGACGCCCGTCCATGGCGGTGAGCTTGCGAGCGCGGGGTCCTGCCATGGCGTTCAGATACAGAAACGCCAAATAGTAGACCGCATCTTCTCCGGTGGTGCCAACGAGTCCCGGAATATCCTGGCTGTAGTAATGCGCCGCATCGAGCGTACGACGACAGTCGCGCTGGTACGCATCCAGGAAGACCGTGAGGTCGTTGTTGCGGGCACGCAGCTCGAGGTTCTCAGCAAGCAGCTTATTGAGGCTGCCTTCGAGGTCTGCCACGATACGTTCGTGGTCGAGCCTGCTCATCGACTCATGGTAGGGCATGACGTTATTCCTGCTCTTCTTTGTCCGCGTGTTCTTGCGCGTTCACGGCAATCAGCATCTGTTGCGCGGCGTTAAACGACGCCCAGACCTTCTGAAGCCCCTCGTTGATGTAGTTCTTCCAGTCCCCACGCTGCGTCGTGCTGTCCCACTGCGGGCTGGTGTAGTCCTTCGGTACTGCTACTGCCGTCATACTTGTTCTCCCACGGGGGTGTCACCCAAACGTCTTCACTGAAGAGTTCGGGCGGAGTAAATTGTTTATCGAGCAACTGATTGGCCGCGGCGGCGATCAGTGCTGCTTCTTTCCGGTCGACGTAACGTCCCCAATTCGTGAGAAAGCCCTGGTCTCGGTGATACGCGTGCGGAACCTTCAGCATGTCCATGGCCCAGAGGACATGATGATGGCGTCCAGGCGCCTCGACTGCCCAGATCTGACCCGTACCGTAGTGCAGCACCGCGGAACCCACGATGCGCTCTTCGTCGTACAGGTCCGCACGATGTTCCTTGAACTCGTCCGGACTACCAATCAAACATTCCAGACCAGGAGAAGCCCCGTCGTGATCTGGAACCTTGACAGCACGGGGCGGTTCGGGTAGAACGAACCACCGCTTGAGCTTCTCATCGGAGAGAAGACTGAGCAGCGCCATGCCAGCCAAGAAGGTGAGGAGATGGCTCGGATGCGACGCCCGCGCACTGACCAACATCCACACAGTTGCAACTACTACCGCTACACGAAACCACACAAAGAAGCCAAACATCTTGTTATCCCCGAGAAGATGCTTATTCAATTACTACCATGAGTTGTCCGCTTCGGTATAGACGGCGAACGGTCGTCGGTGGGTTGGGATCAGGTTTATTTTCTTGGGCAGGCTTCTTCGCCTTACGGCGTTTTCCGTGCGTCGCTTTAATCCCCTTTCTTATTTGGTCGACGTCAATGGGTGGTGCAATCTCATTCAGGTTGGCGTAATCTACGCCCGACAGTACTCGTGAGACGCCTGAAGCGGACCCCCCGAATAGTTCAGCCATCTGCTCCAGTGTGGCCTCCGGATACGCTCGTTTGTATTGGCGCATCTCGATCACTTTAGCAGGACTGAACGCATTGTGCTCGCGCCGCTGGATAGCGAACTGATGACTACGCACCAGGCAGTTGCCGGGTCCGAAGTTCTTCGACTGATCATCAAGCACGACTGCGTACTTCTCAGGATTACCCTGTTCTTGCAATTTCTCAGTCAGCCAGTTGAGGAAGTTCTGCAGCCCGAGATTGTTATCCCGATGCCAGTCCCACTCAACGATAATTCCCCTCGCACCGTAGCGCTTGTAGCTTTGGTTCTCTTCACGGTAGCACTTGGCGTGAATCCCCATCCAGCGCCAGTACAGTCGGTCTCGTGACATGCCGTGCGTATTACGTGCCCCGTGATTAGCGGCCATGGTTTCTTGTCAGTTATAAGGGTCGTACTCTTCTACAAAATGCCGTGTCTGGATAGAATTTACTAGACATGACTCATCTATTCCCTAACGGAACAACGGCATAAATAGATTTTCTAGCGAAAGCAGGAGACGGCCTGACAAGGCAGTCCCTGCTCACGCTAAAAAGCCCAGTCGTCTGTCGAACTCCTACAAACGCCGTGCATGTTCCTCACAGAATGTGGTATCTGAGAGGAGGGTTAATTGACCGCAATATCCGTGAGTTCGTTACGCTCGCGCCAGCCTTTGATAAAGCTCTGGCGTTGCTTTTCGAGCGCCTGTTTCAGCGTGTCGCACTCCATGTACTTCACGAAGAAGTCACGCCCTTTGTAGGTAAGTGCGGTGAAGCCGTCCTCACCCTTGACGACCACCCGGATCGCCATCCCGTGCTCGATCAGGTCATTGCGCCCGGACTTCGAGGGCACGTCACCGTCCCAACACGGACCGTCTTTGGCCAGTGCGAGGAGAGTGTCAAAGCAGAACCCATCGCGGTTCTCACTGCTCTTCGGTTGTTCAAATGCCATGCCTACCCCTTTGAATTAAGTTCGGTAATCACTGCGTAGAGAAACGTCACGACGAGAAAGGAAGCGCCGAACACCCACCAGGTTCGGCGGCGCAGTTGCTGCGCATACATCGCATAGCGACGATAGCTGATCCTACCCTGAGAGCGACGCGACCGTAAAGCCAACCAACACCAGAGGCAATACAATACAAGGAAAAACACAAACGTAAACCAGAGACTGCCGATCTGCACCAACACGTCATGCCGATACATTGCCCCTCCTGGTCTGAAGAAGGTGTCACCTCGTGGCTACCGCAGCAACGAGCCGAGACCCGTCATGGTAAAACGAAAGAAAAGCGTGACTGCCTCGACCACTTCCCACCCTACTACACCGATCGCAGTGAGGCCCGCGAGGACCATCACTGCGCTTATGCCGATAACCTTCAGCATCAGGTCAAAGCGTACGGGTTGGCGCATTGCAGGCGGACACCGTCGAGCAGCGCCTGCGCTTCTGCCAGCACCGCGGGATTACGTACGTACGTCCCATCCAGCGTCGCCGTGACGCATTGGTTACCGAAGGGATAGCCACCAACGTCACGCGCCGATAACAGACCCGTATAATGCACGGGCCGCAGGTTCATGCCCTTCCAGGCAGCGAGCACCCTGGTGTGAGTCGCATCGGTTTCGAAGAAGACGACGTCGATCGTCACGTCTTGCAGCGAGATCTTCGCCTTGTACGAGCGGTTATCGCGCGCCTGTTCTTCGTCAAGCAGGTAGTCGTTGTATCGATCACCCCAGTGATGCATGGTGGTGTCGATCACCCGATCCTGGCGCTCCAGCCAGGTGAAGTCGGCCACTGAGGCAGTGGCCATCACCCGCGTTTGCGTCTTCGAGAGTTCGCCAATCTTGAAGCCCGTGCGCAGACCCTTGATCTTGATGGGGTGCAGCTCGACGAGGGCCTTTAGCGACTCATTGAAGTTCGGCTCGAAAAGCGATTCGCGCGTACCGCGCACCAGCACCGCAATGATGTTGCGACCCTGGTAGACATTGTTGGTGATATGGCCGCCATCGCCTTCAGCGCCGACTTCGGAAGTGCTGAATGCTTCAGCAATGCGACCTGGCTGGGTTTCCGGTTGTTTCTCGGTATCCGCATTGCCCGCTGTAACCGGGCCTTCATTGCCGATACCCGGTACCCCGCCCATGATGTCGTCTTCCGGCGGGGGTGGATTGTCGATGCTCTCAGCGAGCTTAGCAGCGCCACCCAGACGCGCTTCGACGTCACGACCATTACCTGCCCCAGCGAGCAGCGACGAGACCTCCAGGTGGTCCTGATTGCCGTCCTGATACTGCTTGTGGTTGTTGCTGTGCTTCTTACGCGATCCTGCTGACATCAGAACCTCTTGTTGTGTTAAGTTGATTTAAACCATACATGCGCATGTCGGCTAATTCGAGCCCCACGAGCGTGGCGATGTAGAGCGAGATACCGGCCTCGACGCTGTCGTACTCCCACGGCTCGTCGACCAATTGTTCGGTCCGAATGACCATGTCACCGGCACTCACTGCCCACGTGACGATGTCGCCTGCGTCCGTCATGATGACGACGTGCACCGGCTCGTTACCGTACAGGAACATCGACCAACCTTCCGGTAGCGTGTACGTGAAGTTAAGACGCTGGCGACGATACATGTTCATTTAGCCCGCCTGGACTTCCGGACCAGCGTCTGGCGCAATGGCGGTGACGAACTCTTGTCGTGCGTGGGGATTCATGCCCTCAAGAGCGATTCCGTTCAAGATGCGCTGGGCATGATCGATCACGCGGTCGCCGTCTTCGTACGATTCGTAACCGAGCGTGAATTCGCACACGGTGCCCTTGATGCGTCGATGCACGCGAAAGCCGTGGAAATTGAACACCGGTGACGCACGCATCAGATCGCGCTTGGACTGCAGGCCCGCGTATTCTTCCGGAAACATCTGGAACATGTGCCATGCCATTACCACCTTAGTGCAAGTGGGGTCAGGCTCGATAAACATCACGTCGATCGTGCACTGCTCTTTGGTCGGGCGCTGTTTGCCCTCGATCGGGTGCGCGGTATGCTGGTAGCAGTTGTAATCCCGCCGCCAGTGCGTGAGCAGGCGATCGACGGGCCGACCATACTTCTCGTTGACCTTAAAGCGCGGGTCTGGCATGAAGAAACCATCTTCACTGAAGCCAGTCCAGAAGCCATCGATCGAATACGGATGGAGTTCCAGCATCGCCTTGATCATGCCTGCGTACAGCTCGCCGTTTTCTTGGTCGGTCGACACGTTACGCGTCACTACCGCAATCAGATTCCGTCCCACATAGGACTGATTGCTGATCCATTCCGACAGATCGGGCTGATAGCTGCTGTCTGCTGGCACGCTTTTGAAACCAGGCGGTAGATCTTTAAGAATTAGTTTTACCATTGCTTACCCCAATAACGCGCGCGGCTTCATGTGGCCGAGCAGTTCTTCCATGCCACCCTTGATCGAATGGATCGCAGGCATGTCGACCGCAATGAGCTCATTACGTGTGACAATCCCTTGATGCAGGTGACGGTGCTGCTCGGGGATCTTGTTCAGTTCCTCAGCCGTCAGCAAACGATGCACCGCCGTGCGGCGCGCGTACGTGCCGCGCTTAAAGAAGGCCGGGTAGTCGTTGTAGTTGATGCCCTTCTGGAAGAGCATCTCGTTCAAGTCCGACCAGCCCTTCTTGTGCAGCTGCTTGTGGCTATACTGCGACTGCGCCGCCATCTGGATGCTGTTGGTGGTCGCATCCGATTCGCGCCACAGGAACATGTTGAAGACTTCTGCCATGTTCGGCAATTGCCAGACCCGGCAGTCGAACTCCGGATCGATGTGGGCTTTCTCTGGCAGGTGCTGATTCATGTGGCGGATGAACTTGCCCGTGACCGACGAAGCAAATGCCCCGATCAATTTCTGCACGCGGCCGTCGTAAGGCATCAAAGCAAACGGATCGTCGTTCTTCAGGAAGATCGTGATTTCATCGCTTTGCGTATAGCCCAACGTAGCGTGCCAGCGCTCTACCAGGCCCTTGGTGGTCTCGATCATGCAGGTCGATAGCCGCTCGTCGTACGGGCGCTTCAAACCCCGTGTGAATGTACTGAAAGCGATCCCGTCCATGCGGATGACAATCGGCAGCAACGGCATCAGACGACGATCGTCCGAGAGCTCGTAGCGCTTCATGCGATCGCCGAGTTTGTCCTTTCTCATTATTCTATCCTTCAACCCGGTCGGGTTTCTTCTTTGACCTCGTACTTGACCATCTTCATGTAGCGATCTTGACGAACGTCTAGCATCATGAACGCTGTTTTGTACGAGATGTCCGCGATGTCTGCTGACGTGAGATTCGTACCACGGGAGATATAGCCTTCCATAGCCCGCATCGCGCACGCATCTACGTAAGCGGCTTCCTCATCCGTGAGCGCGCGGTTCTGTGCCGGATGCCAGAGCACTTTTGCGTAGGCCATGTCAGTCCTTATCGACAAACGTCTTCAGAAAGCTCGGTGAAAGCACCGCCACCGAACCACACCAGACAGGCTTATCTCCGGCGTCTTCTGCAGAGACCGCGAGCGGATGCATATAGAGCTTTCCAAATCCATGCTCGTCCCGACTGAGCGTGAAATTGACATCAACGTTTGCTTGCATGACGGGCTTCAAGAACCCCAGCAAACCGATGACCTCTATCTCGCGCTCACGCAAGAACGCGAGTTCTTCTTCTAGGCTTTTCTCGGACATGCTCACACCGCAAATGGATAGTTGATCGCCGGATGGTATTCCGGATACGTGACCTTGAAATCGTCGACCGTCACCCAGGTTTCCAGATCTTCCAGCGTCTTGATGTCTGGGTTGATGTCAATCGTCGGCTCAGCCAAAATCGACCGGCTCAACTGCACAGGCACCAAGTCCAGCTGGTTGCCGTAGATGTGCGAGTTCACATTACGGTGATACGCGTACTTCGGGTTCTTGCCCGTAATCTGCGCCATCAGTCGCAGGAACAACCAGACCTGCACCATGTTCGCCACGGTGCCGAGCGGCCAGTCTGAAGAGCGCTGGGTCGAATTCAGATACAGGTCGTCACCCAACAGCGAGAACTGATGTTCGTACATGCACGGCCGCAGGCAGCCCAAGTGGAACATACCCGGATTCCAGAACGTGATGATTTCGCCCCGATCATCGACGCCCTTCTTCAGGTTGTTGTAGACCTTGCGGAACAGATCGAGTGTGGTGTTCGACTCACCACCATCCGGCGTGTAAAACTCAGTGACAGGCCAGTTCTTGGCGACTGCCCCGTAGATCAGGCCGAGGTCGTCTTCACCTTGACGGTTGGGGTTCTTCAGCCATGCCGTATTTTCGTTGGCGTTGGCGTCCCACGACTTGGTGCCGAGCTCGCGCATCTGTGCGGCGGACGTGACACCCTTGATGTAACCGAGCAGCTCAGCGATCGGGAGTTTCACCGGTGCTTTACGCGTGGTGACGATCGGTGCCTTGTTGCTGGTCGCGTCGTACGTGAGGTCGACATTGATCACCGTCCGACAGACGATCCCGGTGCGTTCGTTCTTGAGATCGACGCCTTCGTCATGGATGCGGCGCAGGCCGTTCAGGTATTGTTGTTCAGCACGCAGCATCTTTCCCTTCCTTGAACGCTTTCAGTTGTTCTTGATACGGAGTAGATTCGATACCCGTATCGATCAGTACCGGAGAAGCGAAGACATCCGGTCGATCGGCCTTCATCCAGTCGACGATAACCGGGTAGCCATAAGCGATGCGGGCGTCCATCAGTTCCGTCGTGTACATCTTCGGACGTAACTCGATTGCAGGATCGACCAGCGGCGAGAGCTGATTGACCTTGCCGAAGCTAGGCACGACACTGCCTGCGGCATCGCGCTTGACTTCCTGGTACACCATCACGATCTTGCCCTTCACGTTGGTGAAACCGTGCTGAGCCAGTGCGTTCTCGATAATGCCTGCTACTGCGGCGGCAACACCGACATCGCCATGTTCGATATTGATCTTGAGCATGTTCTTATTTGTAAGCTTGTATGAGGTTGTGATCGGTCCAGCTCGTGGCCGGACCACGATCGACGAAGATAAGGTTCATCGTTTATCTTTGTTACGTCACCACGTAAAAACTGAAGACGGCATGAGGAGCATCGGGATCAGCCTCCGCGCGCAGATCACGAATCTCGTAGCAGAGTTCAGCCCGGATGTCTGGATCAACCACGTCTACCTCGCCGTAGAGCGTTTTGGAAATCTCGCTCAGCTTCCTTCTTCATGCGACGATGCTGAATAAAGAGCGACACGCCGCACAGCAACAGGACACCGCCGAACAATGACGGCACGAAAATGTCTTCGTTGATCTGCGCTTGGTCAAAGAACGGTAGCATCAGCTTAGCGGGAATCGACAGGACGAGCGGCCAACCAATAAAGGCAATGGGCCAGTAACGACTCTCGCGAATCTTCTTCGCCTGTTCTTCGCGCATAACGAAGTAAAACATCGCAATCAGAAGCACCACGCCGAGGACAAAACAGAACTCCGGATTCGCGTTATTTAGATTGATCATCACGCCTCCTTAACGTAAGCGCTGTCGCAGGAAGTCTGCCAGGCCGAATGCTTGGGCGAGAACAGATGACGGATGTTGGTCTCGTCATTGACGAGCGAGAATGACATCGCGATGATCGTCGGATACTCCGCCCAATCGAACTCTTTCAGGTCGATGCGCTTGACCTTCAGCGTGCCTCGCAGCTCCTGAATGATCTCCGCGCAGGTGTCACGACTCTTGGCTACTACTTCGTCGATGTACTCGCGCAGCATAGCGCGAGCAACCATGCCCGAAAGAGGATAGTCGCTTTCAGTCTTGGGTTCTACTCCAGTCATGCTGTTGTTTCCTTCTTATTCAATTCGTCGAGTTGGAAAAGTAGCGCCATGGCAGCCGAGCGCACCCGCAACGGATAATCCTTGTAGCTCAGCGCAAAGGCACTGCCGATCGCAAACATGTCGTGTGTGATGAGGTGCTTGTGCGGATGCTCAATCGTGTCGATATTACGTTCTAGCCACTTGCAGATCCCTTCGAACAGATCGTCCGAAATCAAGGAACTGCAGTGGTAGTAGTAAATGAACGAGGACATCAGAAACCACGATACGTGAGCAGCCGGATACTTCGCCATGCATTGCTGAGCAAACGCATCAAGGTTCGCACTCATGTGAGCAGGATGATCGGCTTCACACCCTTGGCGAGGAAGTTGGCGATCTGCTCGCCGAACTTCGCCGTATGACGCTGATGCACGAGGGTGCGGTGCACGAAGTCCTTCACGCCGTGTTCAGCAGCGATGAAGTCACAGTAGTCCACTTCCCGACTGTTTGGGTCTCGGCCCGGTGTCCAGGCAGTTTGCTTGTGCGGAATAACGACCGAGCGCACCATCAACACCATCGCTTGATCGGCACCCAGTTGGTGCGTGGGGGCGGGGCGGCCAATGAAACTTTCGTGCAGCCCGAAGGGCTTGAGTGCTTCCTTGGGGATGATCCCAAACACGTCGACCTTCTCACCATTAAACGGCTTGGTCGCAGTCAGAATCACCACCTTGTTCAGGCGAGCCGTATCCGCATCGAACAGGTCCAACCATTCGTCGTTCTTCACGAGCTCCATCACCCAGGGGCGCAACCCCTGAACGGATGCAATTGCTTCCATGTTACTGGCCATGCTTGATCCTTACGACAATTGGGTCTGCGAGTACAGGCTGGCAAACACCTGCCAGCCCTCGCTATTCATATCCGGGATGAGGCTACCAGTCACCACTCCGCCCGCAGTGCTACCTGCTTGCCACGTGAGCCGCAAATGGCGGTCGTAGCTGTACTGAACATGATGCTCATCGCGTCCGTTCTGACATACGGCGATGCCGCGCCCATGCCGCCGAATGATGCTTAGTGCTTCGCTCAGTTTCATGATCAGTTCTGTTGAAGGACAACGTCCGCAAAGAAACGATCGTACTGGACAATGTCCGGAGCTATACGGGTGAGACCTTGAGGGATCTCACGGCTTTCTAGCATCTTCTCAATCACACGGTCGATGCCAGCGATGCGTTGCACGCGCTCTTCGCCCTTAAGCTTCAGGTGCAACAGCTGCATGCAGCCTTCGAGCAGGTCGTGGTTGTACGCCGCCACATTGCACAATGCCAGGTAATTCACCGGCGGACATTCCGTGCCGAGGTCGAAGGTTGCGGTACGTTCGAACCAGATCGCATTCAATAGCGGCCGCACGGTGTGCAGGTACTTCTTCACTGAGACAGTGGGGCGTGGTTCGACGTAGGTCTTGTAATTGCGCCGCAAGATCGAGACGTTCTGCTGACGCAGCTTTAACGTCGAGAAACCTTTCCACATCAGTTCACGCAAGCGATTCGCATGATCCGTGGAATAATACTCGGGCAGTCGCAGCCAGTCGACGATGGACGGATTCGAGTTGTACGCTAGGGTAGTGGCCTTCTCGATGTCAAAACCATTCAAGTCGCCAAAGCCGTCGACCTTGATTTCGAGCGTGTCACGGTTTTCCAGCAAGGCCGCGTCGCGATGCCCTTGGTTGATCTGGAAGTACGTGTGTTTAGGACGCACGTAGATGAAACCGATGTCATGGTCACTCTGTGGGTTGGCCAGTCCCCACGCCCGACTCCCTACTTCGACTGCGTGCAGGATGGTGACGTTATACGTCAGTCGGATGGATTCCAAATGGGCCAGCACGTTTTCATCTACTGCCATCGCTATTTCCTGTTCTTGATCTGTTGTTGAAGACGCTTCACAGCGCGGACAATTTCGTCCTCGGTGAGCGCCTCTTGGCCGAGCTTGCGGATCGCAATCTTAATCCGACGCGATCCTGCCTGCTGCAACCGCTTGACGCGCATGTTAACCGAGAAGCAGGTCTTCATGCGGCTTTACGACGCTTGGCCAGATTCTGACGCACGACACGCAAATGCAGACACACGTCGTCCAGTCCGTTCAAGTCGTCGCCTTGCACCAGGACATCCCCGATCTGGTGCTGAATCGTCACTGTACCCCGATGACGATGGCCGGTACGAAACATGATCGTGGTGGAATGCATGGCAGTCATGCGCTCCGTGGTGATCGGTTGATGTCCGCCGCTCACCGCGATGACTTCCAGCTTGGCGATCGGGTCCGCGTAATCGGTCCCGGCATCATTGGTCTGCTGGAGGATGTTCATGTTGCCACGGCCCAGATACACTACTGCGTTATGCTCACTCATGTTAAATCCTAATGCTCAGGAGGGGCTGAAGCCCTCCACGCGACTTTCACGCAGAATCCGGATCTGGTATTTGAGACCACGGGAGATGTACGTGCGAATGTCGACTAATTCTTGTTCATCGCAAGTCTTCCACGCTTGCCAACCCCGACTAGCTTCGGCAACGTATGGACTTGCTTCATAATGCCGGTACTGGTACACGATCGGGTCATCCCCGGATGCTTCCAGTACCGGCACTTTGGCTCGTACTTCTGCGTACGCTTGACGCATCGAGCAAGATTCTTCGCAGAGCATGCCATCCACGTGCACGCAACTGCCTTCGGTTTTATTCCGGTACACACCGCAGTCACGCACTGGATCGAAACTGCGGTTCAGGACGCGAGCAAAGAACGCGGCCCTCATGCTGGCACCTTCAGACGCGGACGGAACGTGAGATCAATCACCTGCGGGTTCATCGAGACCTTGACATCCAGGTCCAATGACAGCGCAGCCGCCATGTCGGTATAAATCCGATGCGCGTCCGCCCGCACGGAGTACTGAGCGCTCTCGGCTGGATTGATCCAACCTTGAGCTTTGGCTTCGAGCATCTCGGCCCAGATGAGCCCAGCTTGAAAGCCATTCAGCATTTCGGTAGTGAAGTACGGCTGCCCCACGCGCAAGGCTTCTTTCGAATTCAGCGGGTTGTGGAATACCTTAAAGCGCATGCCTTCATCGCTTTTGAGGATGTCCTTGGCAATGCGCTCGAGATATTCGCCTTCACCCAGGCCGATATGGATACCGCGCTTGTCATTGACCCACACGTCATCCATGAACTCGTCCCACTTCGCATCCATCAGCTTAAGAAAGCCTTCCGGGGAGCCACGTTCCCGATAACGCGCCATGTACTCGTCCTTCAAGTACTTGTGCGCGGGTGCCGCAATGGCGTAACTGATCCCGGCTTTCACCAGCGCGTCACGCACAACCGTGTGCGTCGAACAAAGCACCCACGCACCCGCTGCGAGGCAGGCTTGGATATGAGCGATGTAGTTCTCGGGGAACTGGTCCTTGTTGAACTGACTGCTGTCGGAGTCATGGATCAAAATCCCGGAGTGACGCAGTTTGTTAAACAGGGTGGTTTTACCCACGCCAGGGAAACCACAGATAACGCGCGGACGACTATCCATTTTCTTTTTTGTTCCTGTTGTTCTTAAGCAGCTTTAATGAGAGTGTCGATCTGGCGAATCGTGTCTTCCAGATCGTTGACTTTCGGGATGGCATCGATGAATTGATCGAAGTTATCGTGATGCTCGAAGTACAGCGCCTGCAGGTCACACCCCAGGATACTGCTAAAGCACGCAGCGGGTTCCGAGCTCCGGCCAGGGAACATCAGCTCGATGTAGTCCAGCACTTCGCTGTGCGTGAGCGGCTTGATCTCGAAGACGTGGTCCACGCGACCCTTACGAATCACCGCCGGATCAATGTCATCCAGCGTATTGGTCGTGAGGAAGATCAGCGTGCCATGCAGCGAGGCAATGCCGTCCAGCGCGTTCAGAATACCGGAGAGCGTGAGGCCATCCATGTCTTCGAGGAGCTTCGCCATCGGATTAACCGGCGCGTCATCCACCCCTAGACCCTTGATCGAATTGATCGCGCTTTCCAGGTTCGGCTTACCGCTGCTGTCGTATTTCACTGCGACCGTGTACTTCGTGCTGTCGTCACTCTTCATAGCTGAACGCCGCCGCGTAGCTTTTGCCGAGTCAAAGTCCTCGATCGCCAGAATGGAGCGGCTCGGAATATTCGCGAGTGCCTCTTCCAGCATCTCGTCATTGAGCGCATTCAGGTTCAACCGACACACGTTCAGATTGAAGTGGCTGGCGAGTGCCTTGATGAGACTGGTCTTACCGGTGCCAGGCACGCCATGCAGCACAAAGGTCTTCTTCCAGGGCAAGCCCCGCGCAGTGTACCAGGCCTCGCTCATCTGGAAGTCTTCAATGGCTTTGACGAGCGACTGCTTGAGTGCCTTCTCGACAATCACGGTTTTCAACTCACGGCGATCGAGCATCGCGTAATCGGCCCAGTAATTGCTCTTAAAGCGCATCAGCTTCAGCTTGTTCTCCGGGAACTTGTGGCAAAACACATCCACCAGGTCTTGCATGATCGCTTTGTTGCGACCAAACATGGTGAGCGTCACCACGTAGACGATATTATCGCGGCCTTGCTTTTCCATCGTCCGGCGGTGCATCAGAAACAGGCGTCGCTTGAAGAAAAAAAAGTGGTTACCGTCACCGATAGCCACGTCAGCCGCATTGCGACTGCCGTGACCATTGTGTCGATCAAAGAACTGCGCACCGTAGGTCTGCAAAGCCAGCTGGCGCGAATACTTCGCCCACTTGTTCTGCATGAACCACTCCATGAAGCTTGCATAATTCTCCCGTGCCCAGCCCAGCTCCGTATTGTCGAAGGTGAGCGTGGTGGTGAGCTGGCCGTGAATCTTGCTGATGAGCTTCATCGGGATCTTGCGAAAGACCCAGGTGACTAGGCCTAAACCCCACAGAGAGACTGCCCCCGCAATCATGGGATTCGAATGTGAGTAAGCGTTAAACGCCAACCAGAGATTCGTGAGGTAATTCATTTTTCTTCCTCTAAATTAAATAAAAAAGCGGGGTGGTCTAGGCCCCGCTTCCGCCTTAAGCGTACTTCTTCTTCAGTTGCGCTTCGGCGTGGTCCTTCTCAGTCGCAGTGAGCGGGCGGTGCCGCGGCATGCCCTCGGCAATGTCCTGCATGAACACAGCCTTGGGGACCGCCTTGATGGAGAACGGGTGCGGCCACAGATGCTTACGAATCACCATCGTTTCGCCGGTCTCGGAATGCGGACATTCGAAGAGCACCTGATAAATGCCGCCCTTGTAGTGCTGGTGCGTGCCCATGATGATGGCTTGTTCACGCGCCAGCTCGGAGCCCTTGTTGTCCACTTCGCGTGCCACAATCTCGCGCATCGGGACATGCAGTTCAGACACCGCCATGAGTCGTCTCCTGGGGCGGCCATTGCTTGAGCAAATCAGCTTCGGGCGCACCTTCAATGAAGCCGATGGTGAGCGGTTTGCTGTCCTGGTAATGCGCCACCAGGACCCCGAACGGCCCGTGCGAGAGCTCGATACTGAAATGCGTGAACCCCAGCCCGAAACGGGCGTTCTTCACAAACAGGATGTCCTCGACTTCACTGAGCGAATCCACGTCGACTGCATTCACCGCGCCCTTAAAGAGATCGGTATCGCCCTCGTGATACTCCGACACCACAATGCGTGGTTGGGTGTGGCCCACCACATCACCGATGCCCTTGATGGCAAACCGATCCAGGACCTTATCACTCCCGTCCAGTCGATGCGAATGGTCAATCACCTTGTTGGTGAGGCTGAGCTTCTCGGGCGACACTTCGCCGCCGAAGTAGATGCAGTGCGGATCGACGTTGGCGATGTCTTTCGACTCCACCAGCAGGATTTCAAAACCACCTGCTTCCTGATCTGGCGCAGGCAACAGCACCACGCCGTGCAAATTGCAGACTTCGCGAATTTCGTTCACGATGGCTTGCAACTCTTCTTGGGTTTTCATTCCGGGTTTCCTTGTTTAAAGCGACCGTACAATCTGCATAAAGGCTTCACGATCGACCGTGAAGGTCTGTTCATGCATGTCGTAAAAGCGTTCGGTGTCCTTCTTGACCCACACCGTAAAGTGCGAGCGCAGACCCACCATAAACACCAGCTCGTCGATCGCAATCACCGCGTAGACTTCACCTTTACGCAGAGCGTCTCGATAGAAGAAGCCACTGCGCCCCTGATCTCGCAAAATCCGGAGGAAGTGACCGTCGTCTTCGGCTTTGATGGCAACGGGCACATGGTGACGAAAGTGCGTCGTTTTTGCCGAGGGCATCAGCGAGATCGAGACATGCTGCTCCAGGGCTTCGATGAGCACCGCGTAGTTGAGCTCCATCTTCGGATGCAGGGACTCGACAAGCGCCTCGACGGTATTGACGTTATCGACCACTAGCGAGAGGTGATTGCGTTTGGGCTTCTGGCGCTGATCTTGCATGTGGTTCACCGCGTTGATGATGCGTTCTGCGTTGTGAAATTCCACCAAGCCAATCTCGTCCGCTACCTCATCCGGACCTTCGGTGGCGATCGCACTGACTTCGAGCTTCTCGAGCAATACGAAAATACCATCCACCGTCGTCGGAACGGCCAGGTCGACCAAGAACGGCACCTGACCCGGCTCACCCTGGATACCAGCTACGACCCCAGCGCTCTGACACACTTGCAGCGGCGGCTTCTCGGGGTTCTCCGAGTGATCGTCGACCAGATGGTAGTACATGGCCTGCCGCCCGAACAGCTCTTTGCCGATGTGTGTGGTCGTCGCCTTGCGGTAATCGATTTCGTACTGGCTGATAAACATGGTGATTCCTCGTTTTAGTTTATGTTAATTCAGGTCGGCGAGATCACATCAAACGTGACGATGTCCTTTACCTTGACTTCACCGTCTGCTTTAATGTCGCACAGCGCACGAATCCCCAGCGTGACGGGTACGTCGTCTTCCAACAGTTGTTCAAGCGAGCCCTTCCAGCGCCCCGAGGGCTTCATGCAGGCGACCAACTTGTTCTCTTCGATCTTCACGTCAGTGATCTGACAGCAGGTATTCCCCATCTCCACCGTCTGGCAGCGCTCTTTGTACTGTTCGTGGGACTGACCTGCGTAGCGAGCAGGTTGGCCCAGTTCACCGTGCGCGCGGCCCTGCTCCACACGCGCATTAAACTTCTCCACAGCTTTAGCCATGGCTTGGGGGTTCCAGACTCGGCCCAGCTGGTCCGGCTCTCCCAACACCTTCACGACCACTTCAACCGAACCATCTTCCTTACGCACAAATTCCGTCATGGCACACTCCTGTAATAGTCCAATCAATGGGTCAACGGCATAAAAAAGAGACCAGCCGAAGCTGGTCTCGAAATGCCTCGCCCGTCAAAGCGAGGTCCCCACGATGTCGGGTTAGATGTGCTGATCGAGCCAGGCCTTCAAGGCCTGCTTCGAAAGCGCACCGGCTTTCTGCGCGACGATGGCGCCGCCCTTGTAGATGAAGAGTGCCGGAATACCACGCACACCGAGCTTAGTCGGTGTTACGTCGTTTTCGTCGACGTTCACTTTCACGATCTGCAGCTTGTCGGCGTACTCGGGCGCGATGTCCGCCAGCGTCGGGACGAGCGTCTTGCACGGACCGCACCAGGGGGCCCAGAAGTCGACGAGAACCGGCTTGGACGACTGCACTACGTCTGCTTCGAACGTCGCGTCAGAAGCGTTTTTGATGATTTCGCTCATTGCTACTACAATCCTTGCTGTTAAGGGAGATGGGACACTGCATAGACATACAACAGTGTCCCGGCATGTTACAGCGTCGGCTCATCGGCACCGACAAGGCCACCCGAGATATTCAGGTTCCCATTGATCACCACCGGCGTATCCGACGCCACGACAATCACCACCTTCGCATCGATCAGCGCCTGGACGCGCTCGTCGAGCTTCAGCAAGCGTGACGCCATGTCTTCGGTCACGTAGTAGCGCATCGAGTGATCGGCCAGATCATCGCCCGTGAGCGCCAGCACCATCTGCAACACCTTGACCGTGAGGCGCGCTCGCGCGTCTTCGATGTTGGTGACGTTGCTGACCGCTTCGAGCGTCACATGCGGGGCCGACACCATCGGCAGTTCATCGTCCGGCTGCGGCACATTCACACGCAAGCCTGCCGGAATCGACCCACTGCCGAGCAGATGCAAGTTCATGCGGCGCAATTGGGCAACCGTGGTATGGAACTCGATCGCCAGTTCGGTGATCTTGTCGCCTTCCTTCGCTTCGATGTAGTACTGGTGCGTGACCGGATCGAAAATCGCCGGACGCACTTGCGAAGGCTCCACCGTCGAGTCGACACCTGCCAGTGCCTCGAGCACGATACGCGACCAGTTCTCGAACTTCAGGTCAGCCGCGAGCAGTTCCTTGACTGTGCCGCGCGGTCCGTCGATCAGTTCTTCTTCGGCCACGCGCGCCTTGAGCGACTTGGGCACGACGATCAGGTTCACGAGACCCAGATGCACCTTGCCGACGTTATCGCTGTCGTCACGGATGAAACCCAGGTGTTCGAAGCGAAATAGCGATGGCGTCTTGAGCGGGGTTGCTTGGAGGCCATCGGCATCGACGAAGATGAGTTCTTCGTTCGCCACTTCGCGCTGCAAGTTGGTGTTGATGGTCGTTTCGATGTCGAGCACCGACTGGTCGTTGACCTTGACGTCCAGGTGATCGACGTGACCGCCATAGCCCACCGAGAACTTGCCACCGAGACGCTCTTCGCCGACTTTCTTGGTGCGCTGATACGAAGAGATTTCGTCCGTGTCCCAGTTGATCGGCAGCCCTTGACGGAAGGCTTCGTCGTCCTGGAAGACGACCGGCGAATACGGCAGCAACTGACGGTAGAACGGATTGGCTTCGAGGCCATCACGCTGACGGATGACCGTCTCAGCACCGACGATCGAGAGCCAGGTTTTGTACTCCTCCGCACTCAAGCGCGTGAGGCCGTGCGTGAGTCCCATGCCGGGCAGATTGTCCGTGAAGTCCTTGTCGATGGCAAGGATGTGACCGGGGTGTTTATATGTCTTCATCGTGGTTCCTTTGTTTTTGTGAATCGATCGATGGGAAAGCATCTGGGCGAGAAACTCACTCGTCCAGCGCTCTTGCGGAGAAAGCAAACGCTTAGCCTGTTCCGCCTGCTGACGCTCCTGCACCACATGGGCAGGCTCGTAAGTGACGAAACTGTACTTAATACCGTGGATGCCCGAGGCGTGATCTTCGCGACGAGTCTCAGTCCACTGGGTCGGACGAATCGCCGGAAAGAAGGCATCGCCTTCAAATTCTCGATCAATCTCGGTGATGAGGAGTTTGTCGGCCTTGGGTAAGGCTTGTTCGTAGAGGGTCGCTCCGCCGATGAGAAACATCTCTTCCTCACCGCGATACTTACAATACTCGATCGCGGCTTCCAGTGAGCCTGCGGTCAAGCACCCTCTAAACTGCGCGGTCGCTTTGGTGGTCACGATAATGTTCTCGCGACCCGGCAAAGCGAAGCCGATGGACTCGTGCGTCTTGCGCCCCATGATGACGGGCTTGCCCGTCGTGATGCGCTTAAAGTACGCCAGGTCCTCCGGCAAGTGCCAGGGAAGTTGGTTGTTCAAACCAATTACACTGTTACGGTCGCGCGCAGCGATGATGACAAGCTTAGTCATTACTAATCCTTGGTTATCCGATTTTGTTCATTGACTCTGTCATCACCCAGATCAGGATGCTGCCAAAGCTGACCAGCGTCGTCACGAGCGCACTGGTTTCTACCCGACAGACTATCCGGGACTTCTCTTCTCGCATTGCGCACACAGCGAACACAATGAGGGAGAGAACGAAAATCGAAAAGAGAGGGAAAAAGATCATAGGCGTTTCAGCACGAAGAGCAGCACACTACTTAAGAGCGCCAGCTGTCCGCACCAGATCAAAACTCCAGCGTAATGAAAATGTCTTGCCCGGATGCGCCGCGCATGGGCGTGATCGGTCCGACGATATTGACGAAACTGGCCTTCTGCCCGAAAGCAGGCGAGCAGCGCCAACAGAAAGAAAAGTGCACTACTAAAGGACACCAGCGCACAAGGCTCAAGCGGAGTGTCAGCATAAGCTGCCTCTACTCCGTAAAAAAGTTGTTGCGCAAGACTCACCAGGAACTGCACAAACCACCAGACTACGGTCGCGCCAGTAATACAACAGCCCAACACAAACAGCACCGAGCCCACACGATCACTGGCGGCATAGGGCTTGCCCTGCTTGTGCTCTTCTTGCGTGATCCCAAAACAACTCAGAAGGGTAAGACCCACTGCGAACATGCCCAGCCCCACGTAAAACCACATGAGCTCATCCTAAAAGGAAATAAAAAGAGGGCCGAAGCCCTCTCTTCAGTTAGGGATTACTCCCAACGGTCGATGACGATCGTGCGATCGCCGAACTCGGTCTTCACCTTCAGGCGCCGCGGTTGTGCGTTACCGCCCTTCACAATCATGAGGCCGCACGCCTGACGCTTCACTTCGCCTTCGAAGACGGCCTCGTTAGAGAACGTTTCGACCACCCGCGAGATGTCGTACAGGTCCTGCTTGAGCAGCTGCGGGAAGAGCGCAATGCCCTTGTCGCCGCGCTCGTTCTGCTTGTCGTACGCGCCTTCGATGATGAAGAGCGCCTGCTCACCCAGTTGCGGGAACTCAACCGTGCCGAACATGTGCGGTGCCTTGACGATACCTTGCACCTTGTGGTACTGGTTATTTGCCAGGTTCCAGATGTCGGGCGTGGTGCCGATCAGGCTGCCGCGGAAGTCCTTCGACGAACGCTGGTACATCGACATCGGGTTGCGGTAGTCGTCGAAATCGTACATCAGGATGGGCGGTGCATCGAGATCCGCGGCCGTCGCCACACCGGTAAAGAAGTCCGCTGCCCACGGGATGTAGATTTCGATGTCCAATGCCTTGGGGAGCACTTCAGCCTGGAACTTGTTCCACGACATCGTCACCGGCGGCAACTTCAGGTCTTCTTGCTGGGTGTCGATGACGTCCTTCGTCTTCGGCGCCAGGTGAGCGAACACACCAGTCGGTTGCTTTTCCTCAGGCGGCGTGAAGTTCAGCAGATCACGCGCATCCCAATGGAAGGCATCTTTCGGGATGTCCTCGAGGTACGCCACGCGACGGCGCAGCGACTGCTGCATGCCGAGTTCCGCGATGCGCTTTTCAGCGATCTGGAGTTGGTTCATCGTGGGTGCCGCGACCGGACGACGGTAAACGTCAGCCTTCGTCTTCTTGCCGAACGAGCGCTTGATCTGTTCGAACGACTGACCTTCGAGCAGTGCGTCGAGCACCGTGCCGACCAGGGTCTTGTTCGGATGGGCCCAACCCATGGCTGCGGCCGACACGGCACGCCACAGCTTGTTCTCCCGCGCACGGGTATTCTTTTCCGCCGCGCGTTCGACGGCCGTTTCGTACAGCCAACGACCCGAGCCTTCGATCATCTCATCCCCGACGAGGACTTCCGCTTCGATGATCTGCATGAGCTTCTTGAGCGTCGCCACCGAGCCCTTCTCGGTCTCGAAGAACTTCGCCATCAGCTTGTAGTCTTCACGCAGCTGGGCTTGACGCTGACGCGGCGTGAGACGACCAGTGTGCTGCAGCATCGAGGGCACCATGATGCCGAAGTGCTCGAAGCCGCCCTTTTCGTACGCACCCCAGATCTGCTTGTTGTCCTTGAACGGACCGACCACCCGACCCGACTCCACCACTTCTTGCATGCGCTCGACGAGCGTGAAGTAGTAGTTATCCGTGGGGAACGTCGTCGAATCCCACAGGACCGACTTGGTCTTCCCGTCCTTGTCGATCATGACCGTACCGGCGTAGTGCTTCATGAACGAGCCACAGCACGAGCATGTGTGGTAGGCGCGCTCATCTTCGGTCAGGGCACCGAGGTAGACGTGGTTGAGCGTCACGTCGACGGAAATCTTGTTTTCGACCATTTGCGGGGTCGGCTTCATTTCCGTCCTGGTCCGGAAGAGCGACGTCCGGCCTTCGGAGAGACGCTGGTCGAGCGTACGTTGCATGTGCTTCACGAGCGCCTTGTAATCAGCGTCGTACTTCGTGAACGGCTTTGTGGTGCCGGTCGAACCAGCTTGCACTTGTTCCATTTCTAATTAACTTCCTAACGTGATGGGGTGATTTACTGCTTGACGTTTTACTGCCGTTGCATAGCCGTACTCATGGTCGCGGGGTAATCCTTGACCAGTTGGATATACTGCGTGAGGAATTCACGCGCTTCTGCTTGCTGCTCTGCAGTACCAACCAAGCCCATGACCACGGCCTTCTGGATCGTAGTCGGGTCAGTCAATGCTGAGACAGCGTAGACGGGTTTGGTTGCCCGGACGGCGGCCGCTAACTGCTGGGGCGTGGCATCCGTGGGAAGACGAGCAAGGTTTTCGATGATGCGCTCGGTCGACTGGGGGTACTCCTTCGTGTTACGACCGCAGCAGCCTTCCAGCACCGCCTGGTTCGGACATTCCGCACAGGTGAATTCCTTAACGGAACTGACATCCGGTACACCGAGATCCGTGTGGACCTTGACTTGCTCCGGCGCCGCATTCACGATCGACGGCTTGAGCCTGCAGTTGCCTTGTTCGGACAACGGACGGTTACGCGTGCAGCAACCGGGCGAATTGGTACAGACGACTTCAGGCGTACTGATCGGACTACCCGTGTTAATGCGGTCTGCCGGAACTGCATACGGGTTACAGTAGTGCGAGGTGTCCATCGGCTCTTCCACACGCAGTTTGCCTGTGTACGTACCTGCGACCTTCTGTACGACTGTTTCCAGACTGACGTGGCCGTAGCAGATCTCGTTGGCGAACTGCTTGAACGCCTGGGCCAGACTCGTACTGTTCGGTGAGCCCAGATCGTTCATCAATCGCTTGATGGTCTCTTCCTGCTTGCTGGCACTGACGCGACTGATCAGAGACGGTTCATGCAGATGGGCCACTGCCGAGCCCAACTTAACGATCCAGGTCTGTGCGGCCTGGGGTTCGACCTTGCGCAGGTATTTGACCCAGTCAGCTTCGTAGATGATTTCGTACGGTTCACCCGGTGCAACCACCACATTGACGACCGAGGTCCGCTTGGCCTTGTTGATCAGATGGTCCAGCGAAATGCCGACGTTGTCCGTCACCATTTCCTTGGGCAGGAACCAGCCCGCTTCCGAGAACTTGTTGCTTCGTTCAGCCTCGAGCTCCGTCTGGCGGTTCGCCAGTGCGATCTCGTGATTGCGCAGCTGATCTTCCAGTTCGGCGATCTTGCTCTTGAGCGTATTGACCACTTCTTCGCGATACACCGCCCTCGTGCCAGCGACGGTTTCAGGCGTGCCCAGCGCGATATGCTCCATCATCGCAGGCGCGAGGTTATTCTGCACTGTTTGACAGACGTAGATAAAACCGACCGGATCGGCCGCAATAGCTTCCTCGTACGTCAGCCCTTGTTGTTGTTCTGCGCTCACTACTTTCTCCTGTTGAATAGTTTTCTGAGCAGCTTGCCGGGTACGTTCCACCACATGTGGCCGTGCACGTAGCCTTGATTCTTGTCCGCCATCTCCTGCATGAGCTTAGGGTCGCTGAACACGCGACGATAAACTTCATTGGCGGCTCTCCCCGCCTTGGCGAGATCGTCGGCATTGACCAGACCGTCTTCGTTAGTCGGGAGTTCCGTCAGGGATTTCAGCGCTTCGTCCAGATGGTCTTCCGGCGTCTTGAGCTTCCAGTACTTCCAGCTGTCCTCATCATCCTCGTTGTCCTTCACGAGCTTGACGCGCGACATGTCGAAGTAGTAAAGCGCTTCCGGCCACTGCGGGTAATGGCAGTCATGACGACTCGGCACGCGCCACCACGGACCGTCGTATTCCATCTTCTCGACGATGGTGTAGCGCGCGCCAATCCAATGCTCGATCTGCCAGAACTCCTTGAACGCTGAGAGCTCCCGATGAAGGAACTCTTCGGTGATAGCGGGATCGAAATACCGCATGGCGCGCTCAAAGAACTCCGGCTTGAAAGTCTTCGGCTTGTACCAGGGACTGTCAGGCCAAACGGGTTGCTCACATTCGGCCACCGTGAAGTTCAGCGCAGTCTTGATCCCCACAATCACGGCTTGCACACAGGCGCGATCGAACTGGGCTTTACGCTCAGCGGCCGCCGCTTCTTCCCGACGGCGCTCATGCAGATAGCGAATCGTCCCCGCGCGTTCTTTGATCAGAGCTTTCTGACGACGAAAGCGCCCCGGATTCACGGTGTGCTCGAAACTGTAAGTGCTCATCCTGCTTCCTTGTTTTTTTTGTACCTTAAGCGTCGGTTGCGTGAGCAATCACGCCGTCCAAGAAGCGCCGCAGGTCTGGCTTATCCGGGTAACCAAACATCGGCATGTTTTCCCCAGTATGCGACGGAATCACGTCCCACTCCAACCAGCCCGCGACCTGAAGATCGACGAAGAGCTTGGACATGTTGGCGTCGACCTTGTAGACGTTCTTGAAGAGCTTCTCGTCGTAAGCTTTACGGAAGCCTTCATTAACGCGACGCTTGAAGTCGAGGAGTTCACGATCCAGGCGATCGCTCTTGCCATTCTCCTCAGCGCGAGCGTTCAAACGCCGAATGCCTTCTTCGACATCCACATCGAAGTACGCGACGAAATCCGGCCATGCCCCACCTCGCGCGAAATCATCGAGCATAGTGACCGATGGTCCGAGATTACGCGCGACTTGCTGGTATGCGTAGCTCGACATCGAGAAACGATCACACAGCACGATGTAGCCCGCGGCGAGCGCAGGTTTGATCAGCTCTTCCACGTGTTGGGCGCGTGCTGCAGCGAACAACAGCATCTCACAGCGCGGATGCTGGTCACGATGCAGGATCAGCTCTCGGATCTCTTCCGAGAGCGGTGTGCCGCCCGGTTCACGAGTCCTGAGGACCTTGTAGCCCTTACGCTTTAAGAATTCGTACGCCGACTCCAGCGCGGTGGTCTTGCCCGCGCCATCTGCGCCTTCAAAGGTTACCCAAACACCCCGAGTATTGCTCATTGCTTTTTCACCAAAAGAATAAAAAGGAAGACACCCCAACTCCTGTGCTAGAAGTGTCTCCGTAAAACGGGTTAAACCACTACAGGTTCTGGGCTTTCGAGGAGCTGCAGCGTCAGATGATCGCAACGGACATACGAGGCCGGGATCTTGATGCCAGACATCACAGCGTAAGCGGTCGCGAGGGACTGGATCACGTTGGTGTTGAGCAACGTTATACCCTTCAGTACATCACGATAGCCGGTAAGATTTCTCGAGAAGACCGACAGGCACGGAAACTCATCGGCCTGGGCGGCGGCGAGAATCAGGGCACCGACACTGGGCATCAGGTATGCATAGTTGCGCGCATCCAGATCAGGACACTCGCGTTTACCCAGCATATTGGTCACTTCCTGACGCACTTGTTGCTCGCTCACGGCCCGTAGCGCCATATCGAAGCCCAGACGCACCCAGAGGGCTTTGGTGCGGTTGTCGACCATGCGCAGGAGCTTGGGTATGCGTACGTCATGGAACGCCGCAGATGCTGTTATAGCGCGTTTGGTGTCGAGCAACAGGGCTTCGTCCATTTGGCCCAGTTCGAGAATCCATTGGGCGAAATCCGACGCGGTCGGTTTAGTCGTGTACTTCTCCAACGCAGGCGGAAACTCTCGTGGCACATCGTAGTTGCCGGAGCGATCCCGATAGCATCGCAGCTCCTCGGCCGTGACACTGATGAACTGATCCTCGGGGTTGGGGGTGACGGGAGGCGGCAAGGCACGCACCAAACGCCGAACCTGACGTTTGGTAAATTGCAAGCTACTGATAACGTAGAGAATAAACGCAATGCGCCAGTACAGATCGGTCGCACGCAACTGGCTCTTGGCTTGAGCCACCAAGGGCGTAAAGTCCTGCATTAACAAATCAAGGTAAGACACAGTAATCCCCAAACGGTGGTTATAAGGCTAGGTTTGTAATATATCGCCAGCTTCTTTTGTAATAAGACAAAAAAAAAAGAGTGTCGGTGAGGACACTCTTCACCCACGCCTCCGTTACCGGATGCGCAGGCGAGCAGCCGCGAGGCTGCCGGAGAGACGTTTGATCAGAAAAGCACTGCGACCCCGTTTGACTTCAAGCGTGGTGGCAGGCATCGACATGCGATCGAGCTGACGGAAGAGTCGATCATTCATCTCACGATCGTAAGGCGTCAAGCGATGGGGCTTATCGGCCAGAAAGCCGATGTGGCGCACACCGTTTTGCGTGTCGTAATGCACGACGCCGTGGCGCTTTTCTTTACTCATCTGTGCCGAGACACCGAGCTGCACCGTGTTATCATGAAAGCCGAGAAAATCAAGCAGCTTGAATAGCATGGTCGTCTCCTTAACGCATGAAGGTCGGATGGGCTTTGAACACAGCCTCCAAAGCGCGATGGAACTTCTGCAAGTCATCGTGATCGAGGTTGTAGAAGAACGCCTTGTAAGCATCCAGATCATGCGCCCAGCGATAACCAGTTTCCGAGTTGTACCCATAAGCGACATCGGCAATGCCGAAGTCCGAAGCGTTCAGACCTGCATGCTGAATCGCCGTCAGATATACCGGCAAGCGGTGCGGCTGAAAGTTCGTCAGGAATGTCAAGGGCAAACCATCGTCAGTCACGCCTGTGTCCGGACCATCGAAATCATCCGGAAACGATTGGACAACCTTCTTGATACCGGGTAAATCGAAAATCATGTCCATCGTGATCACCTCATTCTAATTAGCTACGCGTTGATGAAAGGTACTACTTAGGTCAGCATGTGTTGCTGAAACTGGTTATGATCGTACTGGGGTTCGTCGGGAAACCGATCCTGCCTGTCGGACCACATGAGCTGCATGACGCGATTGCAGCGGCTCGGATAGAGTCGCTTGGTATATTTCAAATATTCGTTCAACGCGCCATCAACATCAATGAGATCGCGTAGTCGGGTCCGGTGGGTGAACGTCGACGAGAGATCCAGATTGCTTAGGTTCTCATTCTGATGCTGAAGCAACAGACGCGCTGCTTTGTCAACGTACTGGTAGCTGATTGCGACATCACCGGCAGAGAACAGGATCAGCTCCGGAATGCCCTTCTCACACAGTCCGATAGTGTAAACCATGTGTTGACGCTGGTCAGCTGGGAAAGGCGTCGACATCATGGTGAAACCATTCTCGCGAATGCGCTGGCACAGTGTCGCATCCAGCTGGGCAAAGCTTGTCTGCATCTGGGTATCCATCATGGCACCTGTGGTTGGGATTTCTGTTTAGCCTCCTTCCAGGCCGAGAAGGACTCTTGTCGTGTCTCACCGAAGCCGAAGTACTTGTCGCATTCGGTGATGTACTTCAGATGCCCAAAGCCGACACGACGCGGCTGATTCAGGCGGGTACTGGGCAGGCCCTTGATACGCAATGCCATTACCGTTTCCTCACGGAGTTGTTACGCAACCATTGAGCCAGTAGCTGCGTGGTCATGAAAGGCAGCTGCGTGATCGCCCGCGTTTTGCCGACATTACTGGCCGTCAGCTGGTAATGCGTGCCCGCCATCTCGATCACCTTCTTTTCGAAGGGATGGTCGAAATCCGCCAGATCTTGCAGCGACACTTGTGGCGTGCTGAAGAAATAGCGCGGCAAGCGACGACCACCGGGAAAGACCCATTCAGCGTCTGCGTTGTGACTGATCTTTGCCGGATGGAACGGGTTCTCCTCCTGTTGACGACGGATGAAGATCGGATCTGCCGTCAAGTGCTTGGATGCCAGGATCTCGCTCGACATCCGTTCGCCCCGACCACCCGGAATCGGCAAGGGGTCCAGCGTCCTGCGCCGTGAGAAATACTCGGCGTCTTCCAACGGGCGCTGATACTCACGATAGCGGTAGACGTGATTCAGCACTTCTTTGGAGCACTGCACGCCGTACGCGATCCATTGCCGGTGGTCCAGATCACGCGCTGCTCGAGGCCGCTTCAACCCCAACAACTTCGGATGGTCAAAGTGGAGGGCCTCGTCGACGATCATCCGAATGCTGCGTTCCACACGAGGTTTCTTGCCCATCTCTCTCTCCTTAACCGATGATGATGATTTTCTGTTGCAGAAAACGCGGACCTTCCACAGTGATCTGGAAGCCCGCCACCCCGTAAGTCTTGATCTTAAACGCGATGTCAGTATCGCACTCCAGCTGATCTTCTTTGCTCTGCTCAAGAGCCCAATTGACGAGATCTTCAGCTTGCTGCTGGGCACGAGACTTCGCCTGATGGGGTCGAGACAGCGCCCACGTACTCAGGTTTTCCATGAACTTTTGGAACAACCAGAAAGACTGACCCTTGAGCGTGAACTGGTAGTCGCTCGTGTATTTCATCTTGACCCAGGCGCCCGGTTCTACGGCATCAGCATTAGGCGCGCCTGTGAGAGCCAGCATGTCAAACACTTTGCGATAGAGCTGCACTGGATCGTTGCTCGGCAATGCGGCTTCGTGTTGGCGGAAGTAGGCAGCAGCGTATTCAAACTTGAATTCGATTTGTTTCATGGTAAAGCTCCTCGTTGCAGTAACGGAAATAAAAAGGAAGTACACCCAGCGGAGGAGCTCCCCGTAGGAAGCTCCTCGACTTGGCTTACTTAGCTTTGTGCAGCAGCGAAGCCTGCCGTCTGGAAGCCGTCGCCTTCAGCCTGCTGTTTGCGCAGGAACGCAGGCACTTCGACCGCGCTGTAATCACGCCCGCTCGTCGCAGCAGCGGATGCCATCGCGCTCGAGACTGCGGCTTCCGCTTCAGCCGCCGACGTGCTACCCAGGTTCATGTGCAGCGCCTGGCGACCATCGGCGAGCGCCGGAGCCTGACCGTGTTCGACCATGATGGCCAGAACGCGCTTATGCGCAGCCAGGGCATCGGGTTCCGCGGACTCGATGACCGAACCGTACTTGGCGAGTTCGAGCGGGATGAAGCCCTGCGCTTGCGCTTCCTTCCAGATGTGCGCGAACAGGCGATGGTTCAGCGGCAACGGCGTCGTGTGACCCTTCAGGCAGAAGATCACTTCCTTCTCGATGATGCCGAGCGAACGGTTGCTGGCGATCAGACGACCATGCTCACCAAAGTACGCGGCTTCCGTGTGGAAAAGGATTTCCAGTTGTTCGATTTGGATTTCTTTGGAACCGAAGATTGCCTTGATGATACCCATTTTGAAGCTCCTTGTTTAAGTTGTAAAAGACTATTGCGATAAGTGGGCTAGTGTGTACAACTACTAACGCGTGCCCGTAGCGTCAGCATTAGACTATCCTTTCAACTGAGAGCAGATGAGCCGGATCAGCGGATAAAGCGCCAAGCTAATGGGGGCGACTGCCAGGAGCAGGTAGAGGACCGCGCCCCTTACCCAGCCCACTGAGTCGCCCGACATGTAGACGCGATTCTTATCGCGTTCGTACAGTTGACGATTGCCCATTACTTGTCATCCACGTGAGTGAGCTCACCGCTGACGTTGCAATTGTTGCGGCCATCCATGCGCACGACCGTGTTGAAGCTATCGGGCACGGCGATCGCGAGTTCCTTGAGCTTCTTTTCGAAGTACGCCCAATCGCGGCAGCCTGCGGCCTGATCGTCATCCAGGTTCGAGTAGATGCGACCTTCCATCTCGTCGTCCTCGGGCGACTCATCCTGCTCAATCACCAGGAAGAATTGCTGCAGGGGATAGTCCCAGCCAGCGCGAACCGTGATAGCATCACCAAAATGCTGCGTCTTGTAAACATGCTGCATCATGTTCTCCTTGATCAACCACAATCGGGGGCATCGTAGAATGAATCCACCCGATAAATTCCATTTAGGGCATAAAAGCAAAAAGAGCCTGGCGGGAGACCGAAGCCTCAGCCGCCAGGTAAAGTCGCTTAACGCCCCCTACAAATTACATCTTTAAACGAGTTGAGATCAACCACACGACGAGCACGCCCAAAGCGACGCCCCATTCGATGGCCCACTTCTTCCAACGCGGCGGCATGCCAGACTCCTTAATGCAGAGTGACAGAGGGTACACGCTGTGCACCACAGGATGCCTTTGCATTGTCGAGGATCTGTTCGCCGAATACGAGTGCCTGGTCAGCCAGGTCTTTGAGCAGATTGAGCTCACCCTTCATCTGGTCGGGGATCGCATCACCCAACAGATTGAAGTGTTCACGGATTTCTTGAGCACGCGCCATCGTGAGCTGCAGACATTCAGTCACTTCGGTGAGGTTCACCGGACCAAAGACGATGTAGTGCTTCAGGCGGGCGATTTGAGCTTGTTGCATGGTAAACTCCGAATTGATCAACTCATGGAAAGATAAAGGGAAAGTTCTTTAATTCCCTAATTGCTAGGTTTGTTATATAGGGCTGAAATTCGTTTGAATCAGCGTCATAGAGGCGAGCCCGTAGGCTCGCCTCGCTGTATGTCGCGACTGTTCTTTAATCCAGCGTAAAGGGAGTAGTCGGTGCCGTAAAGGCACTCGTGTAACGGGCGACATTGGAAACGCGCACTTCGTCCATTTTACCGCCTGCCAAACCCAGGTTCAAACCATTGGTCCAGTTACCCACACACAGGGCGTTGGTATTTTGACCGAACGGCAGACTAGAGGTCGCGGTAGCGAGTGATACGCCATTTAACCACAAGGTGACCGTGGTGCCGTGCTTGGTGATCGCCACGTGATAACGGGTACCAGCCACCACATTAGACGTCACCTGGATAATCGGTGAATTGGTGCTACCCAATGAAACGTAGAACTGACCGTTGTAGTGGTCGATATACGAACCCGTGCCCTTGGAGAAAACGACTTGAGGCGTAGTCGTGCTGGCCAGTGCCAGGAAGAACTCAATCGTGAAATCTCCCGTCAACTCCAGCTCAGGCGCATCGGGCGTCGTAACATAACTCAGGGCGTCATTTGAGGTGTACGAAGAAGTTCCGATCAACGGGCTGCTGGTGGTCAGCTGTGCCGAGCCGCCTGGCGTCATCGGGTGACCCGCTGCATCCGTAAAGACTGTGCTGCCGTTGCTGCCCTCAAAATGCATCAAGAGCACGGTCTTAGGTGGTTGCCATGCGACGGTAACGTTCGTCGAACCATCCTCGTAGATCAACGAACCGCTCGCCTGCAAGGTGACAGTTTGGTTGCCTGCCGTGCCTTGCGGAGTAAAGCTTGGTGCTGAAATTTCAGAAGGAATGAAACCAAAATACTGGCTCACAGCTGCCAGCGTGGCGGCCTTACTCGTACCCAACTGCACGGGTACAGGACCTGCAGGGCTGGCAGCCTCAGCAGCGAGTGTCAGCCGTTTATAGGTGACATCGACGCTGCCTGTAAAATTCGCGTAACTGCCCTGAGGGCCAGTACCCGTCAGGGTGACTTTAGTATCAGCCCCATTCGGGAAACTACCAGTCGTCACGGCACTTACTGTCACCTCGTTAGGAAGATTCGGTGCCTGCGCATTGGAGGCATCAATCAGCGCAAGCAGATTCTGTACTGCGCTTTTTGTGGGGTCGATTTTCATTCGGGTCGCCAAAATAAGGAAAGGTCATAAAATGGACCTGTAGAAAATGACGGCATAAAGGCAGAGCCGAAGCTCCACCCCTACGAGCACTGAAGTGCTTAGCTTGCGGCGTCGAAGCCCGAGAGGTCCGTGACCGTAACGGCCGAGTCCAGCGCGACTTGCGGAGCCTGCCAGGTCATGGCGATCGCTTGCAGCGAACCGTCCACGTACAGCAGCGAACCCGCATTAGCCACCAGATCGAGCGTGGCTTGATTGCCGCTCTGTGCGCCCGAAAGCGGTGTACCCGGAGCCGCCGGATCTTCGAGATGCAGTTCCGACTCCACCAGGCCGAGCTGAGCAGCCAGCGCCGTCACGAGCGCAGCCGCCGTGGTACCGGTGGTCGCGGTGTAGCTATCGACCGGGCTGAGCACCGAGTCGTTCAGACCCCGGCGGGTGTAGTTGACCGAGACCGCACCCGTGTAACCCTGGCCGCCAACGGCCGTCAGTGCTACTGTGGTGTTACGGCCGTCACCCGTATCGGATTTGACGCTGGGTGCACCTGCAGTCACTTGCGCGTTCGTGATCGTCTGGCCGGTATTAGCGGCATTGACGAGCGCGAGCAGGTTATCCAACGCCGACAAGCTGGTGTTGATTTTTGCCATTTCCGTTCCTTAAAGGAGAAGTGATCTACTGCACTGCGGGTTCCATATAAGAAGGACCCCGCATAGGATGCAAGTATTTTTTTACTGCTTAATCTACTACAAATGGAGCAGCAGGTGGGATAAAAGTCGTCGTGTAGCGAGCCATGTTACTCAGGCGCAACTCATCGATGCGGCCATTAAACAGCATGGCTGTACTACCGTTGAGGAATTGACCGATCCACAGCGGGTAGGTGTTGTTACCAAATGTTTGAGTACTGGTAACGGTTTGTACCAACACACCATCGACGAAACATTTCCAACTGTTGCCAGCGCGTACAAAGGCAAAATGCTGCCACGTACCCACTTTGGTACTGCTTGTATCAGGCGTACCCACGATGACACTACCGTCGGTCCCGAGGATGCGAACCAGGCCACTAGTGGACTGGATATACTGGTAACCTGATTGGGCGCTCGTGCCCTTGGACAAAATCATGCCGTTTTGAGTGACGTTGTTGTGCCAAGCCCAAAACTCAATCGTCAGATCACCCGTAAAATGCAAATCGGGCGCGTCACTCACAGCAAGATATCCGGCACCCGATGGGAAGTAACCGGCACCAAATTTACCTCCAGCACCAGCTACTGCTGCACCATTGTTGGTAACGGTATGGCCGAGCACATCCGCGTAGGCCGAGGTGCCTGCATTGTCAAAATGCATCAGCAACTTCGTATTGGCTGCGGGACCGACGCCGCTTGCATTAGCAAAGCCAGGCAGATTCACTGTCGTCACTGCTGTCGACAACACCACGGAATTCATCAGGTACACATTCGTGCCCGGCGCAAATACGTAGCTGTTCGGATCGACCACCAGCTGCAACTTTGTCGCGTTCGCTGCAACCGGACCATCCACCACATCCGTCGGATCAAGCGTCAAGCCGTATTGCGTGTTGATCTGAGGGATCAGCGCGCGAATGGTCGTAGCCGAACTAATCGTGCCGAGCTTCCAGGTGTTATTGGTGCCACCTAGAAACGCGTTCGCAATGTCCGTGCGATTGTAATAGAGCTTGTACGTGCCTGAGTACTGCTGCAGCAACGTGCCGATGGGCGCCACCGTCACGTAAGTGTTACAGTTGATCTGTGAACTATCTGCAACGGGCGCGCTCACCGATAACTGTGACTGGGAGATGGTCTGCTTCGCGTCAGCTTGAATCAATGCCCACAAACCCGCCAAACCTCCTGTCTTAATCTGGAACTGTTTCTTCTGCATGACGAATGCAGAGACTTGACGCAACTGGCCTTGGGTCGATGACTTCTGCATCGCAAAGGCCGACACCTGACGCAGCGAGCCACTACTGGATAGCTTGGTCCACGTCACTGCGGGCATTGCCCGGAACTTTGCGCCGATGGCGTCCTGCGTCCATTGCAAGGCCATCACGCGCCGGATCGACATCGTGGGGTTGTCCTGCGACCACTGCAGTGCGGTCACCTTACGCAACGTGACAGGCGTGGGTGAGCTGAACCACTGCACTGCCTGCATTTGGCGGAAATACGCGTTGATGTTTTGCGTCGTCCACACGACAGGGGCGGCTTGACGAACCTGGGCACTACTGCTCGTTCCTTGCCACACCAGTGGGGCGAAGTAGCGAATTGTTGTCGTCATTCACTCCTCCTTAGTTAGTGGGTGTCAGTACGAACTGAGTCTGGTTAATCTTCGCGCCTGTCCAGTTTGAACCATCCGGCGCTTTCGTCTGCCAAGGCAACTTTTGATTCAGTACCAGTCCATTGCTATTGGCAAACTGGCCAAGCGGTGAAACGTTACTGGAAGCATCCGCAAAGCTCGCTGCAATCTTGGCGGGACCAGCCCCACTCGGTTGAAACGACAGTGTGGGTTGAACAGCCAGGACTTTCTGACTACTGTCATTAACGGTGACGCCCATCGTCACAGCCAGGGACTGGTTATCTGCCGGAGCCTGCGCATAGGGGCTAATGACGGGCGGGTTTTGGTTAGCGGTATTGAGCACCGTCACCAGATCTGCTGCGCCGTTAGGTACCCATTCCGAGCCCGACGCGGCCGCCGTGCGCGACGCTTTGGCGCGAATCGGACCCAGTCGACCCGGCGTCGATGCATCCACGTCGAGAAAATAGAAGTCGCGATAGCCGCGTGCGTAATTCGCGCTCCCGGTGGACGCGCCTCCAAAGGTAATGTAGCCCGTGCTGTTAAAGACAGCGGACGTCACCGTACCGGAATTGATCAGAACGCCGTTGCCATACACCTGGAACGTCAGTGCACTACGATCGATAAAGACCTCAATGTAGATTTCACCACCCACGCCCACCATCCCTGCTGCGATCAGATGTGACTCATCGAGCAGCGAAGTCCAGCTACCGAAGGATGTGCTGTTGGTCACGATGACCACATGGGGTGCACCGAGCGTGTTATTCACGATCAGCTTCGTGCGGAAACCAAACCAATACTGCGTTGCCACGCTCCAGTCCTGCACAGCTGCGGTGGGTACAAAGAGCGCCCCGCATTGACCGGACGAATTAGCGGCGTTCGACAAGAAGCCATCGGCCGTCACGGAGAAGATGTTGCTGGGGGTAGTGTTATTAACGTAGGTGAGCGGCTGACCGACATTGCCAGTATACTGGTTGTAGATCGTGTTGCCGTTATAACTCGATCCCGCGGCACTCAGTGTCATCCCCACTGGCGCATTCTCAAAATGCCACAAATCGTGAAGGGCCATGTTCGTTACTCTCTGTTACGGGGTGAGGGTCGCGACCATCGCCGCCAACGACTGGGGTGTGAAGGGCGTGCCATCCGGTGCTTTCTCGAGCACAAACGCGTTCTGATTCCAGTACATCTGGGCGCCGTTCGGATAGGTAATTTGCTTACCATTCACGGACTGGCCGTTATACGAAACACTCGCCTGTGGGGCGAAGATGTAACTCGCCGTGCGCTGGCCCGACACGTCCGCTTTCGCAGCGAGAATACTCTCGCCTGCAATCAGGCCCGCATTCGAGAGCTTGAACTGCAACGGGTCCATGGTCGCGGGCTCTGTCAGCAGCGGTGCATTTTGAGACCCGGCCGTTGTGCCAAGCGGCGTCGACAGGTCGACCAACGCCGTGCTGCTATCGCTGGAGGTCCAGTTCGGTGCCGTCACGCTGGCCAAAGCGGCAGGCGTAACATCCACCGGACCGAGGCGATTACATTGCGTGGCATCCTGGGTGTCGTCCAAGAAGTACACGTCGCGCAGGTACCAGGTGTAATTAGCTGAAGAATTGTTACAGCCCCATACCAGCGAGGCGTTACCGTCAGCCGACACGAACGCATTGAAGTCAAAGAACGTGCTCGACACTTGCACCCCGTCGATCCACACCACGATCTGGGTGTTGGCACGATCAATCATTACCTCGATGTACTGGGGGGTGTTTAGTGCCAGCTGCGTATTCAGCACCAGGGTCTGCTTAGTGCCTGCTGTGTTCTGTAAATACAGCACCGGGACGGACAGGCTGTTATTATTGACCTGAAACCGCATCCCGATAAAGCTGCGCGGCGCGCTAAAAACGCTGAGGTTCTGATAGGGGATGGAAATGAGCGGATTGTAGGTCCCGTAATTCGTGTTCGGATACGGGTTAGTGGCACCAATGCACGTCAGCCAGTTCGCCCAGCTGCCGGTCCCTTTGATCACGGTTCCGTAGTTAGTGTAATAGTTGGTGACCACAATATCGCCGCGCAAGTAGTTAAGCGCCGTGGCACCTGCCGTGTAAGGAGGGATATTGTCGAAGCCCCAAAAATCTCGGATAGCCATCTTTAAACTCTCTTGATGATAACGAACATAAAAACCCCGACACCCTCCCTGAGGAGAGCGTCAGGGCTCTCGTGCCGCTACTAGGTGGTCGACACGGGCTGAACGATCAACTGCGTCGCATTAAAGCGCGCATCACTCCACGCATTGCCACTCGGGTCCGTCGTCTGCACACCCGCCAGATCCCGACCGTAATCCATCGTCGTATCGGTGAAACTGTAGTTGGGCAGATTCTTCGTGGCTGAACCGTTATTCAACTGTGCCGTGACTTGCGCCGCTGCCGTCACGCTTGCCGCCATCTTGTACTGCACCGCAATCATGCCTGCGCCTGCAGGTGCGGTCGACTGATACGTCACCGTAATCGGGTCGTTGGTCGGAGCATTCGACTGCGTCGGCGCGGGCGACGGTGTAGCGCTGTAGCCGGTCTGGAAATCCAGCAAGGCGGACTTGCCGTCGCTTGACGAATAGTTTGGGGCGGTCACGGCCGCGTACTGTGCGACCGCGGACTGAATAGGACCCAGTCGCGTATTGGGTAGCGTTGCGTCGCCGTCGATGAAGTAGAAGTCCTGCAGCGAGAAGTTGCAGGAGTTCGTTGTCACTGCGTTCGAGCCAAATACCAGATACGTAAAACCAGTCGCCAGCACGGCCTTATCGATGATCTTCAACCCATCGACCCAGGCCGTGTACTGACTGTTGGCGATGTCGAGCATCACCTCCACGTACTGCGTCACATTCACGGTCCGACTGAGCTGCGTCTCGTTCACCAGCGAGGTCGGTGCAACCGTCGCCGAAGAAGCCGTCCCAAATACCGATGAGGTGCCAGGTGCGGGAATCGCTGAGCTCCAGGTGCGAAAACCAATGTAAGCTTTGGTCGCGCCACTTTGCAACAAAGGAATATCGGCAAGCGCCACGACCAGTGCCTGAGCCTGCGAGGTGCTATTGCCAAATCCCAGTCCGCCACCACGATAAGTGCCACCCGACGCACCTGCCACGACGCTATTGATCACGCAATTTGACGTACCGGCGCGTAGAATCAGCGTACCCGGATTACCGGTGAGCTGATTATACGCATTGTTCGGTGTATATGCAGCGATCGCAGTCAGTGGGACGTTGGATGCGTTGGCAATGTGATCGTACGTCCACAAGGCTCGCAAAGTCATGTTAATCTCTCTTCAAAGAAACTGGGTCTGGAAGCCATTTAGTAAAAAATAACTTCCAGAATACACATCATTAGCCGCCTTTTAGTCGATCACAAAGGGCGCGGAAGGCGGGGTGAAGTTCGCGGTGTAGCGTGCGATGTTACTCACCCGCAGTTCATCGATGTAGCCTGGGAACTGCGAAGCCGTATTGTACTGGTTGCCACCGATCGTCCACGTACTGCCCGACAGACCAAAGGTCAGTGCCGACGTCAGAGTGCCTTGGGCCACCCCGCCGATGTAGCCTGTATAGACACCATTGGCGTACACCACAGCACAATGCTGCCATTTGTTGAGCGTAAAGGCGGCGGCCGGGGCCAGTGTCTTCCAACCCGAGCCGTCAGTCAGGTAAATCCCTAATCCCTTATCAGACTGCTGACCAATTGAGGTTTGGCCTGTAGTGGTATTAGCAGTCTTCGAACTGAGAATGGTCGTGTCGCCCAGTGCTGCGGTCCGATAAAGCCAGAACTCAACCGTCATCGCGCTACCGAGCACCATCGTCGCATCGGAAGCAACCGAGAGGTTACCCGTGGTGCTCGAGTTATACGACTTGCTCCCCATGGCCACCTGACCCGTGGTGAGTACACCATTGCCGTTCGATGTCCAGGTCCGACCTGTGTCATCGACGAAACTTTCCATGTGCATCAAGACCACGGTGTTGAGGGTCTTCGGCGTGAGGATTGCGCTCGACGCATTGATCTTTGCCGGTGTCCACAACCCACCGTCAGGCGCCTTACGTTGCACACCCCACTTTTGGTTGAAGAGGTTCGTGTTGGGTGGCACGACAATTTTACCCGCAGCCAGCGTGTTCGATGCCTGGCTAAAGGATACATCGATCGAATTCGACGCTGAATCACCGATCAGGGTGAGCTGTGGCTGCACGGCGATGATGGGCACATTCGCTGCCACGCTGGTGCTTAGGTTCGCAGTCACAGGCTGGTTGTTCGCCGGAGCTGACGCACTCGGCGTGGTGACCGGCGGGTTCTGCAAGACGGTTGTCAAAGCCGTGGGCAAATCCGCTGCGCTATTGAGTGTCCAGTCCGTTCCAGCGATATTCGAAAGACCCGCGTGCGATGAACGAATCGGACCCAGTCGTACCGTATCGGTGCTATCAAAATCCAAAAAGTAGAAATCCCGATAACCCCGCGCAGCATTGGCCGTTCCTACTGTACTACCGGTTCCAAACACACCGTAACCCGTCGCCGGAAAGGCACTGGCGGAGAATGTCGTCGAACGCACCAGATTACCATTCACATACAGCCAGTACGTGAGCGCCACCGAATCAACGATAAGCTCCACATAGAGCTCGGTATTAGCTGGAGCGACCAGATCCGCTTCCGAGATCCAGATCAGCAACGTCGCGGTCGCAAAGCCTGCGGTGGTGATGAACACTCGGCCCGGCGTGGAGCCGGTCACTGCTTGACTGGATTTGGTTCGAAAACCGATACCCCACTTGGTGGCACCGCTCATGTTCAGCGCTTGGGCGAGCTTAAACCAAATCATGCTGCCGTTGCCGCTCGAGTTATTCGTCGAGGTAGCAAAGCCATTTGCGTCCACCGCCAGCGTACTGCCACTGTAAGTGTAGGTGCAGCCTGGGTTTCCGGTGTAGTAGTTGTAAACGTTGCTCGGCCCCGTGGTCGAGGTGAGGTCAGTCGTGCCGGTGAGCAAACTCGTACCCACTGGCGCATTATCAAACGACCACAAGTCATGGATTGCCATAACCTACTCCAATGTAATTCGATGACATAAGTGGACACCCAATCTCCTCTCCTCACCTAGGAGAAGAGACCGAATGCCCTCTCATGTTTAGTTGATGTTTGCCGCCGTGGTCGACTGCGGCTGCAACACCAGGTTGGTCGCCGAAATGGTACTGCTAGTCCAGGCGTTGCCGTTCGGATCGGTCGTCTGAATGCCCGCCAGATCTCGTGTGTACTGCGCCGCGGTATCGCGAAACTGATACGTCGCCAGTGCCTTGTTGGTTGCGCCTTCTTGGAGCGAAGCCAACAGGTTGATCGCAAACGGTACCTGCGCGGCAAGCTTATACTGCATCGCGAGAACCTTCTGTCCGGCCGGAACGCTCGGAGCGAAGTTCACCGTCATGGGTTGATTATCCGCACCGTTTTGGACGAACGGCGTAATGGCCGCTGTGGCCGCGTAAGCCGTTTGCAAGGCCGACACTGTGTTACCACTCGAATCCGCCACGTAGGTCGAACCGTTAAGTACGCTCGCGTCCAGGTGCATCAGGAGCATGGTGTTGGCGTCTGTCGTGAACGGCCCAGTCGGCGGAGTAAAGCCCGTGGTGTAACGCGCCACATTCGAGACCCGGAACTCGTCAATATAACCTTGCCAGGGACTGGTTAGATTGTTATTATTGCCGAGAATCAGGTTCGACGTATTGTTACCGAACGTTGCGTTGCCCGCCACGTTACCCAGCGCCACCCCGTTCTGATAAATGGTCCAGGTGCCCTGGTAGCGAACCAGTGCCAGATGGAACCACTGGTTGACCACAGGGTTACCCGTCACGCTGAGTGCGGGCGTGCCCGAACTCTGGTCGGTAAGGAGCTGCCAGGCGCCTGAGACATACTGCAAACGCGCCCACGGCGAAGCGCCTGAGTCCTTACACAGAAAGCCTGCCGACTGCCCCGTATTGGCGCACATGGCCCAGCACTCGTACGTCATGTCGCCCGTCACCGTGCGGTACTGCACGGCATCAGGAATCACCACTGCACCGGCGGCGACGCCATTCGTCGTAAATGAAGCGGGGCCAAACTTCGCCTGAGCATTCGAAATCGCCGACGCGCCATTCAGCGTACCGATAAAGTTTCCGTAGTTCGGCGCTTGCACGCCGCTGACAAGCGGGCTAAGCGGTGTGCTCGTGATCGGACCAAGCCGACCATTGGGCTTGGTCGCGTCCACATCCAGGAAATAGAAGTCCCGGAAGGCCTGTCCGAACGAGCCGCTAAAGGTTTGACCGCTGTAGACGAAGTGAGTAAAACCGGTTGGCAGCGTCCCACTGGTAGTTGCCACGCCATTGACGTAGGTCTGATACGTGTGGTTAGCGTTATCCAGGAAGACTTCAACGTACTGCGCACCTGCTACGCCTGCTGTCACGCGATTAAGCTGGGTTTCGTTGATAAGTGAGACGACGTTGGCACCGCCCCCGCCCAACACACCCGCTGCGGATGACGGCAACACACCGAAACAGTTACAACTGCCAGGTGCAAGACCAGTGGCGTAGGTACGGAAGCCCAACCAGGCCTGCGTAGCGCCGCCCTGAAACAGACCAGAGTCCGCCAGCGAAATCACATAACCCGCATACAGCGTAGAGTTACTGACCCCGAGACTCAGCCAGCCCGGTGAAGGCGTGGTGCTGATGTTAGCGCCATTGGAGCTGTTGCCGGTCATCATCGCGCCAGGCGCGCCGTACTGGGTCTGAAAGCTATTCGGTGTAGCATAGGTAGTGCCGACCGTCAGCGCAAACGCAGCCGTGAGCTGAACATGGTCAAACGAGATTAATGCGCGGAGCGTCATGATTCCCTCTGTCAAAAAGCTTAATGCATATTCCAGGAAAGCCTCTGGGAGGCCCTCCCAGAATCAGTATTACGCTTGCCGAGGTGTTTCGTTGTACTGCAAAACCAGAAGATTGTGTGGACCATTGGCCCACGGCAACTCCAGCACCAGCGCGTACTTGAACAAAGCGTTCGAGGGCAGGTGCGTGTGGTTCACGCCGTTAAACCTCACCTCGGCTCCAGCCAGCGTATAAGGCTCTTCTTCTTTGTCGGTCCATTGGGCACGATGCTCGCCCTTGTCATGGGTGCTCAGAGATGCCGCCAGGAGCGTCACATCCGTCGCACTCAGTGTACCGAGTGGTACTTTTGCCAGCACATCGCCATCGCTGGAAAAGTCCGTGAAGAAGAGATAGTTCGGCCAAAAAGTCGTTGCCATCTCACATCCTTTCTTAGAAGCCCGTCAGTACGTTCGAGTAGAACAGATTACTGATGTTAGGCAAGGGAGCCATCACGCAGTCAAATGACCCGGTGTACCCGTAGGAGGTCGACAGTGCGGTCAACGTCACATGGGTGTTACCATCACCGCCGGTAGTCGTCGTCGCGTCAGCGATGTCGTTCATCGTCAGCGTAAAACCATACTGGTCACGAATCGTGTTCAGTACGGTCGAGACGTCATTACTGGGCGCTGCCACCAGCAGCACCGGACTGAAGTTCGCCCAGGCACCCAGATCGAGTCGATCGTAGTACAGCGTCATCTCACCCCGAAGCGGCGCTCCGGCGTTCATCGACACGTGGACCTTGGTGTTCTTGCCATTAGCCACTCCGGCCTGCTCAGCAGTCGTGGTCGGTTTTAACGCCACCACGGTAAACTGGCTGGACGTCACCGTCACGCCGGAGGCTGCACTGATTAACGAGGCGAGGTCGTCGCTCGAATTTTGATACAAACTCACATCGACCTCCCTTTAATTAAAGTGCAGATAGAACGCGCCCTGAAACCAGGACCCGGATACCGCCGTGATCGTTACCACATACGCAAACTTGTTGCTATTCGCGCCCGGCACTGAAGCCGAAGGCAACGTGTAGCGCGACACCAGCAGATTACCCAAACCACCGGACGTGGTGGTGGAATCCTGGCCGCTCAGATTCAGACTCGGTAGGCTCTGTTGCAGAAAAGCCAAAATGCCTGCCAACGCACTGCCTGCCAGGAGCCAGTTTGAAGGGGTCGGTGTGGAGGATGAGCTCAGTGCTAAAAGCTGCGTACGAATCTTCGAACAATCGAGACCGTAGCTCAACACATCAGCCTGGGGTTTACGGCCACCGCCAAAGGTGTTCCCGCCCGGATACAGCTTACCCGTCAGTACCGGGGTCGTGATGACCTGGCTCATGTACGGCGCACCTTGCGTCCACTTGAAAGTAAATGACCCTTCGTAGCACAAGGACGTCGACAGCATCGTAACGGTGTACGAGTTGCCCGAGGTAAAATTCGAGGCAGTGAAATCGCTCGTCGTCAGCTCGGTGCCGTACTTGGCATTGAAACACTGACAGAACTGCGCGGGTGTCATGCTCGTTGAGCCGATGTAGTTATCGAGCGTCAACGTCATGCTGCGGAAAAGATTAGCCAGGTTAATGCGCCGGTAATACACCGTTTGCTTACCGATATACTGACCGACATTACCGGGCAAGGACAGGAGCACCAGGCTCGTGTCCTGAATCTGGCCGGAGCCAGGTGTTACGACAGTTGGCACCAACGAGCGTAGCATCGCGGTCGTCAGAGGCACCTTCAGACCGGGATTCGACGTGTTAATCAACCCGAGCAAGGTGTTCAACTGCGTGTCAAGAAATGGGTACATTAAACACCTCGTTTCGGGAGCGGGTCAACCCCGCTCCGTATGCTCTCGACTTAGAAGTTGTTCGGGTCGAACGGATCGTTGTAGTGCAGGTACAGCGTGCCCGAAGGCGTCGTCTGATTCGCTGCCAACTGGATCGCCATCACGTACTTGTAGGCCGGGTTGGTCGGGTTATTCACCGCATCATTCAGGCCGTTCGAGACGATGGTGGCCCCCGTCAAGTTCCAGGTCGTGTTAGCGCCCGTGTCCACCCACAGCGACTTACCTGCGCCCACATCCACGGCTTGAATGGCCGCCAACACGGCATCGAGCTGAGTCTGGGTCATCGCGCCGGGCGCATACGACAGGAACGTCGACTGCCAGGACGTGAAGTCGTACGGATACAGATACGCCGGGCCGTACACTGCCGTGGCGGGCGGGGCTGACGCATCGGCCACCGGATAGTTAATACCCGGCAAGTTCGTGGTCGAAGCAGCCGCATCAATCGGCACGCCGCCCGGCACCACATTGAGCATCACGCTACCTTGCCAGCCGAGCGAGTTCGGGTCCGCCGAGAGCTGCACTTGACCCGTACCATCGCCATTGAGCGTAATCGGCAGGTTCTGCAAGTCCCCTTGCACGAACTGGATGCCCAGGTAGTACGCGAGCTGGGGCAGGATGTCCCAGGTTGTTTGCGGATTGCTCACGGCCAGATCCGTGACGCCGTGCAGATTGGCCAGCTGGGCCAAATCCAGGCGATTATAGAGAATCACCTGCGAGCCTTGATAATTCGCTGAAGCCGCCGTCACTTTCACCGCAGTGTTGCGATCGCTCGACAAACCTTGCCAGGTCCCCGATACCACTTTCGGATTCGAGAACGACAGATCGGACGCCGTAAACGTCGTCGCATTGGCGGCGTTGATCGCGTTCAGCAAATCAGTCAAGGATGGGAGTTGAAAAGTCGACATATCTCACCCTTAAACGTTGTAGTGCATGATGATGCGGCCTGCGCCCCACGAAGCACCGGCAGGCAGATCCAGATACAGCGCACGATTGAAGTACTTGCTGTCCGCTTCCGGCAACGCCGCACTCGGCAGCGTCACGTTCGTGAACTTAATCCCGTACAGACTGTATGGGGTCGAAGCCGGATTGGTCAGGTTGTACTGTGTAGTAATCGCGGCGTTGATCGAAGCGAGCAGCGAGTTATGTACCGTCGCACCTGTGCCAGTTTGGGTGCCCAGGCCGTAGCTGGTCAAGAAAACAAGGACTTGAGCCAAACTCTGGCTCGACGCCACACCTGCCTGGTTAAGCGCATTAGTCCAGTCGATCGAGTAGAAGTCCAGATCCGGCACGTAGACGCCGTTATCCACCACATTGCGACCCCCAGGGAACACGCGGGCATTTTCCAGACTCGTCACCGAGATCATCGACGCGATGTCCTGCGGGGCCTGCACCCAGTAAAGGGTAAAGCTACCGATAAACCCAGGGCTACCGGTCGCGGCTGCGACAGTCGCCGCACTGTTACGCGTGCCTGCTACCAGACCAATGGCTGGCACGGCGTTATTGTTACCGACAGGGAGATTGGCATCGACGATGTCGGCGGTAGTCAGCGTCAGACCGTACTTTGCATTGATCGACGGCAACAGATCCGAGATCTTAAACGGCGAACCAGCATTGGGCGAGTACTTGTAAATGACGATCGGCAAATTGCGGAACAAAATACCGAAGTCCAACCGACGATACAGCAGCGTGGTGTTACCCACGTATTTCGTCCCGGCCTGCGCGGTGACCTTGATCGACGTGTTCTGAATGTTGCCCCCCGTCGGCGTCACCGCAGTGGGCGTACCGTACAGGGCATTCGTCGTGGTCAGCGGCACAGGCAGAGAGGGATTTGCTTGGTTGATCAAATCAACCAGCATCTGCATGGACTGCTTGGGATAAAGAGACATAGTTCAAGCCCTAACGATTTTCGAGGACGTTGTAGTGAAAGTACATGGCGCTGCCGTAGAAGACACCAGCCCAAATCGTACCGAGAATCACTACCCGATCAAAATTCTTGTTACTGTCGGCGATCTGTGAGGTCGCGTAATCTCCCGCGCCCGTGTAGGCGTAGCGAGCATCCGGAAAGTAAGGAATCCCCACTTTCGCACAAGCCGCACTGAGCGTCGCGTAGTCCGCAATGCCGTTGTAGCCCACGAACTGGTTAAGAGCGTAGTACTTGATCGCCAGCGCATCACGCATCGACGTGAAGTCGTAGTTCCACAGGTAATCCCGACCATTGAGCCGATACGGGACATGGTTCATCACGGCGGCGCTATAGTCGTCAAACATCGTGTTCAGTCGATTACTCGCGATCACCACATTCAGGTGCGGCTTATCGTGGGTAATCGTGATGTCGACTGAGCCTTTCCACCCGAGCGAGTCATCGGCCGCTACCAGCGTCACCGTACTCGAACCGAGGAGGGGTGGCGTGGTGATGTCCTGCGGAACAAAATCCTCCTCTTGCAGGAACGTCCCCAAGGACGCATTCATCAACGTCGCGATGCTCGCCAGCGTGAAGTTATCCAGCGAGGCCAGCGAGACCCGGCCTGCCAGATTGGAGAGGGGGACGCGGGTGTACTGAATCACCGCGTCACCATAGTAGCCTCGACCTGGCACCCCTGTGACGTCCACCGTGGTATCGTAGCCCACCGCGCCGTCAGGCGCAGCTTGCGGCGTACCGAAGATCAGGTTCTTATCCGAGAAGATCGGATTCGGGGTGAACGTCTCATTGAGCAGGATAATCAGCTGCTCTCCGGAGAGAGTCGTCGGCTGTGACGTAATACCTGTCATCACTCTCTCCTTGGATTAATCAACGTAGAACTGATCGGTGATCGGCGTGAAGAGGGCCGAGTACCGGGCGACATTACTGATGCGGAATTCCTCGAGGTACGCTTGCGCGGGGGCAGTCGTCACGAAAGGGTTACCGCCGATTGACAACATCCCTGCGTTGTTGCCCCAGGTCTTGCCGGTCGCCGTCGCGGTGGCTTGCGGTACACCGTCTACGTAAAGCGTCCACACGCCTGCTTTACTGACCAGCGCGATATGTTGCCACTGATTGAGCACCAGCTTGTTAGCGGCCACGGTGAGCGTCTGGCTACCCGGCGTAATAACGTCCTGATCCGCATAGACCACCAAGGTCCCGTCGCTATACATCTGAATGCGACCACCCGAGCTGGCGTTATCCGGCGCCTTCATGGCCAACACCTGGACGGCGTTGTTCGCGAGCAGGTACTGATCGAACTCGAGGGTGAAGTCCGAGGTGAGGCGCAGCTCAGCAGAGTCCGCCGTGGTCACGTTCGCACCTGCAGCCAACGCCGCGAGCGAAGAACCACCCCAGAGCGACTGTGCGGTGGAGATCGCAGCCGGTGCATTGGCGTTGAGGACCCGCGACGGATAGGCCTGGTCATGCAAAATGGTCGAGCCGTTGATGCCGTCAAAGCGCAACAGCATCGCGGTCTTCACCGGCGGCAAGAGGTCCGTATTCGCATACGGGTCGATGAGACCATAATGCAGGAACATGTAGCCCGAGTAGCCGAGCGAGTACGAGTTGTTCAGCTTGACAATCAGCACGTACTGGTAGGCCGGGTTGGGGGTACAAAGCGAGTCACCCAGCGGCACGAAGTCCGACACCAGTCCGTTGTACACCACCGAAGCACCTTGCAAACTGTACTGGGCGGCCGCAACGTTGGTCCAGTTGTTACCCGTCAGTGCTTTCAAATCCAGCGCGAGCTGCGTCAGGTCATTGCTCGAGGTAGTGTAGTTCTGCAGATGCGCCTGATACGGCGTCATGTCGCGGAAGTACGAATACAGCTCACCGAAGGGTTTCCCCGCATCGGTGTTCGGATACAAGAGACCCGAGAGCGTCGTGCCGGTGGCCACCGTGGCCAGATCGTAGTTACCGGCTTGAAACGGTAGCGTCACCGAACCAATCCAACCCAACGAATTCGGCTGCGCGGTCAAGGTGACGGAACCCGAACCATCCGAGCCGATCACCAGCGCCGTGTTGTCGTTCAGGTCGCCTGCGACAAAGTTCAGACCGAAGTTCGCATTGAGCACGGCCCAGAAATCCGCGACCGTGGTCCAACCGTTGCCGAAGATCGGCTGGGGCAAGAGGATCGCCAGGTCTGCCAGATTCAGACGTCGATAGTAAATCGTTTGCGCGCCCTGGTACGGCGCATTGACGTCGTTGACCGTAATCAGCAGCGACGTGTTTTCAATTCCCTGGGGGTCCTGATAGACGACAGGATTGCCAAAGGTGTACTGACTGGGCACGAGTGTCACGCCCTTGTTCTGAGCCGCAATCGCAGTCAGAATCGCAGTCAGTGGTGCGGGATAAAGCGTTTGCGCCATGACTAATCCTAGCTCTGGTTATAGTGGAAGAGCGCCGCGCCTACGTAGGTGCTACCCACCACGTTTTTCTGAACCACGACCCGCTCAAAGTTGGTGTTCGCGCCAGGATACTTCGAAGTCGCGTAATCGGTCACCGTACTCGCTGCAGGGGTGGGCCAGTCGGTGTAGCCGAACTGTTTCTGGATCGCTGCTTTGAGCAACGCCAGATTACTCCAGGTACCGCTTGCACTCACGGCCAACGCATTGGCTGAAGCCGCGGTGCTGTAGAACGGCGACATATCGACATTCCACATCTGCATGCCGATGTCAAGCTTGTTAAGCGTCGGGTCAATCTTATCGTAGTTCTGTGTGTCCAAACTCACACTGCGGATCACCGAAGAGAGCTCCGGCCAGATCCGGTGAAATTCCAACACCATCGAGCCAGTGTAGCCGAGTGAAGTCGGTTTGGCGATAATGTTGATATTGACTGCGGCACCTTCATCGACGCGCGCAATATTAGTGTCAACAACGTCGGCCTGGGTGAAGTTCAACCCAAGGTACGCATTGACCGTGTCGAGCATGTTGTACAGCGTATCGGCACCCACACTGCGCATGACTGGAATATAGTCGTAGGCTTGCGTGAGATTAATGCGCTGATACTTGAAATCCTGATAACCGTGATACACTGTCCCCAGCACCCCAACTGTCGGGACGATAGAAGACTTGCCGTCCGAGGCACTCGGGTCCAGACGTGCGCCACCCAGATACAGGTTACTTTTCGTAACCGGTGTCGGAAGATGCGGATTTGCCTGATTAATGAGTGCCAACAGCCGGTCGGAAGCGACTGGCACAAAAGACATACGTACCCCTTAACGAATAAAGAGGGGACCCGAAGGTCCCCTCTCGTTTTAGGTCTGAACCAACAAAACGACTTAGGCCGGTTGGACGTACACGAGACCCGTGAGCGTCGGCGACGTAATGACGCTCGACAGCGGGATGTCGTTGGACTTGAGCGTGAGGGTCATCACGCCTTCGTACACAACCGAATCCGCCGTGGCAGCGATCTGGAAGTTGTGCTCTTCGTTAGGCACACCGCCAGTGAAGGTCGGCAGCGGGCCGTCGGTGTAGTCAGCAGCCGTCAGGTTGATCTGGTATGCGGCGTTCACTTCCGGAATCATGTCCGAAATGTTCGCTGCATTGCCCAGCGCGTAGACGGTGCTGCGGGCGCCCGGAATCGTCGACAGGTTCACGCGGTTGTAGTTCACCACCACGCTGCCGGTGTAGCCCGAACCTGCTTGCGCCGACACGGTGATTTGCGTGTCCGGGTTCGGATTGGTGCCCGTCATGGCCGTCGGAATCCCGAAGGAGATAAGAGCGAGCGTCAGGGCACTGGCGTTGTCGTGGTTGATCTGGTCCAGAAGGACCTGATCAGGGTCTTTGGTAAAGTCAAGTTGCCATGCCATTTTCGATACCTTCTGGAAGGTTAATGGGGTCGAAGAAAAAACACATTCGCATAGGATGCGCCAACTTTTACTGCTTACACAGGGGGCTGGACGTAGACCAGACCACTCAGCGTAGGACGAACAATCACCGAACTTAAGGGAATTAAGGCCCCCGGTAATTGAACCTGGAACTCATAAGTCGAGTCCAGCCACGCTAAGGAATTGGCACCGAGCGCAGTCAGCTGGTAGGTGCTTTGTTCTTCGCTGTAGACTGTGTCTTCAACCTCGTCGGGCGTCAGGTTAAGGCCCAACGCTTCGTTGATTACATCCAACGAAGCATGAATGGAAAACGGAAATGCATCGATGACAACGGGTTTAACCCAACCTGCAGGCAGCAACGACAGTACGCTTAATGGTAGACGCCTGTAATGGATGTCCTCCGGCCCCACGTAGTCAGTCCCTGCCACCGGGGTCAGCGTCACCTGAGTATTCCGTCCCCGAGCATCTGTGTACTCTTGGGGTTGTCCGTACGTGAAATCAACGTGCTCAACCCGATGCAAACCAGGGTTGTAGACGTTAATCAAAGCGGTCAAACGATCGCTACTCAATCCACCGTAAGGCTTAGGTGTGGCCATGGTGTTGGTCCCAAGATTGAATAATTAATCATAGAATTGACGATATTTTATTACTTTAGCGTGGCAGCGGCATAAAGGGAGAGCCGAAGCTCTCCCCCTAAGTCAGGGTGTTAAAGCACGCAACCCTTGATAGCCGTGGGTGTCTTCCTTAAAGCAGCGAAAGGGCTGGCACACCTGGAGTACCGCACCGTGTTCGAGATCGGCGACCAACAACCGAGCGAACTCTGCGAGCGGGATCAACGGCGTAGCCCGCGGCAAGTATGGTGCGATAAACCCAATGGTGCCAGCTGTTGCGGCAACTGCAACGTAGACTAGCGCCCCCGTGAGGCCCGCTCGGACTAGTAGCTGTCGCATGGTCTTCCCCTCTAAAGCGTCGAAGCTCTCGTGCTCGACTATGACGTCCCCTGAGACTGGCCTTGCGTAAAGATCGTCAGTGCAGTACGGGTCACGTGCCGCGCTACCGTCAAACCTGGGGCTGCCATTTGTACGGAGTGGTGAGCCTTCAGGAGAACCCCGTACATCTGTTCAATGGAATCATCGGACAGATACAGAATCCGCAGCATCATGCCAGGCACAATCAACGAGGGATCAGTGTGCTCCCACACGAGCCCCACGAGACCGCCATTGCGCTGAGCCAATGCCGAGTATTCCAGATAAGGATTGGCAGTGATGCGGTTAGGCGATACCTGCACATTATTCATGCCATTGGGGCGCTGCACCGAGACAAATTCACTGTTGGTTGACCCGCGCGCCGCCAGTGTCTTATTGTCCTGGGTGTAGACAAAGCCCTCCATCATCTTGCTGGCGTCGGCAAAGCGCAGACCGTTACCTTGCGAGAGCTGCTTGGAGTCCGAGTTATCCTGCGTCTTCACCGTGCCGGTGGCCAAGATGACGAGGTTGCTGCCATCCTGTCGGTAGGTGCGATCCAGGTTCGGGTACTTATTCTCCGGGATGATGATAATGGTCGCCTGAGAGAACGCCTGGCTATAACGGGTCGGATCGTAAAGCGGATAGACATGCCAGAAGCCATCTTGCAGGTAGTAACCCATCCCGGCCCCGTACACTCCGCCACACTTCTCCTGCACGTACTTGGGCAGATTGACGAGCTTGGTGCCCTGCGGAATCACCAGGTGATCGCGCTTCGCGGTATTATCGGCCGCCACCATTTGCACACCCTGCACTGCTTGCGCGCCATTCACCATGATGTTGCTGGACTGCTGGGTGAGCACGCCGGTGATGACATCTTGCGGTGTCATGTAGCGAAAGATGTTACCGTAGGTGCGCATGCGCAATTGCTCAAGCGCCTTATCCACCAACTGGAAGCTGATGTTTAAGAGCGAGACGCGATCCAGATCGTCTTCGGACACCACGTTCCGACCATTGCCGCTTAAGGTCGGATTACCCCGATCCACCAGCGTGGCCGTAAAGCGTTGCTGCTGCACTTGCTGGGCGGTGTTGGTCGTGTCACCCGTTTCACTCAGCGGTGTCTTGATGATCGTGATGTCGAGATTGCTCTGATTGGGGTAGACCTGATACGCGTACTTGCCTGCCGGGATCAGGAGCTCCACCATGATCACGTCGCCGTAGTTCAGCTCATAGTCCGCCTGGATGTCATAGGACACCAGCTTCAGCGGCACCAGATCCACGCCAGTGGCATTCAGGTGAATGATCGCAGACCACGCAAAGTGCACGGGATTGGGCGCAGCGGTGATCGCCTGCACCTCTTGATACAGTCCCGATTGTTCCAGTTCCATAAGGGCTCCTTACTTCCACTTGTCGCTTAAGCCCGGCACGGGGACGCGCTCGCCACTCTTTTCCGGCAGCCTCTGTTGGGGCAACAGACCGCGGTTCAAAGAGCCCGCCTGCAGGCGTCGGGCAAACACATCCGACATGTCCTGACGATCCGGATACTGCTCGGCGAGTTTCTCCTCATCCGTGCGGGTGTCCTGGGGCTGGATCGAAGGCTTCGCGACGAACATGTTGCCTCGCGAGACGCGCAGCGAGCTGGAAATGTGACGCTGCAATACGTCTTCCATCCACTGGTTGGTGAACTGGTACTTGGCGTGCGAGTAGACGAGATTGGCAAACTGATCCAGATCCACCAGGTCCTGCAACGGGGCATCACCCGTATTGAGGCTCGACTCCAGGTGCTTCTTCCAGCCTTGCAGATGCAAACTGATGGCTTCGTAAATCTCCTTACAGTCGTTGCGGTTCTTTACGTAGACATGCACGCCCGTCTTGGTGTACTCGACCATCCGTTCAATGGTGAGCATCCGATCCACCAGCTCATTAGCCGTCGCACGATCCCGATCCAGGTCGCCCGACTGGGGCGTGCCGAAATGCTTGATGTGCTCGACGGAGCGCGAGGCGTTAAACGGTACCCGACACCACCACAGCTTTTCAAAGATGTAGTAATCCGTGGTAAAGGTTTCATTGATAACAATAGGCATGATGGGGCCATCCTTCTTATACCGCGCGGGTCGCTGCGTTAATCAGCACCAGCACGACAGGGAGGTAGTAAAAACGCTCGAGTCCACCCCAGGCATGGTAGGTGTCACAGAACTGCAAGAGCAGCTTGCGATTGATCGCCTTACCTTGGAGGAAATCTCGAACACACAGTTCTAGCTTGGACTGACCGTCCGGGTAGTTGTTGTAGAAGGCTTCCGAGAACACGTAGTAGTCGTCACACAACACTGGATTGATCAGTGGCGCATTGCCGTAGACTTGCAAGCCTTGCTCCTGCGACGGATCGAGCAGGTCTTTGAGCGTGCCCTTGCGGGATTGCACCGGACTCAGGGCAATCGTGCCGTCTGCGCTTTTGACAGCAGGCAAGGCAGCAAAGTCCACCGTGAGTTCCGGGTCGATCGGATACACCACCCGGCGGATACCGGAGTAATGAATCCCTTCCAGCATCGCATTGCGCGTGAAGAGGCAAGCAGGAACGAGCCCGGCGCGCTTGTTCACGAACTTCATCAGGTGATTATCCCGATTGACCAGCGCGTCCCAGATCGTGATCGACTTCATCACGTCGTCGTCATCACAGTTCAGGATACGGTTCTGACGGATCAGGTACGTGTCCCATGTGGTGAAGAACTTCATCACCGCCTTCATGACAAAGTGATCGTACGTCGGCTCCGGTTGACCCGGCAGCACCAGGGTCTTGTACTCGTTGGAGGAGAACATCTTGAAGTACATCGTCACCAGGTCACGATAACGATCGCTGAGCTCATTCAGGTCATGCCAGTCCTCTTCCTGAATCAAGGGGTTCTGGCCATGAATCAGAAAGTCGCGCAAGAAGTACAGATTCTGCACGGTCTTGCTGACCAAGTCGCTCATGCGTTCCTTGGTCGCTTCATCGACCAGGATGTACTCGATGTAGTAGCAGGTGTCCTTGTAGATCGAGCGCTCTTCCGAGTGCGTGATCTGACAGATGCCTGCCCGTCCATCGAGCAGGGAGACCACGAACATGTCGCCTTCGTTGGGCACCACGAACGGATACATGGTCGCGTTGCCGGTGACAGCCTGAGTCTTTTGGCTGTTGTCCTGCGTCGACTTCAGGTCCTGGCTGACCTTGATCTCCAGGTTTTGAATCCGACGGTACTGCTGATAGATCCCTTCCTTGTCGACCGACTGACCCGTGAGCGCATTGTCCTCATCGATCACTTGCGAGAAGTAATCGACCGTCCAGCTCATGCCCTCGATATTCGTCAAGAGCGATTGCTGCGGGATGAGGGTCGTGTCGACCACCACGCCACGGTAGGCGGGTTTAGAGATCTGAATGGTGGCCGGAACAGGCGTCGCAATCGGCGAGTTCGGCACTTCGTCAAAAACAGGCATGGTATTCCTTTAGCAAGAGCAGCCGTCGTCACGCGGGTCAGCCGGGGCCAAGCCCGGCGCATAGCCCCACGTCGCGGCATTGGTGTTCACACCATCCACTGCACGACCCGTCTGGATAAAGAGCGTGCCCACGTTCCATCCGGCTGGGGCGTTTTGCTGCGCCGCAGTCGCCCCATTGATGGCGTTGATCGCTTTCTCCAGACACGGCCAGGTGACCCAGGTGTCGCCCACAATACACGGCAGCAGTCCCCGACCTTTGAGAGTCGGATCAATCGCATCGAGGAGTTTGATGAGACACGGCGCACAATCACGCAAACGATCCAGCGCAGCCCGCGGAATGAGGCGCAGGTTCTTTACCAGACTGACCCGCACGTGATAGGTCTGACGCAGATCCATGTCAAACGTCGTCTTCACATTCAGGTCGGCATCGACCGTCAGCTTATCGGGGGTTTGGAGCAGCTGACCCGTATAGAGACTGACGTTAAAGATCGACTGCATCGGCTGCGTCATGTACGGCCACTCTTTTTCCAGACAGCACCGGATGTCCGGGTCCATCATGATGTCCCCACCGATATTATCCGTGAGGTTAAAGAGCGCGCGCGGATTCGCCGGATCGATCTTCACGAGCGCGGTCATCAAGCGCAGCGTATTCGGTACCACACTAAACGGGATGAACTCGTCATAGGAGGGCACCTGATAGCCTTGACGCCGCTGCATGTAGTGCATCGGGCCACCAGTCTCGAAGTACGCAAACATCTTGGCCGAGAGCGCATAACGGCGCAGCTGGTTTTCGATCTGGTACATCGGTTGATCGGGCGGCTCCGGATGGTACTTGATCATCTGGTTGTGGACGATCAGCGGATACTGCATCGCGCAGGCGTTCGGTTTGTCGTACTTAAACTTGTACGAAAAGCCAATGGTCCAGGTCGAGCCATCGTCTTCCTTGCTGCCTTGCTCAGGCTGGCCTTCCCAATCAAACCAACCCAGTACCCGGATCTGCGACTCCGCAATCCCCCAGCGACCATTGCGCCCTGCTTGGTCGGTTAAGAAGCGCGCCTTACTGGTACGGTTGTTCTTAAAGTAGGTCGCGAAATCCTCACCGTACCCGGCCACATTCTCACGCAGCCGATGAATCTCACCGAGCACCACAAACATCTCTTCGGGCACCAGGTAGTGATAGGCGATCTGGTGTACAAACTGCTCGCGACCCTGAGCGGTGCGGTTCTTGACCTCATCGCGCCAGCGCGTGGCCTGCTGCTTACTGCGTGCACGGAACTTCACCGTCACGGTGGTGTCGCACGAACCGTACACCGGCTTGATCCCCACACCCAGAGCATCGTCACGAAAGATAAAGGGATTCTCCGGCCGCCATACCGCCGACGAGAGCAAGCGGTCTTCCTGATACTGCTCATCCACTTCGATCGTCAGTTGCGAGGTGTACGCAAACTTCGTTGCTTCGGGATGCGTCGAGGTAATCGAGGAGCCATCTTGCATGGCGCGCTCAATGTCACCCGGATAGTTGATGCGGATGTCCTTCGGCAAGCCCGTACGCTGGATCATATCGCGCACGATGTTGTACACCACCGGGCGCGTAATGCTCTCGTACGTCTCGTGAAGCTCCACCATGATTTTGGGCATTTCTGTTCCCCGGCTATAATTTCATCATAGGATCGGCGTCATAGAGGCAGGACCGAAGTCCTGCCTCCATTATGCCCTTGGGGCTTAGGCCGGTTGAGCCTGGCCTTGCAGCTCGCCGACGAGCGACTTTTCCTTGTTCGGATCAGCCACTTCGTACACCGAGTTGTAATGCGAGATGATCATCATCAGCGTACGCGCCACGCCAATCACCTTGGTGTAGAACGCCACGCTCGGCTGTTGCACCCAGCGCGCGAGCGCCGAGTTAAAATCGAGCATGCTCTTCACCATGGCCGCTTCGATGGGTTGTTGCTCCGCCATCTTGCCTGCTTCGATGACCACGTGATCAGCCGCTTGTTCGAGCTTCGCCCGCGCTGCCTTCAATTGCTTCAGGCCACCTTGCGAACCGTTGAACTGCGCGATCTTCTGCAATGCGTCGTTCATGAGCTGCACCGCGTGCTCGTAGACAGTTGCGGTAGCGTGCTTGAAGACGACATCGTCGCTCTTCGGATCTTCGCCTTCCAGCATGGTGAGACCGCCGTGACGCAGACGCTCGATCGCTTCGAAGTTACCGACGCTACCGTTGTCCTTGAACTCGCGGAACTGGAAGTACGTACAGCCGAGAATTTCCTGGCAGGACATGAGCGAGAACTCACCCTCGTTCGACACGAAGGGTAGCGCGAAGCTACTGCGCAGCTTTTGCGACTGCACCAGCGCCTGACGCATTTCGGCGGCGACGTCATCCGTCTTCTCCGGCGTCCACTTCGCGATGGAAGCAGCCAGCGCATCCGTCAGCGTGACCACACGTTGCGGGTTGTCGACGTAGACGAAGTTCACTGCACTCACGAAGCGCTCGAGCTCTTTGGTGAACTCGGGCATCGAGCGCGTGACCCGAATGCCGTTCGAGAAGTAGTTCATCCCGTGTTCGACATTCATCGCCGGATTCGCGCCGTACTTCAGCTGACCCGTGCGGTTCTTCATCTGCTTCAAGAGCAGCTGCAGCTTCGCATAGATCGTCGGCAGAATCACGTGAACCTTGAAGAACTTGTCGATCGCTTCCCAGATCTTCGCACAGAGCGCTTTGATAGCCGCCCAGAGCTTACCGGCCGTTTCCCGCCAGTTCTCGGTAGCGATCTGTTGGCCCACTGCCAGCTCAGGACCACCCAGCAACTGTTCCGGCGGCATGTCCGTACCGGCACAGGCCATTTGCGCGACGTTGTCGATCAGATCGAGTTCCGTTGCGGTCGGCTTTTCGATCCCGTCAGCAATCACGGCGAGATCTTCGATGGCTTTCGCCAGGTCCGTCATGCGTTCGGTTTCGCACAGCAGATCTTCAGACTTTGCCGCTTGTTCATTGGCTTGGTCCACGAGGATGATCTGTTCCTCGAGTGACACTCGAAAAGTCGAGCGCACGTCCTCCGACGGGGGCGTCGGAGCAAAGTGTTTACGCAGCATGTTGACGTGCTCCTTGTTAGGCGGACTTGCCGAGAACGACTTTACCGTCGATGCTCAGCTGACACCAGGCCAGCACGAACCGGCAAGCACTGACGATGTAGCTGTAGAACGGCAGGGTCGGCACTTGCGCCCAACGGGCGAACATCGCATTCAGGTTCAGCGCGGCCTTGAGTTCGTGCTCAGCTTCCGCCGCGCCTTCACCCTGCACGGTACCCGAGAAAGTCGCGACGACCTTATCAGAGGCTGCCTTCAGGCGATCCGACACGCTCTTGAGCTTCGGTGCATGTTGGCTGTGGAAGTTCTCGATCACCGCCAACAGCGTTTCGGCACCCTTGAGCGCTTGTTGCAACATCGCACGATCCGACAGGTAGAAGACCGCCTGGTCGCCTTGCGTGTAGCCCTTGTGCGTCATACGATCGGTGTCACCCTTTTCGAGCGTGATACCCGAATGACGAATCGCATCGAGGGCTTGCGCAGCAGGCATGTTCGGCTGGACCTTGAAGGTCTTCCCGATCAGCATGCCATTACCGAGGAACGACTGGCAGGTCGCGACTTCGTAACCGTTGTCGTTACCTTCCGAGACTGCCATCGGCAGACCACCGAAGTTCAGACGGCCGAGCTGCTTCACGACGTTCTGCAACACGTCGTCGACGTTTTGCGGCGTCACGCTGCCGAGGATGGTTTCCAGACGCTGACCGGTCGCTTCGATTTCGTTGGCGTAGGTGTCGTAAATGAAGCCCGCCACCTTGGCCGTCGAATGCAGGGCGTTGATGGTGTCTTGTTCGGACTTCAGGTGCTCGCCTTCGAACGAGAACCAATCGCCCAGCTGGCTCAGCGACTCCGCTCGACCAGCTTCAGTCGGCGGGCGGAACCGGTACTTGGTTTCGTCTTGCAGCGCGACTTGCATCTGCTTGATCTTGGATTTCAGTTCCCGCACCACCACGTGGATACGGAAGAAGGCCATGAACTTTTCCCACAGACGAGCGATGAACGCGAGGATGTTCTTCCACAGCGTCTTCGCTTTTTCAGCCAGGCTCTCGAAGGCGATCTGCTTGCCTTCTTGGAAGCCTTCCATCGCGGGCAGCATCAGCTCCGGTTCGTTATCCGTTCCGGCGACACCGGCTTGACCGGCGGTCGCGATGAGTTGCAGTTCCGTGGGGGAGGCTTCCCGGATGTTTTGGGCAACGGCAGCCAGATCTTCCAGGGCATCGGAGAGTTCGAGCTGTTTGTTGACTTCTTGGAGACCGGACGTACACGACGTCATGTCCCGGTGTGCTTGGTCGAGAACCAGGGCTTCCTCTTCCAGCGACAAACGACGGACTGGTGGGGCTGCTTTAGGCACCTGAACCACACGCACAGTCGCGGCCATTGTTTTACGCATGTTCTCTGTATCCTTGTCTTAGCAGCAATAACCCCCTCCCAGGCCCCTGAGGACCCAGGAGGGGGTAATCACACGCAAGCTACGTGTTAGGCCTTCGCCGGAACTTCACCAGCAGCAGGCTTCGCTGCGGCCGGAGCAGCAGCGCCGTAAACGGCAGCCGACTTCTCGACCCAGTTCAGTGCTGCATTGCCGGTGCGGATCGCGTAGACGTTGAACGACTTGAACGGCTCGTCCAGCGCCTTCTTGATCGCCAGCACCGCTTGACGCGCGGCATCTGCCTTCGCCTTCACGCTTTCGTCTTGCGACACGTTGTTGAGCATCGAGAAGTTGCGCGCCACTTGTGCCAGCTTTTGGCCAGCAGCGACAGCCTTCGAGATCTCTTGCTTCGATTGCTTGACGAGTGCAGCGATGGCGGCCACCTGGTTCGCTACCGTACCAGCTTGCGGAGCCGACAGAACCGGCAGGGCTGCCTTGGCATTCACGTCGCCGATTTGATCGAGCACCGCTTCGCTGTTGCCCACGTCGTCGGAGATGAAGAACTCCAGACGCATGTTACCCGGCAGAACAGCCGACATCAGGCGATTGCCATTGGCTTCGCTGGCCCAGCCCGACAGCATCTGGGCAGTCCACGGATAGGCAAACTTCGCATCTTCGCCGACGTTGATGAAACCGTCTGCATGCGAGAGTTGACCGATGGTGCTTTCTGCAGCTTGCAGCATCTGCGGGTAAGCCTTGTAGAGGCCTTGCGCGACCTTTTGCAGACCCACCAGACCGTTCATCGGATTGCCACCCGGCACGAAGAGTGCCTCGGCGACCGACTGGTCTTCGATCTGACGCACGCTCGGCTGACCTTGCAGTGCTTGTGCCTTGGCAGCGACTTGCTTCGCACGCGCTTCGAGTGCGACCGCACCGTTGAAGAGCTTCTCGGCGAATTGACCCGCCATCTTCAGACCAGCCAGGATCGCCTGGTAGATCTTTTCCCAGATCGCCTTGATCTGCTCGCCGAGCGATTCGAGCGACAGTTGCGATGCGCTGATCTGCTTCGAGGCACCACCGAACGATTCGAGCGAGATCGGACGCGGCATTTGCATGTCCAGACGCTGATAGAGCGCTTCCAGACCGATGTGCATCATGCGTGCGCCGTGACGGTTCAGGCCACCCGACTCGACCGCCGTCGACAGCGCTTCGCGATAGGCTTCCATCGATTCGACGACTTCGAAACCTTCTTCGACGCGGCGATTGACTTCATCGACGTCGCCTTCCGATTCCGCGATGTCCATCAGTTCCGTTTCCAGACCCGAGGCGCTGTCTTCGACTTGCTCAGCTTCGGCTTCGACTTGCGTCGGCAGGGCACCCAGTTCTGCGCCTTCGCCACCAGCGAGTTCAGCACCGGCATCCAGACCAGCCGTTTCAGCACCCGCGTCAGCCGCCGGAACTTCACGACCTTCTGCGCGAGCAGCTTGTTCGTCGGCGCGCGCGACCAGACGACGAGCATTGTCGAGCTCGACCGGATCGATCACTTCGTCGACCACCACAGCAGCCACTTCACCACCTTCTTCACCGGCCGGGGGCACTGCGCCGACATCCGCTGCACCGGCTTCGCCACCGAGATCAGCACCGAGCTCTGCGCCCGCTTCCGTGCCCGCCGCCGGAACTTCAGCAGCCGCGCCAGTTGCATCTTGACCGGGGACTTCACCTGCGGCAGCTTCTGCACCGGCAGCCGCTTCAGCGGGGTCGCCCGTGACTTCAGCTGCGCCACCCAGTTCTGCACCTGCTTCGCCGACAGCCGGGACTTCCGGCACTTCAGCAGCTGCGCCTTCGTCGCCCGCGGGCGGAACTTCAGCAGCGGGCACTTCAGCGCCGCGCGCCGGGGCTTCCAGCTCGCCTTCTTCTTGACGGCGGATTTCGGCTTCGGCTTCTTCCGAGGTGAGGCCGTCGTCTTCGAGCGCGACCTTGATACGGGCACGCTGGATCGGCGAGAACTTCACGCGCTTCGGTGCCTTGGCACCACGCGATTCGAGTGCACCTGCCGTGCCGACGAGTTCCTTGACCTTGCCTTCGCCACCCGTGGCGACCGAGACCGTCGGGTCTTCGCCGTTCGAGAGTTGCGGATCGACTTCGCCGTCCTTCTTCACCGCCGAGCTGCCGATGTCGTTCTTTTCCTTGGGCTCGTCTTTGCCCTTGGTGCCGTCCATGTTGCCAGCGACCGGGTCTTCACCGTTCGCGACGTTAGCCGGGACTTCGCCTTCCTTCTTGGGAGCCGGGATGCTCTTGTCGCCAGCGCCGATCGCTGCTGCGGCTTCGGGCGACAGATCTGCTTCTTCCAGCGCCTTACGGAAACGGGCGCCAAAGCCAGTACGAATGCTACGCATGGTTCTTTCTTCCTATCGATAGGGTTTAAATCGGAGTGCACTTTACAGCAGAGTACCCGCGCGGTACGTCCTTAATAACCCTGGGTTAGAGTTACTATAGTATTTACGGCTTACTTACTCGTTTACGAGCGTGAGCCGAACAGGACGTGCAGCGACAGGAGCAGGTCTTCCAGACCATTCGGTTGCGCACACCAATCTTGCAGGACATCCACGAGCATCGTATTGCGACGTTGACGAACGTAGCCGTTGGTGGTGATGCCGAAGAACTCAGCCGTGTACTCGCTTACCGGTCCGCGCATTTCGCCGGAGTCCGAATAATCGATCAGGCTGTCCCAGGTTTCCAGCGACATCTCCCGACGACCGGTCAGGATGAAGCGCAGACAATCCTCGAGAAAGCGACGATGCATGTCGCCCACTGAGGCACTTTCGAACTGCTTGAGGTACCAGAAATCGAACGCCTCGGTACCAAACGCATTCAACGCCGTAATCAGCACCAGCTTACGGAATTCAAACGCTTCCGCCTTGTAGGTGTTACGGATGTACTTCGAGTACAGCGACTCGACGTTCTCGTTGACTGCGATGGTCGATGAGCTCGGCTGGAAGAGGCTCAGATTGTTCTGAAGCTTCCGGTACTCGTCCTGAAACGGTGCCGGAGACTTCTCAATCCGCGGAGCGAGGACTGCGCCCAGGAAACCCCGCGGATAAATCGTGAACCCCGTATTGGAGACGAGGCCAGCCATTACTTGCCCTCCATCTTCGTGATCTTGTACTGCAGATCCTTAGCCCGTTGTTCCAGATATTCGATTTCCTTCTGGACTTTCGGGTTCGGCTTGCCTTGGCTGACTTGCTCGAGGTTCAGCTTACGCAGCTGCACCATCTTGAGCGTTTCCTTGGCTTGCTTGTAACGGGCAGCTTGCCACTCGGCCCACAGCAGACCCACGCCGTACCACAGGCTCCAGGTGCCCGTGCCGATGATGAGGTTCTGCTTGAGCGGGTCGAGCTTGGCGGCACCCATCGTTTGCGGCAGCGTGTCGATGTTGTCGTCGGTGACGACGATGTCGGGCACTTCGGCGAGCTTCTTCTTCACTTCGCCGGGGTTCTCCGTCACGACTTCGAAAGCCGTGCAGAAGCTGATGAAGTTGTCTTCGATGAAGGCCTTCTCCGCCGGAGCCAGCGCGTCACGCACCGAGGTGATGCCGCTATTTTCCACCTTGGCGGTTTCGCAGACATAGACGTAGTTCAGGAACTGCACCAGAAAGCGCGAGACGAACTGCACGTTGGTCACGAACTGGATCAACTGCGCCTTCTTGTAGGTCAGGCCCGCGGTCACCACTTCGTCGCCAATCGAAGCCTTGATCAGCTCTTCGACGTCGTTCAGGTTCTGCACCATCAGGGGCAGACCACGATCGATCGTGACGATGATGTTGCCGCCGTTGCTCTTCACGAGGCCCTTCCACGTCTCGATGCGATCTTGCATCTCGTCGGACTTGAACGACCAGTTCTTCAAGAACACAGCCGCTTGCCCGTACATGGGTTTCAGGGTTTCTTCGATTTCCGCCCGAGTCAGACGGCAATCCTCGATGATGCGATCGCGACCGAACGTCGGCAGCAGATTACGCAAGAAATCACGAATGGAACTCATTTTTGTACCTTGAGGAATGCCGGGCCCTCCCTAAAGAGGACCCCAGCCGACAAAGGGGAATCAGAACGACGGGGCGTTACCGAGCTGGTACGCTTTCAGGATCTCGCCGATGTCCGGACCGTCGCCCTTGGTGGATTGCTTGAGCGCCTTAAAGGGCAGGCTCGTCACTTCCGGGAGCGAACGGTGGTAGAACGTCACGCGATCCCATTGCGGATCGAGCACCGCCACGATCATCAGCGAGGTTTCCTTGAACAGCTTCTCACGCACCGAGAAGTTGCTGAACTTGGCGCTGATTTCAAGCTCAAGCTGAGCGATCGTGTTGGTCGAGGTGATCACCATGTTGGAGGCCGTGGCCACCGACGGGTTGCCCGACAGAATCGCCGACAGCTGGTTGCCACGCTGGCGCTTGATGATGCTCGCGTAGGTGCCGTCGTCGCTCATCAGGTGCTTCTTGTGCGCGTCGATCAGGTCCAGACACAGCAGGAAATCGCGGAAGAATTCGATGCGACCGGCGCGCCACGCATGGTAGCGCTCTTTCATACTCGTCGACTGCTTGTTGCCAAGGCTAAGAATATGAACCAGGGCTTCTGTGGGCGTATCGATTGCGATCAGTCGCAACGCCACCGGAATGATCCCCTTTTGACCGTTGTCGCTGATTTCCACCGACAGCATCTTGCCTACGGAGAGGCTCGCGACTTCCTTGGCTTCCTTGATCGCGTCCTTACCGACACCGATGCTGTCTTCCAGCGCGACTTGCTTGCCGAACGCGGGCAGCGCATCTTTGTAGCTTTCTTGCGAGAGCATCGAGATGGCGCCCGCGGCGTTTCCGGCGAGGTTGCCCCACAGGTTACCTGCGGTGCCGCTCGTGATCGGGTCACGGCTGGGGTTAAATTTGTCCAACGTAGCCATCACGTTGACATTGCCGATGTGGGCCGAGAGGGCGATCGCTTGCAGGTAGTAACCCGCAAACATCGACTGCAGGGCTTGCATGGCATCGTACGTAGCGTCATGGTACAGCACATCGGCGTCGACCAAGCAAAGCGGTTCCACGCGGGCGGGTTTGCTGTATTCGACAAGCGAATCCGCACGCATGGCAGCGACTGCGCCGATGGCGTCACGGATAGCGTTGATACCGATGCTTGCACCGGCGACTGCGGCGAGTCCGGTCATGATTTTCCTTCTTTCAGATTAAGGTTTTCAAATGGCTGATCCATACAACATAACTGTAGACGACATCCTGACGGCGGCCTCAACTGGTCAATCCGTTTCCGATATGGTCGATCAAGTTTTCCAGCTTGGACCGGCAGGCTCGTTTGATACAGCCATTGGTAACACCGTGTTCGGGCTGAACCATCGGCAACAACCTCCTGCGATCCTCAGCAATCGTGACCATTACGGGTATACGTTCTTTACGCGTCCCCGCATGAACATGACTGATGAGAACCTTCGGACACAGCGTCGCTTTGGTCCGCTGCTCTCGCAGCAGGATTACAGCTGGCAACGCGCCGTGCGCTGCACGCTTGACCCCGAGCTCGCCTGGGCAGACACGCCCGTGACGTGTTCACTGGTGGACCGGCAACAAGCGTTCATACCAATCCTCTCGAACACCCTCCTGTCCATGTCAGGGTGGCCGGACCTGGAAGCCCAGACATTCACCGCGCATGAAGGCATATACAAGGAGTCCTTCAGCATCGTGGATAGCGTGGTCGACAGGTATGAGACATACGATATAACCGCCAATTTCCGGAACCTGCCGGGCGATCCTGTCACGTTGATGATGATGTCGTGGCTCTTTTACGAGTCCTACGTCTACCTCGGCGAGCTCGTACCGTACCCGGACATGCTGATCAATAACGAGATCGATTATCAGACCCGGATTTACCGCCTGGTGATGGACCCCGATAAGCGACGTGTGCAAGGCATTGCAGCGTGCGGTGCAGGCTTTCCGGTGACGTGTCCGATTGGAGCAAAGTTTAACTTCGAGTCGGATCAGCCGTTGAATAAGAACATGGATCAGATCAGCGTGACGTTCCGCTGTGCAGGCGCCATGTACAACGACGACATCCTGATTGACGAATTCAACCGGACGCAGGCGCTGCACAATAACAACATGCACCCGAGTAACTTCTCGGGCTTTGGGCAGAATACGACCAATCCGAATTATCGGCTGCTTCAGCTTAACGAGGTGGAGCTCTTTAACCACACCGGTTATCCGCGCATCGACCCGGTCACCTACGAGTTACAATGGTGGGTCGATAAGACCACTTACGGGCGCATGCTGCCGACACTGAATTACCAGCAGGGGTTGATTCAACGCCTCGCTTCCCCGACGAGCTAAAGGAATAGAACATGGCTGCAACCATCAGCGCATTGCTCTCGAACATGCAGAACTACCAGAATAACCCTGCGTTGATTCAGCAGGACATTCTGGACCACCTGGACATAGTCACCAGCGGTGAAGTCAATATCGTCGACCCGTCCAACCCCTTTGTGTTCGGACTGGAGTCAGCGACCGTGTGCACCGCGGGCATGATGAGCAAGAGCGATACCAATACGCGACGTCAGTATCCGCAGTTGGCACAAACCCCGGAAGACCTGTATTACCACATGTCGGACTGGGACTACATCAACCGGTTTGCCGCCCCTTCGGTGGCGCTCTTTTCCTTCATCTTCGATAAGGATGAGTTGATCTCCAAGCTGGTGACTGACCCCGCGACCGGGGTGTCCCAGATCGTGATCCCACGCAACACCGTGGTGATGATTTCGGGCGTGCAGTTTAGTCTGCAGTACCCGATCGTGATTCGCCAGATGCAACACGGTGGTCTGAATGTGACGTATGACGGCAGCGAGCCGTCGCCGTTGCAGGAACTGACCTCCAATGTGATCGACTGGGAAATCCGCACGGTCAATGGCACGAACTGGCTCTTCTTTGATGTGCCACTGTACCAGTTCAATATCCTGTCCACGCAGCAAGGGGTGGTGCTCGCTACCAAGTGGCAGACCACCATCAGCTTTAGCGACCAGTTCTACTATGCTCGCGTGTGGGCTGAAAACAGTGATGGTACCTGGAGCGAACTGCTCACGACGCATTCGATCGAAGTCTACGATCCGACCACGCCGACCGCAGTCCTGCAAGTGGTGAACCAGACGCTCACGGTCACGATTCCGCAGATCTATATCACTAGCGGGCAGGTGAAGACGTCGGTGCGGGTGGACCTGTATCAGACCAAGGGCGACATCAACATGGATCTGTCGTCGTATCCGCAGAGCGCCTATTCGGCGAACTGGCTGGCGATCGATGCGAACGACAATCTGCCGACCAACTTCTCGGCACCGCTGAAGGGCTTTAACCAGCTGGCGATCTGGTCCAATGATCGGACCGTGGATGGCAATAACGGGCTGACATTCAGTCAGTTGCGCCAGCGCGTGATGACCAACTCGACCGGTGCGCAGAACCTGCCGATCACCAACGTGCAGGTGCAGGCGGCATTGCAGAACATCGGCTACGATGTGGTCGAGAATGTGGATAACATCACCAACCGGGTGTTCCTGGCCACGCGTGCGATGCCGGACCCGACCAACCCGGCGTTGATTACGTCTGCGGCGGCTTCGATCGAGACACTCTCGACGACGCTCACTGCGCTCACAACACTCGAGTCGGTGATCAATAACGGTAACTCACTGACGATCACGCCGGACACCATCTACCAGAGCACCAGTGGTGTGGTGAGCGCGGTGCCCACCGCAGCCGTGAAAGCGTTGCTGGCTCTGCCGCCGGACCAGCGGGCACTGGCTGTCACCAAAGGGCAGTACTTCTACTCACCCTGGCATTACGTGCTGGATAACACGGGGCCGGAGTTTGAAGTGCGGCCGTACTATCTGGATGCGCCGCTCGCGGACACCACGTTCTTTGTCTCGGAGAATGATACGACGCTCTTGCAAGTGAGCACCAAGAGCTATCAGATCACCAAGAACGCCGACGGCTCAGGCTATACGCTCACGATCAGCACGTCGTCCAACGATGGCTGGAAAGCCCTGGCCGATGACAAGGTGTATGTGCAGCTCGCTTACATCCCGGAAGGCGAGAGCGGGTATGCTTACCTGATGGGCACGCTGGTCGGGACCAACACCAGCACCAACGAGCGGACCTTCTCGTTTGATCTGTCGTCGAACTTCAATGTCGACTCCAACGACATGTTGCAGTTGAAGAAGTTCCTGATGTACACGACCGATCCGATGCTCACTGCCTGTAGTCTCACGCAAACGTTCGAGATTCTGTACGCCGCGGACGCTGTGATGGATACGCAGTGGAAGCCGGGTGAGATCGACGCGATGCTCGGCATGTTCCTCTTGCCTGCAACCGCGGTGGGTGTGACGCACGAGCAAATCCGCGTGAAGTTCGGCTCTTCGTTGACGACGCTCTGGGCATCGACGCGCACCGTGAATGATGCGGTCACCTATCGGACTTGGCCGATGGATGTGCTCTCGTACTACACGAACGATGTGTATGGCGACCCGGCGGTGACGATTGTCAATGGTCAGCTGGTGCAAAACATCGTGCACCGTGCAGGCGACCCGGTGATTAATCCGGCAACGGGCCAACAGGTCTTGCTGCATGCGGCAGGCGATGTGATGAGGGACGTGGATGGCAAGCCGATTCCGATCGGCACGCAAGACACCCTGCGTCAGATTGACCTGATGTTGCTTGAAGGCGTGTACTGGTTCGCTACCGATGCGATTGCCACGGGCTACCGCACTGAGCTGGTGGATACGGTACTCGCCTGGTTGACGGAAGATCTGGTGAGCTTCCAGGCAAGGTTGCTGGAGCAAACCCGTATCTACTTCTATCCGAAGGCGACCACGGGGAACATCAACGTGATGATCAACGGAGGCTTGAAAACCACCGTCGCAGCTGGTCAGTCGTTTAAGATCACGCTCTATGTTCCGGCTTCCGTCTACAGCAACAGCGATCTGCAGAATCAACTGGTCAAGACCACGATCAGCACGATCTCGACGCAGCTGGAGAACGCAACCGTCGCCGATTCGGCGCTGAAGGTAGCGCTGATGAAGATCTACGGCGAGGATGTGATTGACTGTGAGGTCGCGGGTCTGGGTGGCTCGGGCTCGATCTCGGTGATGACGGTGATTGATGCATCGAACAAGCTCAGCATCCGTAAGCGTCTCTTTGCCCAGTCGGATAACAGTCTGATCGTGCAGGAAGACGTTTCCATAAATTTCATCCAACACGAGCTCACCTAATCATGGATACGGAACTCAAACCTGTGTTCGTGAAGACGATGCCGCCGGAGTTGGAGCAGGGCGTGCTTTACGTGTCAGAGGAGTACGAGCTGGCGATCCATCTGTGTGCGTGCGGATGGTGCAAAGAAAAGACCGTGACACCGTTCAAAGACTTCCCGAACGATCGCGGCTGGACCTACGCACGGGACGCAGAGGATCGCGTGACGTTGCATCCTTCCATCGGGAATTTCCAGATGCCTTGCAAGTCGCACTACTGGGTGCGGGAGAACAAGATCGTCTGGTGTTAACGGCATAAGGCCCAGGGGTTTCCCCCTGGGCTCTATGACGCGTTTACGAGGCTTTGAAGAGGTTCTTCACCGTACTGGCAGCGTGGCGTTGCCGCATGCGCTCAGCCTGCTTAGCGAGCGCCTGGATGGCTTCTGGGGCCTTGCTGTCATGTGAGGACACTTCCAAGTCCCGATAGATCGCTACCGCAAGTCGATAAGCAAAACCGGTCACGCGGGCCGCCATGGTTTCCACGATGGAACGGTACGCATTCATGCGGTTAGCAATCATCGACAGATCGCGCACATCCTGACGCACCGAGTCCAGCGCTTCACGCATTTCCGAGGCCATCGAGTGCTCCGGCATGTCTTCGGCGCCATCGGTCAAGATATTGCCAATCCCGACTTCGAGCAGATCCAGCCACTTCTCGATGGTGAGCAAGCGAAAAGCGACATCCCGGCCGGTTTCGATCAGCTTCTTGGTCGGTCCCGTCGAAAGGGCTTGCGCCATCGAAGCGAACACCATCTCAAACGAAAGCGCCAGATGCGGCTCGCCTTCGCTGGCCTGCAGGTAGATGTGGTTGTAGTTCGACGCCACATCCTGCAGATTCATCTGACGACCCTGAAAGCTCACCTGCACGCGCTGGTTCAGCACATCCAACGTGCGGCCTGCGATGAGCTGATCGGCAAACGAGGTCGAGCCCTTGTTGGCCAACACGCCCGAGAGCGCGGTAGCTTTCTGGTTCATCACCGAGAGCGCTTGCTCCATGGTGTCAACGAGGGCTTCGGTGGCTTGTGACCACGGACCGTTATCAACGATGTCGTGAAAGATCGGGTTACGACCTTCCATGAACTGACGCACTTCGTCACTGGCTTCGGTGTCGTACAGATAGTGCGCGACCAGCTTATCGAAGTCACTGACATGCTGGGTCTGACCGTGCTGGTCTTTCAGATCGACGCCGCGTTTGATTTCCTTCACAGCCGCTGAGGCGAGGCTCTTGAGCTCCTCCAGATCCTTGACGATCTCGTCGGCGCGGTACTCCTGCTGCTTGGCGGACTGCGTGACTTCTGCCAGGATCTGCTCATTGGACTTGCTCATGAGCTTTTCGTTCGGGTCCCGCGAACCCACGAGCCAGAGCACGAAGCGCCGGATCATTTCGCGAATGCGCCGAATGAGATCGGCGAAGGTGCTCTTCAGCTTATCCCACAGCGACTCCATCGCGGGCTTGTAGCGCGTGAGGGTGGGTGACTTGCTGTAGTAGTTCAGGTGCTTATTGCCGTCGAACTCGGGGTAAAGACGCTTGGCTTCCTGGGCGAAAGACTGGTTCATACCGCCGACCTTTTTCAGGTCGGCGAGTACGTACTGGAGATCTTCCAGGCAGGCGGACTCCGCCGCGATGATCCTCAGGTCGTCTTTGAGCTCGGGCACTTCACCCGGCACGACTTCCTTAAAGATGTCATGCGCGGTGAGCTCATCCATGACGGCCACGTCAGGCAAAGACTTCACCTCAACGATGTCATCGCCAAGCGTTGCTTCTTCGTCGAGTTCGACCCCGTGATTGAGGCCGAATTCCGACAGGTCCATTACGCGTGCTCCGTCACCGAGATGATGGTCATCGCTTCGCGCACGAGATTGAAGATCTCGTCCTTGTGGTCGTTGACGAACTGGTGCATGTCGTCCGCAAGCCAGAGCGTAGCACCTGCCCAGCAATCGACGAAGCCGAGCTTGGCTTCCACGTTATACTGCAGGCCCGGATAAGCCGCCGAGTAACGCAGCAGCCAGAAAGCGCGCATGGCTTCACGGCAGTAGCGCGTGTCGAACACCACTTCTTCGTTGAAGTCCGCGATGTAGTTCGAGGCACCCAGTGCGACTTGGGTGAGGAAGTAGTTGCTCGGTTCGACTTCGAGCGCGAGCGACGGCAGGCTCAGCTTGTTGGCAATCGCGATACCGACGGCTGCGCCGATAATCTTGCCGCGCTCGCTCGGGTCCTTGATATAGGTGTCGGCGTAGCGGGAGAAGCCCAGAAACTTGATGTCCATGTTATTCAGTCCAGTGACAGAGGGTTAAAACAGTGTCTTGAGTTCCGCTGACTTGACAAACAAGTCATTGGCGGCGAGGGTTTCCAGTTCTTGCTGGAGCTTCTCTTGCTTCAGACGATTGCGCTTCTCGCCCGAGAGGAAGTTGCCGAGGATGTCAAAGAGCTGGAAGCGATCCTTCACGGTGGCGAGCAGCTTGTCCACCGCGACGATGTCTTCCTTGATGCGTACGGCCAGTTCCTTGGCGAGATCGCGGTCTTTGAGTTGCTCGACGAGCTGATCGCGAATGCGCTTCAGACGCACACCCGGTCGATCGTAGATGGGGTCACCCGGACCATCGGCGCAGATCCAGGCCCACAGGAAGAAGACCGGCACCAGGATCGCCCCCACCAGCGGGGTGACTGCCATCCAGAGCGTACCCAACAGCATCAGCACCTTGATGGACTCCAGCATCACGTACATGCCGGTGGAGCGCACCGAAATGTCCCCCACCAAATGGTGGACCTTATCGAGCGAGGTGATGAGATCACGCTGAGCGCCATGGCGCGCGGCAAACTGGTCAGCGAGTTGCTCCCAGTTATTGAAGTCGTACAGCTCCGAGCCGATTTCCGAGCGGGCGTTCTTGGTGATTTCCTGGATGATCACCACCGTGGCGGTTTTGCCGCCTGCGGTTTGGGCGAGTTCCTTCATGGTGGTCTCGTCCAGGTTCAGCGCCCGTGCTGCCGAGATGAGGACGAGTTCGCGATCACTCACGTCGGTACTTTCGTCCAGCCCCTTGGCCACCCCTGCCAGCACCTGATTGGTGGTGACCGAATGCCACAGGTATTCGAAGCCCGTGAAGAGATGGCCGAGCTCATGCAGGGTAATCGCCGAGAGTTCAGCGGCAGTAAAGCCACCACCGGCAAACTTGCCCGAGACCCACCAGTCCGACATATTCACGAGACACTCCATCTCGCTGAATACACCCGACACCGTGCTCTTGGCCAGATTCACCGACCCACGGATCGCACCGCCCGCTTTCTCGATCATCTTGAGCGAGGGGGCATTGGTGTACCATTCGCGATACACGTTGTGGATAAGCGGGTTGTTCTTGTCGACGGTGGGGGGCAGACAATAGGCGCCGCCATCGTCCATCGTGAACTTGACCTTGATGCCGGTGCGCTTGAAGAGCAGGTCCTCGATGGCGATGGCTTCTTTCGAGGCAGCCATCGCCTTGGTGTCGAGCTTTTTCATCGCCTCGTAGAGGGCGGTGAGCTCTTTGTGCAGGCTGTCGTCCTGGAACTCGATCATCTCGAGTGCGGCCTGATTTTTGACCGTCAAAAGTTGAGATTGACTCTTCATGATTTCCCTAGGGTGATTTCATCAATAATCAGAAAATACCGAAGGCGGCCATCTTCTGACGTGAATGTCATAGAAATGAAGCCGCCGGAGCGAACATGCTACAAATGTTGTTGGAATGGTTGCGTAGTCTGCCACTGGATCAGTGCAATGCCTGTCTGGAACTCGCGGGGGCGGGGCTTCGGATGCTGGACTGTTACCGGCTCTACCAAGCCAAACGATTCGTAGGAGGATCGATTTTTACGGCCCTGTTCTTTTTTGGCTGGGGCATGTTCAATGTGGTGTATTATCCGTCGTTGCACCAGGTCTACAGCTTTGCGGCAGCCCTTGCGCTGACAGCTGTGAACGGCCTGTGGATTGTGATGGCGGTGTTTTATAATTGGCGTTACAACAAACAACAGGGTCTATCAGCATGAGCGAAGCTACGAACCTTCAGGCAGCGGAAAAGCCGATCGGCTACGAATGCCGGTTCGCTGTGTATTGCCCGCCGCAAAATGGCAGTGAAGATGACTGGCATTTGGTAAAAGAAATCGCCCACTATGCCCCGAGCCCGGCGCATCCTGAAGGGCGTCGCGAACCGCGCACACGGCTCGTGAAGAATTACACGTATCCCTTCTACGTTACCAAGAAGGGCGGTCGTAACCACGAGCAGAAGAAAGAGTGGGAAGAGCTCACCATGCTCGATCGCTTTGAGTCCACCCGCAGTAAGCGTGATCGGGCAATTGCCAAAGCCCTCGGCATGGGTTGGTTCCAGGGTGACCCGCGTCAGTTAGCCCGCAGTCCTTACCTGTACGGCTCGGACATTCTGTCGACCGCGGTGCTCAAGAAGACGTATCAGCAGAAGTGGCCTAACCTGATGTCCGGGTATTCGGTGGCCTGCTTCGATACGGAAAAGGATGTCGTCTACGGCACTGAAGAAATCAACATGGCGACGCTCTCCTTCGGCAAGAAGGTGTTCACCGCTGTGCAGAAGTCGTTCGTGGAAGGGCTCTCGAATGTACAAGAGCGCGCCCACGAGACCTTCAAGAAGTATCTGTCCGCGATTGACATGAAGGACAAGAAGGGTGAACCGATCACGGTGGACGTGATTGAGAAGCGCGGGCTCGAGTGGGAACTCGTCTTCGTGGATCGCGAGATCGACGTGATTGTCGAGTGCATGAAGAAAGCGCATGAGTGGAAGCCCGACTTCGTGGCGATCTGGAACATCGACTTCGACATGCAGATGATGGTCAAGGCGTGTGAGCGTGCCGGTTACGATCCCGCCCACATCTTCAGTGATCCGTCGGTGCCGCCTGCGTTTCGGCACTTTAAGTACAAGCAAGGTCAGAAGCAGAAGAAGACGGCTTCGGGCAAGCTCACGCCGATTAAACCGGCTGACCAGTGGCACAGTGTCTTTACCCCGTCGTCGTTTTACTTCATTGACGCGATGTGCGTGTACCGGAAGATCCGAATTGCCAAAGGGGAAGAACCGTCCTACGCCCTGGATGCGATTCTGGATAAGATCCTCGGGGCGCGCAAGCTCAAGTTCAAAGAAGCCGAGCAGTACACCAAGCTGGAATGGCACCAGTTCATGCAGCTGAACTTCAAGCTCGAGTATATCGTCTACAACGTGTTTGACTGCGTGTCGATGGAAATGCTCGATGAGACCACGCTCGACTTACAGGTGGCCTTGCCCGGTGGTTCAGGTTGTTCGGACTTCAGCAACTTTAAGAGCCAGCCGCGTCGTACGGTGGATGACTTGCATTACTTTGCGCTCGATTTGGGCTTAGTGATTGGGTCGACCTCCGATGAGATGCAAGTCGATCTGGATAAGCTGACGCTCGGCCTGGAAAACTGGATCGTCACCTTGCCTGCGCATTTGGTGGCGGACAACGGACTCAAGCTGATCGAGGAGTATCCGGAACTGCGTACCAACATCCGCGTGCACGTGGCGGACTTGGACGTGTCGGCGTCGTACCCGAATGGCGAGGTGGTGTTTAACATTGGCAAGTGTACCACCAAGAAGGAACTGTGTCGGATCGAAGGAGTACCCGAACAGTTGCAACGTGCGCAGGGTATTAACTTGTCGGGCGGTCACACCAACGCGGTCGAGTTCTGTGTGGACTTGTATGGGTTGCCTCACATGGAACAGTGGCTTACCGCCTTCCGTCAAAGTCGTGGGATGCCAGTGGTGCGGGATGCCCTGGAGGATGCAGACCTCGCCAAGATCCAAGCCTGGATTGCACGTGGTGAAACGCTGAATCCGGTGGAACACCTGCCGAATCAGAAGCGTCTGGAAATGACCTTGCCGGGTGCACACCGTGAGCTGGATGCCGATGGCAACTGGATCGACCTGACAGGCGTTGACGGCGAAGAAGGCACGGCACTGCAACTCGAGCTGGCATAAAGCCAAAAAAAAAGAGATGACATACTGCCCTCCCCGTAACGGGGAGGGCTTATGCCGCCGTTAGCCGACGACTGTCACCCAGCTTCTGCCTTCGCGGGTAATAACGTGGTTGTTCACGTCCGTGTGGTCGAGGCTGCCATCGATGAGGCAGAGCACTTGGTCTCGTCCGAGGATGGTGATTTCACCCGCGTGACCGCTTTCCATGCTTGTTCCTGCGATGATGATGCCGTGCTTCTTGCACACCTCAGCGATCTCGAGGATCGCTGTTTGAAGTTCTGCTTGGGTCTTTGCCATCTTACTTCTCCTTATCAATAAAGAAATACTGTTTCCATTTCTCTGCCTGGCTTTTAACTCTGTACTGAATCGTAGAAAGTGTAACGCCTAGTGCGCGAGCGAGCTCGTTCATGCTGCTATAGCGAACCCCGTTTGCGCATACTGCTTTTCTATTTGGGTTCGATAACATCATTTTTTCAAGATCCTCTTTGGAATGTTTCCTCCCTGAAGAACTCACCCGTAGCTTCTCTCGAGTCTGCTCACCCACAACACGATTTCGGCCTGCCAGGCCTATTTTCTTTTTGGTCCCCTCTGAGTGAGTATGACCTTTTTTGGCTTTCGAAATATTCTCCGAGTGCTTCTGAGTTCTAACTTTGTTCTTCAGCGCTTTGGAAATGCTTTGCTTGCTTTCCTCGGAGTGGGTGCGGCCGCGCTTGGTGAAGCCTCCTAGACTACCTCGAGTCTTGTCTAGGATTCTCTTATCGTCCGCAGGAGTCCAGTTCTCCACGAGATCAGCAAGAACCTCATTGATGTCAAGCTTCGGTTTACGTTTGGTCATGATTTACTCGTAAAAGAAAAGCAATCTGATAAACCCCCTCTGCACCAAGGGGTTTATCAAACGCTCTAGTTAAGCTGCTTTCAGATGCGAGAGCCAGTGGTCAGGATAGTTCTCCGGATAGTTCACCATCTCGGCTGCCAGCTCCTTGATAGCTCGCATACTGGTGGACGGTAGATGGTCCCAGTGATTATCCAGGAACTCGACCAGCTCGCGCTTCTGGGTCTTGGTAAGCCCGAAGATGTTATTCTTCATGGTAACCGCCGCAGTCCACCCCCAGCTCAGCTCTCGATCGAAGTTATACTCCGCATACGCCACGCGATCGCGAATCGCTGCCTCGTCGATCTGGCGAGCTTTCTTTGGAGCCGGGTTGGAGGGCGCCAGCGGGTGGTTGGACGTCACGATAAAACTGATGTTATCTGTCGGGATAGCAATGCCGACCCCGTCCTTGGTCTGGTAGTGACGCAGAGCACGTGCGCGCAGCTGATCCATCTCGTTCTCACTATTTTCGTAGATCTGGATCTGCGCGGTCATGTTCTTGTTCCACGAGAACACGTTACGATCTTCGTCCAGCGCGCCCTTCATTACCGATAACGAAATGCGGTCCATGAAGACGGAATCGCAGTCGTCGATCCAGACAAAGATGTCCTTGTCCTTCGCGTCGTAGGCTGCCGTGGCGAGCTGGATCGCCATCGCGTTCATGGTAGCCACACCAATCACTTCAATCAGCTTGATGCGATGCTTCTTGGCGGTGTTACGCACCGTGACTGACTTACCGATCCCGGAGGGGCCGACGATGTAATGGTGGCGCTTGGCACGGAACTTCACATCCGTTTTCTTCAGTGCATCAGTGACCTTCAGCTCTAGCTGCTGAGTCATGATTTCACCGCGCTCCATGTTTTGGCGTTGTTTGGTCGTAAAGGGCTTCATTGTAATTTCCTTTTCTATTCTAAGTTGATCAACTCATTCCGGACATAAAGGAGGCCGAAGCCTCCGATTCCGTGTTACTTTCTTATTTCGTGAGGAAGAGCGGACCCTTCCAGTTCATATTGCCGACCGTCATCACGAGATCCTCGGCGGTCTTGAGCCTGACCTCGGTGAAGTCACCGTTGAGAAAGAAGGTGACGTCGACGTAGCCGATTCCGACCCCCTTTTCTTTCTCGCGCTCGTAAATCGAGTAGAGATAGCGCAGGTCATCTTCGCCGTGGTCATGGAACGGGTAGGCGTTATCGACAAAGACTTCGAACAGTACGTCGAGATACTCAAAGGCGTCAGTCTTCACCATCAACGCCGTCGTGTCGAATTCACCGTCTTCAGACTTCGTAACGGTACGCATTTTAAAGCTGACTTCACTCTCGAAGCTTGCGCTGTGCTCCATGTGAATGCCCACGCACTTGGCAGCCCGAATGATGAAACCGTCTTCCGACTTGATGATCTTGTCCAGCATTTGTGATACCGCTTGGTTACTCATGATACTCTCCTGAATTATTGATCAACTCTAAAGGTCATAGGCGGGAAGCCGAAGCCTCCCGTTACGTCGTTACAGCCACGGCATCCTGGACGGGCTATCTGTATCTTTACGCTCGGCTTCGAGACGAGCTGCCGCTGCGTACTGCCCCGCCAACACCCTGGTACGACCAGCGCTCAACCCAAGCGTGGCCGAGATTGTCAGGTACGTAAAACCGCGCGCGTGCAGATCGTGAATCACCTTGCTCAGCAGCATGGCCGCACAGTGAACCAAGTGATTAGCCCGTTCGACGTCGCGACTGAGATAGATAGTGTTATCCGCCTCGGTTACCCAGTCCCATTGTCCGGGTGTCAGCACTTGATCGAGCTTGTGCAGCGAACGAATTCGATTCACGTGCTCTTTAAAACGCTGGTGGTAAGTGCGCCGCGCTTTCTCGGTTTTGTCTTTCGCCATCCGGATACGAGCCTCTTCGACCAGTTCGTTGTACTTCTTCATGGCGAACTCACCGATACTTTCTAAGTAATCGCGATTGGGATCATGCGGGCTGTGCTCCCAGTCTCGATCAAACTCTTCGGTCCAACTCACGACGAGATCGAACAGTCCCCGCGAACCGTCCAACAGCTCCATGATGCCGTCGCTCAGGTCCGCCTTCATCTCCGCACAGCGCACGCCGAGGAACATCGAGATGTCAAAGAGAATCTCTTGTCGGCGCTGATAATCGACAACCGTTTCTTCGGCCGCGCGTTCGTAACCTTTACTCATGTGTTGCTCCTTGTTTCTAATCATTTCAATTTAGTACAGATCGATGACCAGCGGGGGATTTTTAATCTTTCCCAGCCAGGCGCGGGCTTTTTGCAGTGAACGTGGCACGAGCTTGGGCTTGAGTCCCATGCCCGGTTCCACCAGGATGAAATAATAGCCCTCCGGCGTCTTGTAGAGGGTCTGCTTGCCGCCCCAGCGGTTGCCGACAACCCACACCCTCAGAATTGGGTGAGCGGTCTGCAGGTCGTATGTCCTGCGTCGGTGCACGAGTCGTGCTTGCTCGTAGTCCCAAGGCAGGTCATGACCGTAATGATCGATTTCACTCCAATTCATTTCCTCTCTCCTGAGGGTCATAGCGGGAGGCCGAAGCCTCCCTTATGTCGTTAGTCCCGGTATTCAATCCGGAACTTCGTGACGGGGTAGCTGCCATCCCCGCACAGATCTTCTTCGAGCTCCGACGAATCAAACACACCGGGATACGCTTCGTCGATCGCGTCACGCCGCACGCAGTCGCAGCTCGCGTTGTTCTCTTCCCAGTCGAAGATGGCGTAGTGGCCTTCGTAGCCGTAGCCATAGTCCTTGGTGATCTCGTACTCCTTGCCCTTGTAAAGCAGGGAGAGCACCGCAACCGTGCGCTTACGCACCAACGGACCTTCCGATTCAGTCCACTCGAGCGTGTTGTAGAACTTCGGCAACAGCTTGAGGAACTCGGTCACCTGGGCTTTGAACATCTCGCGGTCTTCTGCGCTGTCGAAGTACATCGCGCGCTGGTACATTTCGCCACCATCAGCACGCGGTACATCGGGCTTGCCGTAGCGCCCCACGAAGAGCGGATTACCAAACGCCGAGCCGGTGAAGCTCAGCCGGTATTCCGTCTTACCGAACTTCGACGCTTGCTTGATAAACGCGGCATCTTCATCGCTCACTGCTTCGAAGAGTTCGCGCTCCGGGATGTACGGACCCGTGAAGGTCTTTTCGAGCACCCATTGCTTAAAGTCCTCAGGCGGCTCGACGTTATGCTCTTTGACGTAGTGCATGAGCCCTTCGGGCCAGCACCAGTCTTCGATGCGGAACTCTCTGTAGCCATTGCTCTCACCGCAGCACCGGCAGGTCGATGAACCCCGATAGTGCTCGATGAACTGGTAGATGAACTGCCAGCGCGGCGTGAGCGAATTGTACTGCCAGAACGGGATCGAAGGCTTACCAGTGATCTGGCGTGCTTCAAAATCATCATTCCAGACCTTTGATGCTTTCTGTACCTTGACTAGTTCATTCCAGTAGACCGCTTCGATCCACGCGAGGTTGAGCAGGAACTCATCTTGTCCTACCCACTTCTCTTTCTGCGGCAACGGCCACGGGAACGTGGGTTCTGCATCGCTATACCAAAATCCAACTTGTTTCATGTTCTTCTCCTTGTAATCAACTCATTCCGTACTACGTTTTTAAGCGGCGTACTTGCCGGGGTTGTTCGCCTTGTGACGGCGCACCAAGTGATCCCACGGACAGAAACGACCATCCTTAAACGCTTGGTTGTAACGCGTCTTGAAAGCCTCGATGAATTCGTCTCCGCCTGCGAGGGCTTCAGCGATCAAAAGGTCTTCATTGGCAGAGGAGGCGCGCCAGCCTGCGTTACTGTCGCTGTATTCGTAGGTCCAGTCGTGACGATCGAGCTTCTCCTTGAAGTGATCGATCGGCCGCATGAACTTCTCGCGCATCTCCGCAATGCGACGCTTATACATCTCGGCGGTGTTCTGTTGTGCCTGACGCACGGCGGCATGGACGATCCCCATGATCATGTCTTCGCGGGCCTGGTGAAACGCATCGACGCCGCGAGGACCTAACTGCATGGCGCGCGCAAAGAGACGGTCTTCCTCTTTGAAACGCGTGCAGAAGTCGCAGTACGAGTTGCTGAAATTGGACCACTCGTGCTTTTCAAGCGTAGCCATGAACTGCTCCAGGCTCTCACTGGGTCGACGTACGTCGCGCTTTGTAGCAGGACGCTCAGTGCGCAGCGTAGGTTCAGTACGCTCGGCGCGACGGGGGTCACGTTGTTGCAGTAGTTGGGGTGCACGGATCATGAAGGTTAGTTCCCTTGTAGTCAACTCTATTAAACCAGTTATAATTGGTGCCCATCTACTCGATAGGTCTCCCGCGTAACAATTGTGTAATATAGATCCGAAAAGTTCTAGGATCGACGGCATAGAGGGAGGACCGTAGTCCTCCCAGGCTTTATGCCCCGTAGAGCTGGGTACATGCCCCGTAGTTGCTGGCCATCTTGGTGTCGTACTGGTTCGCCGCGTAGTTCGGACCGTTGTAGACCTTCGCAAAGAGGGCCCAGTTACGTGCCTTCAAGGCGGTCTGCAATTGACCACTTGCGTACTTCTGGCAAAACGAGACGAACGCCATCAGGTGGGTATCTTCAGACTTGCGCATCGCCGTCACAAAGGAGCCAACATCAGCATAACCACAGAACGAGAAGTTCTCGCCCATGATCTGGAAAAGTCCCCAGGAAGCGGACATCATCGCACAGTCCTGGTCGATCGCAAATGCCCGGTTAAAGCGCGGGTACTCACCCGCCCCACCCGAGTAGCCACCCGACTGCGGATTGCAGATGTCGCTGTTGCCTGCTGCCATCAACTTATTGACCTGGGCCTGGCCGTACTTCTTCACCAGATAGCCGTAGAACTTGTGGCGCTCAAAGAGGATGATACAGCGACCATCAGGCAAGAAGCCCGCACCACTGGTTTCGGTCATGCACACGGCGCGCACCGCAGACTGACCAATCCCGAGCAATTGCGCGGCATCTACATAGTCCGGCGTTTGCAGATACTTGCCCGTGATAAACGCATCCAGCAGATTCTGGGTTGAGGCGTCGTAAAGACCCGAGGCCGGAATGCCTTGCTTGGTCTGGTATTGGGTGAGCGCAGTAATCGAGAGCGGCCCAAAGTTACCGTCCGGTTTTAGCGGCGGCGTGATGCCCTGTTTTTCATTCAGTGCTTTCTGAATGCCCTTGGTGTAATCGATGTCAAACTGGTTCGGTACTGCAGCACCCAGCTTCACCGGTGTGATCAGCGTCATCCCTACTCCCTTAACGTAATAGAACCCCCGAGGCATGGAACCCCGCTATAGGATTCCATGACCTCGAGGGCACTATGCCGCTAAAGCAGCCGTATTACTTACTTGTCAAGCGACTGCAAGTGATCGATCACAGCGTGACGGTGTTTCGGCTCGAGCTTCTCGAGAAAGCCGATAACCGAGTGAATCACGCGGTGTTCGAACTCTTCTGCTTCTTGGACGATCTTGTCGATCAGACCCAGACCGGCTTCCGTCACCTGATGTTCCGGTTCAGCCGGGGTTTCCGGCTCGGACGGCAGTTCGGGGGTCGGGTCGACCGGCACTTCCGGCGTGACCGGTTGGACCGGGTCCGTCGGTTGCGTCGGCTCAGCGGGTGTTTCACCAGCAGCCGGTTGCTCAGCGCCAGTAGCATCGCCACCAGTCGAAGCATCGGTTGCCGGAGCCGAAGGGTCCGTAGCGTCACCTGCCGCGGGATCAGTCGGTTCTTGTGCGGGGGTGTCACCACCTTCTGCCGGGGTATCGCTACCTGCGGCTTGGTCGTCTGCGGGCGCAGCCGGTTGTTCCGGGCTCACCGGTTCTGCGGCTTGACCAGCGTCCGCTGCATCGCTGTCTCCAGCCGGAGCGCCAGTGTCGGCAGCCGGGGCTTCGGGAGCGGCAGGAACATCACCCGTAGCGACGTCTTGATCAGCAGCCGGAGCTGCCGGTTCGTCCGTCGTTGCTGCGGGTGCGTCGGCCGGAGCTCCGGCCGACGGATCTTGGACGACAGGTTCGACGCCTGCATTGGCTGCCGGATCGACTTCTTCCGCAGCAGGATCGACTTCATCGGTAGCAGGCGGAACTTCCGGCGACGGATCGACCACCGGGTCCGTCACAGCAGCTACATCGCTGGTGGGTTGATCCGCTGCAGGTGCTTCCGGCTGAGCTTCGGCCGGTTGGTCCACAGGTTGTTCTGCGGGCGTGTCCACAGCCGGGGCGACCGGGTCGGTCGACGACGGCTGGGTGTGCTCGATCACTTCTTCGTCCGAAGGCGAGGCGGGGACAGGTTGAACAGCAACCGGTTCATCCGATTCTGCCGGGGCTTGGGCCGGATCGACAGCTACGGGAGCTGCCGGATCTTGAGCCGCTGCATCGCCAGCGTCGGTTCCCGAAACGGGTTGCGTCTCTTGTCCAGCATCGACTGCCGGGGTATCCGTCGCTGCAGATACGTCCGTGACGACCGGGTCTGCTCCAGCGGGCGCAACTTCAGGCGCCACGACCGGTTCGACCGTGCTGCTATCCACATCTGCAGAACCTGCTCCTGCGTCAGTGGCGGGTTGTTCTTGGGTTGCATTGGCTTGTGCATCGTCCGTTGCCGGAGCGACGTCCGTCGTGGCCGGGGTAGCAGCTGCGGTGGCTGCGGCGGCTTGCGCGACGTTGGCAGCAGCTTGCGCGACCGTAATCCCTGCCGGTTGGATCAGCCCGTGACTATCGAGCTCTTCCCCTTCTTGCAGCGAGTACTGTTGAGCTTGGCCGTTGCTGTCGAGGTACGTCACGACGATTTGGCTTGCGGACGAAACAGGCGCAGACTGGTCTTGATCTGCGGCTGGAATGTTATTGGTTTGACCAGCTTCCGCTTGCTGGTCTTGCGTTTGCGCTTGCACGTCCGACATTACTACTCTCCTGGTTGGGTTATGGAGCATAAGCAGCGCTCCATAGAATTGGAGCGCTGGAAGTTTATTTTGCTTATGCTTACAACCCGTCTAGGATCAGACGTTGTAGAAGTTAAAGAGCTTCTGCTTGCCTGCTTCGTTCACGCCGAATTCGAGCGTCTTCTTGAAGTCGACTTGGCGCGTCGCTGCTTGCCGACCTTGCGGGCTGGCGGTGAGTTTGACCAGGTTCAGCAACCGCTGGAACGCAGCCTGATCTTCCTTCGAGAGCGTCACATGCTCCATCGCACGAAACACGTACGACTCGTGGAACACGCCGTCCTTCTGGCTGTGGAACGCCTTGAGGATCGTGCCCCAGACGAGGAAGAAGTCGTCGTCCAGGCGGTTGACCGTGTTGCTCAGCACGCGATAGAGCTGCACTTGCCAGCGCACGGTGTCGGCGGTCGACAGGAGCTTCTTCGGCGCCATGCTGTCGATGTAGCCCTTCAGTTGCTCGAGCACCATTTTGCCGTAGGTGCTGGCTTCTGCTTGGGCCTTCTCGATGAGCGCATCAATTTCAGCGAGCACCGGCGCAGCGGGCTTGACCGGCGTCGGCGTGACGACCGCGGCGGTAACAGGCGCTGCCGGAGCAACCGGGACCGCCGGGGCAATCGGAGTTGCACCCGTTTGCGACGGGCCGGTCTGGGTCACGGTGCCGGACACGCCGCTCGATTGGGGAGCTTCTTGCGGGGCAGGCGTGATGGTTTCGATCTTGAGCACGCCGTTGGCGGCTTGCTCTTCGTTCGGTTGCTGCACTTCGTCCTGGGGTTGATTGTCTTGCGTGCTCACTTCTTCTCCTTCGGAGGGGTTGGTTGCTTGGATGGTGTCACTTTGACTGACACCGGAACTTTGCGGTTCACCACCGCTTGAAACGGACTCGGGTTCATCAGCACTCCCGTTATCGGTACCAGCAGCATCCGAGGTCGTCGTGCCAGCGGCGACAGATGCACTTGCGTTTCCCGCCGGTTCAGCCGCATTGACCAAGCCGTTATTGGGCGTGAAGTCCAGGCGCTTCGCGGCGTCGAGTACGGATAGACCCGCGGGCTGAATCAAACCCGTCACCGGGTCATGCGATTCGCCCGGCTGCAAGATGTAGTACGCCTTCTTGCCGTCTTCCTGCTCATAGAGAACACGTGCTACAGGAATATTACCCATGATTATCTTCCTTACTGGATGGCTGTCTTGTAGTCCATGTGAGCGAGCGCGAGCTGCGTGCCGTGCATCTTCTTCATGAACAAGAGCATGAACTTCGAACCGTATTCCGAGACTGCTGAAGAGAGTGCGGTGGGATTCATCGACAGACGCGGACCCACGCACACGGCGCAGTAGTCGGTCTTTTCGAGTCGACAGAACATCGGTGAGCGAATCATCACCTTCTTGCCGAGGTAGTTGCCAATGGATTCCTCGGTGAGCTTTTCGCTCCCGCCATCGGTCACTACACTAAAGCCCATGTACTTCTTCTTGTTCTCGTCCGAGAGCGCGACCGGATTACCCAGGGTCGAGTGACAGTCTTCTTGCGTGACCATCATGTTCGACGAAGCACGCAGCAGCCACTTCACGGCTTCACCGCCGAGCATGGTTTCAGCACCCCGGTTGTACGAACCGGCCCGCAGCGAATCGTTCATGATCGGGAACTTGTTGATGTCCCAGCCTTCTGACAGCGAGTTCTGGATGAGGTCCACATCAATGCCATCGTCCAGACCCGCTTCTGCACCCGTCATCAGGAAGAGCTTACGTCGCACCACCTTACGGGACTTGTTCTCGATCAAGAAGCCTTCAGCATCGTCGCCCTTCAGGTACTCAGAGTCGAACTTAATCAGCTCGGCGTCGATCTTCGCAATCACCGCCGGATCATGCAGCTTATCCTTGTACTGCTCGAGCAACTGCGCTTTAAGCTCCGCCAAGCCAGGGGGTGCGGTCATGGCTTTGCGGGTGGCGGCCGGTACCCACAGTTGCGTGAAGCCTGCCAGGTAGAAAGCGGCGTCCGCCATCACCAGGTACTCTTTCACGTAGATGGGCTGCTTGCGTGGATCACCCAGATCCAGCACGGGCGAACCCGTCTGATCCGCGACTGCCGCATTGGCGGCGAGCACCATCTGGGCATTGGGTGTCGGATCATCCTGCAAGCGCGGTAGCACCATCTTCTCGATCGCCCCTGGGCTAATGCGGCCCGAGAGGTAGGGGATCTTGTTGCCGAAGGGGTAGGCGACAATCACCCAGTTAAAGAAGTACTGGCCGTAGCTCGTGGGGTGTGGGGTCGACTCCGTGTAGTTCGGAATCTGTCCGGCTTGCAGCAGGAACTTATCCTTGCGATTAAACGGTGCGATCGCCGGATCACAGCCTTCCAGCGGTAGCAATTCGTTCGTGTTCTCCGGATTGACGAAGAAGTACCCCGTGCGCGTCTGCACGATGCGATACGGGTACATGTCTTTCTGGTAGTCTTCCGGGCCCTCGTTGATGATGGAGAACGCGGAGATGACCCACGCACGGCGCCGGAATAACCCTGCGTTCATCGCCGCGATAAAGTAGTCGTGTTTCTTCATGGTTCACCTCACGCCGTCGTGTCGAGCCGACTCTCGTACGCTTGGAAGCGCACCAACAAGTCACTCACGGCGATGTCGATCTGCGTGATCTTGTTCACATCCGAGACCAGGTTATCCATCTCGGTCTTGATGACGCCTTGTGGATTGCCAAACCCGTCGCCTGAGTAGAAGGCCATGCCGAGCATGTTCTGCGCCGCGCTCTCGGCGTCGAGCTCTTCGAACTCACGACCGATCATGTTGGCATAGACCACGTACGGGTAACCTGCGTCGATCCCCATGTGCGCAATCTTTGAGATCGCCAGCTCCGGGTCCATGAGAAAGTGCATAAAGCGATTAAAGCGCGTGATGCGCGTTTCACGGAATTCGCGCTCGCTATCTTCCTCATTGTGGGTCCCAAACTCTTGTGCGCGGGCGAGCTCTTCGATCCGGGTGATCAGTGCGTCCGAGACATAAACGAGATCGACCAGGTAGTGTTCAGCTTCTTGGCTGCCCACGAGCGCCACCAGTTCACTGAAGAGCTCCTCGGGGTCGTGCTTCTGTGCACAGATCTTGAGGATCTCCGGGATGTGGTCTGAGGCCTGTTGCAGTTCCACCAACGCGTCGATGAATTCTGTCAGGATGCTTACCGTCGCCTCATCGCTCACGGTGATGCTGTGCTGCTTAAGAATCCCATTCGCGAGACTCTTGGTGAGGTCGATGATGCCACCTAGCGTATCGCCCTGGTCGGCCTCATCATTGATCATTAACAACTGTTCGAATCCGGGGTTGTAATCTTGCAACCCAATTCGGTCGAAGGCTTCATGAGCCTTCTCGATGGCGTCGACGTTCTCGGGGGACGTCGCTTCCACCAGATAGTCGCGAAGAATATCGAGCATGCGGTGCTCCAGAAACCCTGTAAGAAATTACTTGCGGTCGCCATGCTGTAGCTAACATGTTCGCAATCAGGCGATTACGTCATCGGAAGCTACAGTCCTCTGTGAAATCGAACCACACAACGGGGTCGTTCTTTTCGAGGATAGTCAGATGATTGAGCTATCCGATAGCACTTAACATTTAAAACGGTATTTGGGGTTTAGCATGACGAAGAAGAGTCAGGGTCGGTTGATGCGCGACGCGATCAAGAAGGACGCGAAGGAAGAGCTCAACCAGAATCGCAACTGGGACGAGCTGCACGAGCGCTATGCAGAATGCCGCAACCTACTGTTGATGCATCTGGCTGTCGGGGAAATCCTCCAGCGCCCGGACATCCAGGGGGAGATCTACAAGCAAGAAGCCCAGACGGTGATCAGCAACATTCAGCTCCTCACCAAGGACTTGAACGAGCGCGCCCAAGAGCTCACGATGATCTACGGCACGCACTCGGATAAGACCGGGGGCTGCGACGAGAACGACATCATGCTCTCGTTTGAGATCATGGAGAAGTACACCGCGTGGCTCTCGCTGATGCAAGCGAACGTGCAGCCGACGCTCGCGCACATCATGGAAATCACGAGCGAAGTCGAAAAGCGCCTCATCGCCAAAGCAGCCGTGCTCGATCCGAACGTCGTCACCGATGTCGAAGTGACCGAGTCGACCAAGCACAACGACACGCTCGCCGCCGGGATTGCGGCGGCGGACAAGACCAACCCGAAGGCGGAGTAAACGATGGAAGGTCAAGAGAACAACAACATTCACACGCCGTCAGTGACCACCGCGGCTGACGTGCCGCCGGAGCTGCGTACACCGACGACGGCAGTCGAACCGGCCGTGATCCAGCCGCCCGCACCGGACGCCTCGGAAGGCGTGCACGAAGTGCTGGGGGGTTTGCCTGAAGATACGCTGAGTGATGCCGCGGCACCGGCGCAGGAAGACACCGAACTGAAGGTCGAAGAAACGCCCAAGCGTTTGCCGCAAGCCGATACGACCACCGTCAAGCAAGAGCAGGCGGTGTTCATTCCCCTGGGTGTGGCGTTCGACGTGAACGGCATCACGCTGGCCGTACCGGGTGCGCGTGAAGACGAGCTGCAAGAAGCCCTTGCCAAGATGCCCAACACCGATCTGGGTGCTACGGCTGAAGGTCGCGAGTGGATTGCGGTGGCGCAGGCAGGCTATCGTAATGCCACCCCGCGTAAGATGCTCACCGACCTCGACGTGCGCGAAGGCTCGCTGTGGGAGCAAGCAGTCAAGTCCGAGCGCGGTGGCATTCAGGCCTCGCGTCCCAAGCAAGCCGATACCGCTGGTGTCAGTCTGCGTGGCGAAGCCGGGGTGCTGGCCGTGCGTCAGGAAGTGGGTCTGGGTGGCATCATCCGGATTCCGCTGTGGCACTCGGGCTTTCACATTACGCTCAAGACGCCGAGCGATGCAGCCATCCTGGAACTGGAACGCCGCATTACTGACGAGAAGGTGCTGCTCGGTCGCATGACCAACGGCATGCTCTTCTCCAACACGTCGGTGTTCATTGCCGAGTACCTGACCGAATTCGCCATTCGCCATCTGTACGACACGTCGCTGCGTAACAAGGAGAACATCTTCTCCAAGATCGTCTCGCACGACATCCAGCATCTGGCATGGGGACTGGCCACGGCGATCTGGCCGACGGGCTTCCAGTACGTGCGGTCAGTGCTGGGCGAAACCGACGCGCAGAACAAGGTGGTGAAGGACAAGATCGCGGTCGGCAAGCTGCAGTTCACCGATACGTCGCAACTGTCGAAGTGGCAGATCAACCACATGACCTCGGTCACGACGGGCTCGATGACGGACGACTCGATCAAGAAGTACCGCGAGGAGTTCCTGAATCAGACGCCGCGTAAGGTGCAAGTCACCGACAAGGTCGCGATCACGCTGAAGGTCCCGACGCTCGCCGAGCATATCGCCTCGGGCCAGAAGTGGGTCAACGGAATCGTCGTGATGACGGACCAGGTCTTCGGCATGGAACAGGACGTCGATGAGCGTAACCGCTTTATCTACGAACAGGGCCAAGCCACCTACATGCGTCAATACGGGCACTGGATCGAATCGATCGAGCTCTCGAACGGCGCGATTGTGGAAGACCCGGAAACCATCGACCAGACGATCGACGCGCTCTCCGCGGATGACACGATTCGCAACAAGTTCGTGGACGCGGTGGTGAAGTACATCGAAGATACGACGGTCTCGATGATCGCCGTGCCGACGGTGGCGGCAAGCGAAGAACAGAAGTACCCGCGCTGGCCGCGGTTGCTGCCGATTGATGCGATGGCAACTTTTTTTACCCTACTCGACCAGAAGGTCTCGCAGATCCGGGCGCGCAGCTAGTTGCAAAACACGTCGGTCACCCATTCTTTGGAGAGCATGTCGATGTGGTCGCGAAGCTCAGCGAACTCATTGCCAACGCCCCCAAGATGTGCGTGACCGACACGCGACAGTTGTTGTTGCACCGCTACGAGACGGACTTTGGGATTTACAATCACGACATCTCTGATTTCGAGAAGAATCCCTTAGCCCTTATCCGGATGCATTCTCGTGAGGATTCATACACGGGTAGTCATCTGGCCGAGCGCATCAGGCAGTATCACGAACGGCAAGTGTGGGAAATCACCCACGAACCGTTGAGCGCCTTTCTGAACTATCCGCGCCACATGGTGCTGGACATTTTGGAACTGGCCGACAAGGTGTTGCGGGATAAGACCGCAACGTTGGTGAAAGAAGGCAAGGTCCTGGAGGACCGTGTCGCCGCGCTGAAGGCCACGAACGGCGACATGACTCCACCACCGCACTAACCGGGGCCGTCAATGATCATTTACGATGAACCGCGTAACATCTTTGAAGTAACGGAGCAAACGCTCGTTAATCCCGTGAACACGCAAGGTGTCATGGGTGCTGGCTTAGCGTTGGCTTTTCGCAGTACCTTTCCCGGTCTGTTTGAAGAGTATCGCGACGCTTGCCAGCAGGAGGTGTTTACGCGGCGAGGTTTCTTCGTGTACGACGTTGACGCTTCGCGCAAGGTGTTGTGTTTGCCCACTAAGCGAGAATGGCGCCATCCTTCGAGACTGGAATGGATCGAAGAAGGCCTTTGGTATTTGTCGAGAGAGTATGAGCACTACGGGATTACCTCACTGGCGATTCCTGAGGTAGGCTGCGGGCGAGGTCAGTTAGGATGGGCAGATGTGCGCCCTCTGATCTATCAGTACCTGGACCCTATCGCGTTACCAGTGGGGATTTGTTTAAGCCCCTTTGCAGTCTAACTGACTGGGAACGATGATGATCATCTACGAAACAGAGTGCGAACAGTTACGTGCAGAAGCGCAGACGCTTCTCACGCCCATCAACATCGATGCCGTAGGGGGCGGAGGTTTGCCTGCGGCGTTTCGGTATGGATTCCCCGGACTCTTTAAAGCCTATTGCTGGGCCATGAAGAAGGGGATCTTCGAAAACGATAGCCTGTTTGTCTACGACGTGTCGCCCGAGCGGAAAATCGCCTGCATGCCGATGAAGCAGCACCCGCGGTACAGCACCGAAGAAAAGCTCGAGTACCTCGAAGAAAGTCTGATGGTAGTGGCCACCAGCTACCAGAAGTACGGTATCGCCTCCATGGCACTCAATGAAATCGGTTACGGTGACACTGCGCTACCATGGGAAAAGGTCAGGCCGGTCATCCAGCGTTGTTTTGGATCGATCGATCTGCCGGTGGGGATTTGTCGGGGAGTAGTACCTGTGTAACTATCGCGCCGGAGACCAAACCATGCGATGGCTGATCCAGCAATACCAAGACTGGCGGTTCGCTCGCTACGAGCGAGCTAAGCTGATCCGTGTCGAAGAAGAGTTGCGTATCCGACGTCAGTTGGACTACCTCGAACAATCCCGTAACGCAACTCGTCCGGGGAAGGTCCTTACGCTCACGGAAGCGGAGCTGATGGGCCAACAGATGACCGAGCTCAATCGGCGCTGCTAGAAGTACAAGAAGCAAAAAAAAAGACGGGGTCATAGAGCCAGGAGCCCTTACGGGTCTCCTGGCTCCTATGCCGTCAAGGCTTAGTCTGATACACCACGATAAAACAACTCGTGCAGACAACCATTGGTGACTTCAGTCCCCGGCTCGTAGTAATTGACCCCTTTCTCGATACAGTACTGCTTGTCTTCTGGAGCAGGATCAACCGTTACGCGGTAAGCTGGCATCGTCCCACTGCCGCCGTCGAGCATGACCAAGATCGAAAACGCCACGCGATCGCAGCGTTCTTTCACCGTCCCGCCATTAGGCGTAGTCGCCCAGTAGTGCGCCTTATCCCGGAACGCTTGTAAGAACTCGTCCCGGACTTCGTCTTCTGTCCGCGCCCTGGGTTCGGGCTTCCTCTCCGACATAGACGGGAGCGTATTCAGATACGCACTGGCTTTGGTTTCTATTTCAGCTACAGGCTTCTCCCAGATCACAAACGGATCGCTTTCGTCGTCATTGTGGGTAGCATCCGCCGCGGCATTGATCACCGCGTACAGATCGGCGGAAAGCGCCAAACTGCTCGGACGCGAGTCGGCTACCAGCGGCGAGGTGAGCGCGTCCGCATACGAGGCGAAGTGGCGTTTACCCTGGTAGCTCGATCCGAACAGCAGGTTGTACTGGATCGACGTATTGCCGAACACTTCCACGTTAAAGAAGAGGCTGCCACCTTCCAAGCCCATGCGCCGCAGATCCGGGAAGATCTCGCGGTCCATAACACCTTGCACGTGCTTGATGCGCTCCGCCGTATCCATGGTCCCTGCAAAGCCACGGGTATTGAGGAACGTGAAGGCGGTCGGATCTTCTTGATCGTGATACGGAATGTCGACCTGGAACTGCGCCGTGGTGAACCCCATCGAGTGGAACAGCGCCGGGATGGTCTGACCCAGATAGACGAGCGCTTGATTCGCGCGCTCGCTCACTGGGCTGTCTTCTTCGGGACCGGTGTATTCTTCGAAGGCCACGACACCCTTATCCACTACAGCAGGTAGCACCCGCTGCAGGTCTTCCATGGTGAAGCGACCCGCGAAAGGCCCGCCTTGCACCTGCGCGAGCGCGCGGAAGAACGAATTGAATGACAGCGCAGGCGGCTCCAGGTGAGTGCGCATCGTGTTGAAGACGAGATCGTTTTTCAACATCTCATCGGGCGCCACGTCCTCGCCCTGCTCCAGTACCTTGAAGTAACACTGCATCAATTCGGCCAGAAAGCGCGAAGGCAAGACGTGACGACGATGCACATAGCGCGGCAGGGTAGTAACCATCGTGCGTGTATCGACAACATCCTCCGACCCCGCAAAGTCGAAGGCGGAAAAGTGGGTGGCCACATCCGACGGGCTCACGCGTGTTTCGCGCTTCGTCAAGTCGCCCGAAGCAAGCACGGCGTCAAAGATCAGGTGCTCAGCCGCTTCCAGACGGCGATGAACGCGATCGCCGTCCACGGTCCTCGTGACCGACGCATGTTCCACCAGACACGAGTTCACGTAGAAGATCACGCCCGACCAATCGATCCGATCTGCGAGCTGCACCGGCATGCGATTGGTGTAACCGGCGATGTTGTAAATCGAGTTCACACCGATGGGCGAGACATGTTCCACGGCCAACACAAAGGAAAGCCGTTGTGCCTCCCAACCGCCATCGATGGGGCGCGCAGGCAACATCTTGCTGCCGTAGCTCAGCAGGCCATCCAGTTCACGGGCGACTGAGCGCGCGGTGATGCGCGTGCCATCGCGCTCGTCCATGAACTTTTTCACACGGGCGATGGATTCCGGCGTGGCTTCACAGACGAGCTGAGGGCGTTGTTGCGCCTTCACGCCGTTGACAGTGCGCAGGACGAAGGCACGCAGTGCGTAGGTGCCATACTGCGATTCTTTACCAAACATTGTAATCTCCTGTTTTACTCTGGGGTGGGGGTTAGGATACAGCATTCAGAAGGCGCACCACTTCTTCGTAGATTTCGCGAAGCGTGCGGTATTCGTTGCCTTGCGTGAACTCCGAGACGTGATAGAACACGCCGTCGTCGGCTTCCAGCTGCTGGGTGAGGATGCGCTCCATTTGGAAGATCCCGTTTTCCTGACCCAGTTCGTTGCACAGGTAGGCGAGCCAGACCAGATCGCCCAAGGTGAACGCGTCCTTATTCCAGCGGCGCACGGTCGCCAGTTCGATTTGACGACCCGTCACCGTGCCCTTCCAGACACGGGTATTGGCCTCCACGATGTCGATCGCCCGCTCAAACGGATTGAACGAACCACCCCGTTGCCGGAAATCCGACTCGACCACCATGCGATAGAAGTCGTCGCACTCAAAGGCACTGTTGCTACGCACTCGTTCGATCTGATGGAGGATCTGGATCGGACCCTTGTGCTCGTTGTAGGTGTAGTCAAAGAAGCCATTGAGCAGCAGGCCGACGTTGTGGCCGATTTGGTCGAGGCGTTGCGGAATCATTGTTTCTCCTTGGTTTCTTCTTCAAAGTCTTCGAAGCGCAGGCTCGCGGGCGCCTCCGGGTTATTGCCGTAGAGCATGTTGAACATGCCGCGCTCGTTGATCGTCAGAAAGCACACCGACGTCACCGGTTGTTCTTCGGTCTGCGGTTGAAACGCGACGCTCTCCCACAGGTAACCGAACACCGGGGTGGAACTGCCTGCCACCTTGGCGTGACCCGGAATCAGCGTATTCGCCGAGCGCACGTCCTTGACCAGGTTATCGCCCCCCGCCATGATGATCACGGACTCGAGAAACATGCTCAGCTTCTTGCGCAGCGGATTGCTCGAGGCTTTGCGCTTGAGCAACTCGATGAAGATGTTCGGGTTCGCTTCCGCGATGCGTTTATGTTCCAGCAGATTCGCCATTTCCGTTCCTTGGTTTTTTAGGGGCATAGGGCCAGGAGTTTCCCCCTGGCCCCGTTCTTCCCTGATTACCTGTAGTTATACCAGAATCCCGATGTTATCGCTGCGGTACGAGACGCACAGCGGCTCCATCAGGTTCTTCCGGTGATTGTGGTACTCGACGTGTTTCTCGATGTCCTGACAGTTCGTCGTGATGAACACAGGGGTACGCCCGTCCGGCAGCTTACGAAGCCGTCCTAGGCCCTGTACGTTCGACTGTGAGGACTTTACCGCGGTGGTGAGCAGCGTATGCGTCAGTCCTGGGATGTCCACCGCTGTACCTGCCGACATGAGCGTGGTGACCCGGATGTCCGGATTCATCAGCATCTCGTACGGGTCCTCTTCCACGTAGCGCCCCACTTCCAGTGTCGGGTATTCCCGCGCCAGCCATTTGGTGAACACCGTACACATGTTGATCGAGGCCATGAAGACGATGAGCTTGTCCCCCGGCTTACGATCCTTAATGTAGGTGGACCGAATGATGGTGTTGAGCAACTGGAAGTAGTTCGCGGTGGTCTGCTCGTTCTTCAGAATAAACTGCTCGAAGACGTTGTGCGAATAACGCTTACTGCCGTAGTCCGAACACCGAATCTTCTCCGGCTGCTTGAAACTAAAGAACACCGCCCGCCACGCGATGTACTTGTCGTACTCGGGCCCCTTATGACGCTGATGACCCGGATAGGCAATCTCGTACATCTGGTTCTTGAAGTCGTCATCCGAAATCAAGGTCGCCGAGAGGGAGACGGAGTTCTCCACATGGGTGTAGCAATCCATCTTGAAGTTGCGATGGAAGTCCTGGTGCACCTCATCGATAATCCGAGTCCCGACCTTCAGGTGCTCGTAGAACTGATGCGGCAGACAGGCGTAACCGGTCTCCAGCACTTCAGCCGCGACTTCCTCATACAGCTTGAGCCAGTTGGCGAACGTGACGTTACTCACGATGATCCAGTAGTAGCTCGGCGTGGTTTCCTGCGCAGCCAGTTCCAGCAACGCCATCAGTTCCGCTGAGCCTTGCGCGACAATCACGTCACTCACTTCCAGATCGAAGGTCTTACGCAAGTCGATGAGCCACTTCTCAATGTACATCGGCTTGATCATCAGTAAGCCAATCCGGCGACGCTTGTACTGCGCGTACATCGCCGTGACTGACTTACCCTTACCCGTTTGAAACTCCACCAGCTTGTTCACGATGCCCGGTGTGTTGATATACTCGATCGCCTCTTCCTGGTAATCACGCGGGGTGATTCCCTCTTTGATCGGCATGTCGACTTCGGGCAACTGGATAAAGGGTGCAACCGTCCACTCTACCAACTCATTGCGAAGGTAGTGAAAGTCCAGATGCTCCCTGAACTGCTTCAACAAGTTAATGTGGAACCGGTACTCCTCGCGATCCTTGGTGGCTGCCGCGTAGACCCGGTCAGCGACCTTGTGCCAACGGTTGCTACGAGGGATCTTCTCCAGTTTGTATTCGACATACCTCCCGGCGAACTTGTTCAGCGCCTCTCGGGCGCGCGTGGTCATCCGCGTGCACGCGAAATGGTGCGAAAAGATTTCGACATGAAGATCAGCCATGCTAAAGCCTATGGTTGGTTTTGAATCTCGAACACAGACTGCCGTACTGCTGCCCCACCCACCGAAGTGAGCGGGGCGTCTGGCTTAACCCATCCCGAGTACTTCGACGGGGCAAATCAATGCGTCCATCGGGTGATCCGGGCGGTTCTTCTTCGTGTAGCTTTCCGGCGAGATGAACACGTCGTAGTGGCCTTCGTACGCCATCGTTGCCGAGAGCGAGCGTCGATCCATGGTCATGTCCATCACACCCAAGCCGCGATCCGTCCACGGCTTCGGCAGGCGATAGTCATCTTCTTCTGCGCTGATGATCATCGCCCCGTACAGCACGACTTCCAGCACCGCCAGATTGACAGTGAGTTTGTCGTTCACGAGGTTGTACAACTCGACCAAGAACGCGTCGGGTGACACGTCCTTATCCCGCGCTTCCATCTGCTTCTTACTCGACTCCAGCATCGAGGCGATGTCTTTCGAGTGATCGCTCATGTTGAAGTGAATCAGCGGCAGCGTCATCACAGGCTCATTCCAGTCCCAACCCGTCATGTCAATGACGTAGTCGTTATTGGCATTGAAGTCCCAGCGCACCTTGCGGATATGGCGCAGCATCGGATAGGTGAGCGAGGCGAGGCGCCGATCCTTGGAGGTATTGACACGCTCCGGATCGAACTCCACATTGCCCTCTTTCACCTGCACGGCGATTTCCCGCATCTCCGACACCTGCCGGATGTTCAGGTCATCGATGCTGTGGTTAGCCAACACGTCGGTAATGTTCGGGGCGAACATCGCCGGAATGATCAGCTTCACCGTCTTGCCCTTGAGTCGATCGGCAAGCAGATACGACATGCCATCGGCACTGATCTTGAAGAACTTCTTCTCATCAGGCGTCAGGCTTGCCGGTTCTACAGCGGCCGAACTATCCAAGTGCTTAACCGACAGCACGGACTGCGAGGACTTCTGCGTCATCGAGGTACAACACATGTGACCCAAGTTGGTCCGATCGTCCAGTACGGACAGGCTGAGTTCACCGAAACAGGTGGCACACACCCCATACGGATCAGGATGCGCGCAGTGAATCACCGAGCGCAGCCGAATACTCTTGCCGATCAGATTCTCTTGGTCGTACTTGTCGCCACGAATCACCCGCAACCCGCCGGTCTTCTCGTCGACATAGAACTTGCCAAGGAGCAGAGGCAGGTCCCCACCGAAGACTTCATCGCCTTCCTCGTTCACTTCCTTACCCCGCACTTGCCAGCGCAGGGTTTCGGTCGTGCCACAGTCGCAATTCTGGTGCAAGTTGCGCACCGTCTGACACATCAGCTGCAAGCGGCGGGAGAAATACTCCGCTTCCTGCAACGGCGACTTCGAGAACTGCAATGCCTTCGCCGCCGAGCGCGACTCAATCACCGAGTCGTACAGACTGCGAATCCCTTCGACGTAGCCAGGGATGATCGGATAGCGGAACTGGTCCGAGTCGATGTCGGTCAGATAACCGCGCGGGCCAATCGACTGCTGCACCTGGTTGGCATTCACGAGCTTGGAGCGCAGCGCCAGCGACACTGCGTTCATCGGCAAGTCCTGGCCATTGCCGAGCACATCGTCGATCACGCCATAGGCTTCCTTGATCATGCGACCGCCTTCGTCCGGGGTCTTGTTGACCGCGTCCTTGACCTTTTCCTTCATCGCGATGATCTTCGGATGATCGAGCACTTCCATCCAGTCCAAGATGTCCATCGAGCCCACATCGGCTTCGCACCGATAGCTCATCTCGTTGTAGATGATGTTGTTCAGCTGATAAATACGCTGCGCCAACACATCGCGGCCGACCGCATCGCCGTAGATCTCATAGACCGACCACATGCAATTGCCCAACAGATCGAGTGGCGTACTCGCGCTGTAACGCTTCTTGCCCAGCACGCCGTCGATATGGTGATGTTTGAGCAACGGGGTTTTGCCCCACTGCCGATGGAACTCCCACGCATACGACGAGATCACCGTCTTGCGCCAGTTGGTTTCCAACTCCTGGTTGTCGTCGAAGATCAGAATGAACCGCCCCGTGAGGGTGTCCCACAGGTCATCGGTGGTCATCGCGAGCAACTTCCTGGCCCGGATCTTAATCATTACATCCTCCTTGTTTCATGATCCGTTAATTAAGCGGCCAGTTTCTGGCGCGGCGTGTAACCTTGTTCTGCCTGCTCGTACACGAACTTCCAGCCGCCGCATTGCGCGACGTGCCGTACGAGTTGGAGCGGCTTGGAACCGCCCAGTGGCACGACGCTGCGATCGACCACCTTCTCGATGCCAGTGGGCTTGTCAGCCCGCAAGATTTGCTCGAGGATATGCTTGTGCGTGAACGGATTGTTGTTGCGATCCAGAATGTCGGCCGTAATGCGTGCTCCTGCATACGACACGGCAATCCGAACTTCCGCCTCACCCCAAGCCCGAATTGCCTGCGTACGCGTGGGCGCTGCGTACTTGTCGGCATTGGTAACCTGAGAAAGCACCCCAAAGTGCTGCAGCTTACCCGAGGACACCGCCGTCCAGTCATCCGCGATCTTTTCCAGGATGATGATGTAGACCGAAGCAATCCGCACCGGCTTCTTGGTCACCACCTTCTTGCCTGAGTTGCCGGTATACGCTACCGGACCATACACAGGCGGATACTGCTCCTGGATCGCCCGCACCATCGGGATATACGCCGGGTCGTTTTCCGGTGGCATGAAGAGCTGCAGGCCATCTGCATTCTCAATCGTGCCGTCATGGTGCTTGATGATGTGGATCACGCTTGCCAAGTGCTCGACGCGTGGGCGCGTATACGTGCCCGTCATGAACCAGCTATGTTGCAACGGGCTCACGATGGCATAATAGCCCATCAAGTACTCCCAGACTTCGTCGATCAGCTGGGGCTGTTCGATTTCCATCTGTGCAAGCTTCTTCGTGAGCATGTACTCCGGGTCGGTGCGATCCACCCCGAGCTTTGCCACGATGCGCTTCATCACGTCGCGCGAGGCCGCATTGATGTAGGGCTCGTACAGACGACCGTAGTTCATGCGGTTCACGGTGGACTCACCCGAGACGATGATGTCCGCGCGATTGCCATGCTCGTCGATCGGCATTTCATGCGGTTCGCAGATCTTGCAGATCACACCCTTGCCGCCGAAGCAGTCCGTCAGCTTAAAGCCGATGGTCGGGGTGATTTCATACTCGATCACGAATTCCACCCGCCAATCATCGAGCGGGGCCTGACGATAGAGCTTCTTGATGGATTCGCTCGGGCTGGCGCTGTTCTTGCCGACCACACTGAGCGCTTCCACCACCAACCGATGAAACTCCGGCGACAGCCGCGGTTTGCCATCGGCATACTTCGACTTCTGGGAGTTATACAGCTGGATGATTTCCTGATAGAACTCGCGCCGGGCGCGGTCATACCGGGAAGGCTGCGTGTCCATGCCTTCGGGCACATTGGTGTTCTGGTTATTCGCATCGTGATGCACGCGAATGTCCACCACCTTGCCGCCAGTCGGCACATAAGTCGCCTTGTCGAACGTGAAGTCCGGCCGCCGCAACGCCGCTGCCGACTGTTCCACCACGGCCAGACTTTCGTCGTAGCTACGCAGCATCATCAGCAACCCATCTTCACGCACCATCTCGCCGATGTCCGGAAACGACTTGTACTTCTTATAGTCGCCATACAGGTTCAGCGGAAAGCGCTTGCTGCCCCACTCGACCACGCGGGTTTCATACGTCTTGAAGCTGAAACGATCCAGCACGTCGCGCGAGATCACGATGCCGTCCTCAGCCACGCCCGGAATCGACATGTAGGCCACGTTACACTGCACGCCGTACTTGTAGTCACCATCCGCAGTCACAGACGGGGAATCCAAGAACACCTCACCTTCTTGGATTTCCGCGCCTTGCACCAGCTTACCGCGCGCCGGGCGACTCACAAACGGAAAACCGAAATACTGATGCTGTGAACAAAAGCGCGGCATGTTGATCATGCCGATTTCGCTGCCGCCTTCGGTGGTTTTGAAAATCACCACTTGTTGCGGATTTTGCCACTGGTCCTGAATGATCGAATCCGCCCCGTAGCTGGTCCGATACCGGTCGATCACTTTCAACACCTGGCCCGTCTTGGGCATTTTCACGTTCCAGGTATACTTGCCAAACTCACGTTCCATGCCGGTCTGACAATAACGTGGCGTCGCTCCCTTCACCACCAGCGTCTGACCGATGTGGCTGGAGAACATCTGCTCCCGCGAAGCAGAGTTGGCCCCCTTCCACGGATTCAACCCACACACACCCAACAGCTGCCGCAGAAGCTGATTAGGTTCCGGAAGCGGTTCATAGACCTTCCGTGCTGAATGAACGTTCATCTCGTACCTTTCCTTGTTGTAACGACCTACGCTATTACCCCGTCTGACTTCCACTAATGCACTCTTGCAATGCATTCGCAGAAATCATTTGAGGCTCTTCGTATTAGTAATATATGTTTGACTTTATTTAGGTGGAATACGATGGATATTAACAAGTATTCGATTGGGCTGGATAACCTGGACTATTACAATCCCGGTTTTCGACGGGTCTTAGAAGACCACTTCTCCCTGTTGAAAACACTCGCCTCAACCAAGGCGGTGCCAATTGATGGGTATCTCGCCGTGCGTTACGAGTATGACTTCTATGGTCTGATGCAGCAGCAAAATGTGCCTCATCAGCTCCATTGGTTGGTGATGCGTTTATCGGGCTATACCTCGCCGGATCAAATGACGCAGGATTTGCAGTCGTACTACCTGCCGGAGCCGAACTACGTGGAGTCGCTGCGCTCGGTGTGGAATGCCAAATCAGGCGTAAAGTGAGGCAGAGTCGCTATAGATGACTCCCTGGAATAAAAAAAGAAGATCGGTAAGCAGCAGAGGGCCGAAGCCCTCTGCTGTTATGCCGTTAAGGGCAACGCCCTAGTTACAGACGCACTGCCGGTTGCTGATTCCAGCTTCCGCCGCCTTGGTTCCAGCTACCCGCTTGCTGACCCCACTGCTGCTGTTGCGGCTGACCGCCCCACTGATTACCCCCACCCCAGCCCGGATTGCCCACCGGACCGACCGGATTGGAGAGCGAGGCGCGTTGCGGCGGCTGCGGTTGCCAGGCCTGACCCGGATTCCAGCCATGCGAGCTACCGTAACCCACCGCTTGTTGCAGTGCGGGCTTGGAGCGCACGAGCGCTTCGAAGTCCGTACCACCCGTCGCGGTGCGTACCGGCGCACTGCTGGAGGCCGGAACCGACGGTTGCGCAGCAGGCCAACCCGGCGTGGCAGGCGGAGGCGTAGCCGGACGCTGCGCTGCCAGCGTAACGCCTGCTGCGCCCTGAGTCGAGGCACCGGCAGGTGCGTTGAAAGCCGTTTGGGTCTGGGTGACCTGTTGTTGCTTCTCGGCTTCCGTCCCCGGCACCGTGCCTTCGTTACCCGCTTGCATCGGCGTGGAACGAATTTCCGGCAGCAGTTCGTCCAGATTTTCCAGCTGGTCGACCCAGTCCGCGTTCACCAGCAGATTCTCCGGCAAGATGCCTTCGAAGCGCGAGATCAGATCGTTCAGCGGTGCGGCAATGGCTTTCACCGTCAGCAACAACGCTTCGATGGACGGCGCAATCGTGCTGTTCGAGCCACGGTTGTACACCCCGGCGATGTCTTGCTCAGGCAGGATGTAGTCCAACAGACCGATCAGGGCTTCACGGTCCTTCACGCGCAGCTTCACGCCGTGCAGCTCGTTTTCGCCCTTCTTCAGTTCGTTGTAGAACGGGAAGTGCGCCACACCCACGCGAGCGTAGCGCTTGTCGCCGACCGTGCCGCCCCGTTTGATGAAGATCGACACGAACAGCTTCTGGTGCTGAGTCGCACTGAGGCTATCCATGATTTTCTTCAGCGCAGCGAGCGTCTTCTCGTCGGCGTTCTTCACCTTGGAGAGGAATTCGCTTTGCTCGGGGCTGAGCTTGTGCTGCTCGGCCTGGCTGGTGCCCAGTTGCAGGAGCGTATGCACGATGGTGCCAAACACCACGTTCATGCGACCGTTGATCGCCATGCGAAAGCGCTCGAATACTTCCGATTCGCCGCGCATCACGTTTTCCTGCAACGGATGGAACAGCACCTTGGTGTCCGGGCTCGGATTAGCCTGGTGTTCGCGCGTGGGCAGAACCAGACGCTTACCCTTCATGGTGAGGGGCTTGCTATCCTTGCTCGTTTTGATCGAGACGCAACCGTCGGTGGTTACGGTCAACCCTGCCGCATCCAGCACGGCTTCGTAGAACTTCAACATTTTACTCATTCTTCTCTCCTACCCTAGTTACCTAGGGGGTTCCTTGTTTACAGTTGACCGAATTGCACCCCGGACGTGCCGTGGTACGACGCACCCGGTGCGATGTCGTTGGAATTCAACACCGCATTAAAGAGGCTATTGAAGTCCGTCGCCAAAGCGAGCGCGCGCTGATCGTTGTTGGTCACGATCGGCACGAGCAGGGCATCACAGAAGCTCGGCAGCGCGAAGGTCTCGAAAGGTCCCCCATTCATCGAGATCTCCAGGATCGACTCACCCAGCAAATCGAGCTTCAGGTTGAACGCGTAATCCAGCGTGTTGCTGTACGACACATCGTTCAGCACTTCGTTGGCCACACGCCACTTGAACTTCTCGATAAACTGCGTCATGTCGATCGTGGTACCTGCCATCGACGGGAAGTCCCGCATGCCGGAGATGACGATCTGCGGCTCACGGAATTCATTGCGGTTCGTACAGTGCACGATGATGTTGGCGATCGCAGACTCGACCATGATAGCCGGGATCGAATGCGCGATGATCGTTGCCACCTGCGTGTACTGGTTCGAACCACCCCAACCCACTTCACTCGACGTGTTGTTGAAGAAGCCGCCGTGTTGTCCGCCCATCGGATTGATGGGGGACGCTTGCCCCTGATACGAGAGCAGTGCGATGTCGTCGTCCATCGCGTGCGGGTCCATACGCAGCAGATCGCTGATCGTGAAGGAGTTGCCGTTCTGGCTACCCCGGATCTTGTTGATCGCGTTCATGAACGGATCTTGCGCCACCGACTGCTCGACCGAATGGCCGCGGGCTTGCGAGAGAATCTGGTCGTGCGACTGACCAAACGCATCGAGCTTCATCGCCGTCTGATAGTTTTCAAACAGCGCTGACGCGTAAGCCGTCGTATTGGCATTGCGCCGCCACGACTTTTGCGGCAGTCCCGTGACCAAGGTGCGCGTATCGTTCATGTCCGCGTTCGTCTCTTGGCCGAGATGGATACGTGTCATGGTCGAATACACATCCGCAGGGCGCATGCGGAATTCCTTGTTCGGCTGATGCACGTTCTCCCAGGCATTGTCGACGATCACGTGCGCCGCATCAGCGACGTTGTAATAGTCGCGATTGCCGATCGCGGTGCGGGCCGTGACCCGACGCAGCGCCATGGTGGAATTCACGTAGAAGAACATGTGCGGGTCGATATTACCCTGCAAGGTCGGATCGAAAAACTCCGAGTAGCCGGTGATGACCTGCGTGATTTCGACGCCTGCCGGTCCGATGTGGTCCAGCAGCATCATGAAGCGCAGGCGCCGCTCCTGCCAACCGTGCGGAATCACCACTTCTTTTTCGTACGCGGCCGAGGGCAAGATGAACTGATTTGCCACCCCCGCCAACGATGCCGGAGTAGCCGGTTGCTTCGGGTCCAGCCGGTCCGCCACCAGCTGTTCCACGTTCGGCGTCACGACCGTTTCGTACGGTCGACGGTACTGTTGGCCATGACCGCTGGTCTCGACCATGACAAGCTGACGCACGCGAAACTTGTCACCCATCCCGTTACCTACGAAGTTGTTCAGCATGTTCAAACGCTCCTGTTTGCTTGGTTCATTGCGATTTCGATCGACAGTTTTGCCATTTTGATTTTTATATCGTAAGGCACCGCGTACCGCCGATCATTGGTGTTTTGGACGACCTTCGCGAGCCATCCCGCGGGCACCGTTAAGCGCCACTCATGTTCGCGAAGTTGCTTGGTCACGTGGTCGATGCCCAGTACCGCGACATTCTTTTCCTTTTGTGACTTCTGCTTGCCGGACTGCCGTCGTGCGTGCGGATAGAGCTTATTGAGCTCTTCCACCATGTTCGCCGGAATCCGGGCTTGGGGGATCACACCGGTCAGCTGCAATTCCTGTGCGTTCGACTGGGCCACTGCTGTCATCAACCCAGCCAGCTCGAAGTGTCCCCGTTGCCAGAGTACTGCCTGTGCTACTCCCATAGCTTCCAGCACGGATTTCTTCGAGAGATACGGAAAAGCACGGGGACTCACGGCGTCTTCCAGCGTCCACTGGATCAGCGCCAACTGCGGGTCCCAGATGTGTTCGTTGGTCAGTTGTTTGACCGCATCCAACGATTCCAACAAAATCCCGAGGTTCTCCTTAAGCTCCGGGCACACACGCAACGCCAGTTTGGTGGTGTCGCTGATGTAGTGCTCGACGATCGCGATGTCGCCTGCGGGAATTTCCTGCTTGACCTTGTAGCCTTCCAACTTCGAGAGATTGTTTTCGCTATCCCCCGACTGGCTTTCCGGAATCTTGGGCTTGACCATCCCCATGAAACTGTGGTCATGGCCCTTGACCTTTTGGCCCACGTAGCGGTAGATAAACGCCACCAGGTTAAAGTCCGGATCGGTGCCACTGATGTCGCCAATCGTCAGACGACGAATCACCACCAGCGCCAGCACCCAGGTGGAAAAGTCTTCCGTGGAAATCCCGTCGAGAATCGCCGAATCGAATTCCTTCGTTTGCGGCAAGCTCAATTCCACGTACTTCTGCAAACGCTCCATCGGCGGGCACTGACCTTCAGCGAGGATGTACGACTGCGAGAGCAACTGGAACGCCTTGTACTCCTTCCAGTTGGTCCCGTGTTCCTTCTCGGTGCGAAACACATACTCGCCCCACACCAACAGCATCGGTCGCAGTACGACACTCAAGACCACGAGCTGCTTATAGTCTTCGCGCAGATAGGTACGATCTCGCGTACCGATGGCGCTGTGACTGTCGCCGTATTCCTCATTGAGGTTGTGCGGCATGGCAATGTCGCTGTGGAAATCAATCCACGAGCGAACATCGTCGAGCTTGTGCAATGCGCACAGCTCTGCGATCTGGGGCAAGAGCGCGCGGGCCAGATCCTCGGTTTCCCAGATCTCGTCGAAGGTGATGTGAATGCGCTTGTACACCTCGAAGATCTTGTCCTGGGCTTCCGCTGGCTGCTTCTCCCAGAACCCATTGATCTGGTGGAAGATGTCCACATCAGGCTTGATCGACGCCTTATCAATCAGCTTGATATTCCACTTCAGTTCCTGATCACGGTGACGTAGGAGCGCAACCGTCTGGTCTCCCAGATGGCCTTCCCGTTCGGTGACTACACGCATCATTTTCTCCTGCGTAATAAACGTTGTAACGACTCTTTGGATACTGCTCAGTGTAGTAATATAGGTTTTCAACGAGTTTGAATCCTCGAGGGATTCTCGGGTATTCTGTCGTTTTAGGAAAAGGCTGGATCACCCCCATCAGACCACGCCTACCCAAGCGCGGTCTGAGGGAGTGTATCCATTAAGCTATGCTACTGCCTGGCGCTTAGAAGGGCAGGTCGTCCCCGGCGCCATCGCTGCCACCAGCGAAGCCCGAATCGTTACCGCCGCCACCGCCACCGCCGCGGTTATATCCGCCGCCACCGCCTTGACCGCCACCGCGGTTGTAACCACCACCGCCGCCACCGCCACGATTGAAGCCACCGCCACCCTGACCGCCTTCCTTCGGAATCGGTTCTTCCCAGTGCGAGACTTGCATGTGCGCGAGCATCTCGGTGAGAATGTTCCAGTACGCTTCAGCGGCGACCTTCGACGCTTCGGCCGCCGAGTAGTACTCGCCCGTGCCGTGCTTGAGCAAATGGAAGTCCGAAAGCTGGAAGTTGAACTTGATGCGCGGCCGATCCTTGGCCATCACACCCATCCACAACACGCCTTCCTTGTCCTTGCCGACGAACAGTTCGGACTGCACCACCGGCTTTTCGCTGCGCTTGCCGCCGGGGAAGATGAAGTTCTTGTTCTCGATCGAGTTCTTGAACTCGTCCTTGCCGCCCGTGCCGGGAATGAAGTCGATCGCTTGACGCAGCAGGTTCAGGAAGCCGTAGAATGCGGGCGTGTCCATGTTCGCGCTGATCTTGCCGTAGTTCGTATCGCGGTCGCTGTCCACGTTCGTGTAAACGGTGATACGCGGGTTGTTCGCGAAAAGCCCCCACTGGAGCGACGCGAATTTGCCTTCCTGGTTCTTCGCCGACATCTGCAGCTTCTTGTTGTCGAGCGGAGTCTTCTTGCGCGGTGCTGCTTTGAAATCGCCTGCCATGATGCGTTTTCCTATTGGTTTTATGGTACTCAGACCATAGGTCGGGTGAATAAATTTACACTAGGATTTCCAGGAGCAGCTTGCGCGTCTCCAAATCCTCCAACTGACCGATGTTCTGGCGGATCTTCTCATCCGTCGTCACTGCCGACCAGTTGTATTTCGTTGCCAGCTCGATCACCTGTCGCCGGATGCGAATCGGCATCTGGAAAAAGGTGCGCGAATCCCCAAAGACCTGGATGAAATCTTCCCGAAACGGGATCATCGAGAGTTCACGACCGTTCTGATACTTGGTGTACCATTGCGCTCGCTTCTTGACGTTGCCCGTGTTGGACTCCAAGAGGTCTAACGAGGAAAAGGCTTTCCACGACAACAGATCGTACGCAAAGTGCGTAAAGATCAGTGTCTTGGCTTGCTGCTGCGGGAAGAGTTTGAGCTTGAACACTCGAATGTCTTCACCGCCTTGTTGCTCCAACGACTTTAAAAGCAGCTCGAGCGTCTGGTTTTTGATTTCCATATACTCTTGCTGCTTATCCGTGTTAGCTCCGCGTAGTTTGGCATGTGGATACTTCTCCTTCATGCCCGCGTAGTTGCTCACGTAAAACACGACCTTGCAATGATTGTGCGTAAACTCCTGCACGATCCGCTTGATCTGATCCATCTCATCACGAATGCCTTCGTCCAGTTGACGCGGCACGACCCCGCCTTGCACCTCCTTCGGTAAGGCACCCATGAAGTTGCGAAACAGTGTTCGCAGGTTAATCCACAGCTCGCCGTAATCCAACAGCGGGGCTTTCTTGACCTTTGGGTCATGATCCGGGTGCACACCACATGCGCCCTCCAGCGCAAGCGACGTCGCAACCGAAAGAGGATATTGACCGACTTCCCGTTCTGCAATCGCTTGCTCAAACATGACACATTCTCCTTGTTTTTACAGTACTTCGGGCATGATTGCTTGAGCCATCGCCAGTACATCGGAGGTGGCACCCGCGTTAATCAGGCGGTCCGTGAGTAACGACGTCACGTTGTCCTTGGTGATCGTAATCGGGACATACGTAATCTCATCATCCAAAGCCGCTTCCGCAGTTTCCACTTCCCCATCATCTACAGGCTGTTTGTCCCAGGTAAACCATGGCCACTTGCGAATCAGTGCATCCATGCTCGAGAAGATGGGATTATCCCACGAGCCTCGAACCCGCACGAATGACTCTTCCGGCAAGCCCTCTACTTGCTTGGCGATTTCCGCCAGCGTATCTTCCAGCGTCATCGCCTCGCACTTCACCGTCACGAAGCGCATCGCGTCGACATTTTCCACAAACACCACATCGTGGTCCTCGCCGCGCCGATAAGCACGCACGTGTCCCTTCGGACCCTCTTCGCCATGCGTGAGGCGGTCAAAGGAGCCTTGCGCGATAATGCGTTCATAGCGCGAGTGGATGTGCACGTGACCGATAAAGATCAGATGCTTGACGATCTTCAAGTACTCTTCGCTCGAGTGCTTCTGAGCTTTCACGATCGGGGGGAGTTGATACTCGAACTGACCGTGCATGAAGGCGTAATCGACTTGGGTGAGCCCTTTGGCTCGTAACAGGTCATGAACTTGGCTAAGGGTGGTTTCGGTGGAATTGGTCCACTCATCGGGTACGAAGAGCAACCACTGATCGTGGCGCTCTTCGTACTCGATGGATAGACTTCTCACGTATTTGAGATCGGCGCCAATGCCTGTTACTTCGTTCAGTGACTCGAAAATGCGTGACTGTTTCCAGTCATGGCTCGGTGTGCCCTCTAGGACGTACATGCGAATACCGTGCTTCTTGCACAGTCGCAGCATATACGCCACCCACACCTTGATTTCGGTCACTTCATCATCGGGAAGTTCGAGCAACGTATCAAACACGTCGCCAGCCAACACGATGATGTCCAGCTCGGCGGTCTCGGCGTTATCCGGAAAAGCAGTGCGGAGGTTCTTAATGATACGCTCCGCGGGATTTCGCGCGTGACCAAGGTGAATATCGCTTACAACGGCGATCTTCAGGTTAGAGGGGTTCCCATTCATCATTTTGCGTCGTCGGTTGGTCGGCGGAATTGCTCACACTATCTTTCTGTGCGGTAACTTCTTCCGTCTCCAACACACTCGGCAAACCATAGCGCTTAAAGATCGCATCCCAGCGTTCGAGATTGGTTCTGACCGAGGGCGGCAAATCCGCCATGAAAAGCGCGCGCTGCTTCAGGTGGGCGCTCAGATAATTGCGACCATCCTGGGGGGAGACCCGTGAACGCAGCTCGGCGTTACGGATGATATTCAGGATGTTGCCACCGGGCATGCGCGTGCGGTCTTTGCCCTGGATCGCCTTGATACCGCTGCGATCAAACAAAGGCGGCACCGAAAAGAGCACTTCGCCCTTGGCGTTAATGATGTCGACCTCGCGGTATTCGTTACCCGCGTAGTTCGCCCACATGTCCAGATTTACTTGCGGGTAGAACTCATTTTGGCCTTTATGGAAGACAGCCAGCCAGAGACCGACGAAAATGCGCTCCGGCATGCGTGCACGAGTTGCAGTTTCTTGTTCATCCAACGATTGACGAATGGCATTGATTTCCTCCGTTGAGCGACCAGTACCCGTCATGTCGATGTTACGCGTCATCCATTCCAGACGACGTTTGGCAGGGTTCTGATCGGGCTGCGTGGGTTGGGTCATGATGGGATGCCTCCTGAGTCAGTGGGTAGCACACCATAATTGATCAAACCCATGACGCGTTTAAAGCTCGAGTCGTTCACCTGCACGAGCGAGCCCAGCGAGTACTCCTGACCATTATCGCGAATGGTCGCCTGCACCGTCAAGGTGATGGCATTCGTCGGATTCACGCTCGGGTCATTATTGGCGTTGACTTCGACGACGGTCGCATCGAAGTAACCGGCGAAATACGGCTCCAGTATCTGGCGCAGTTGCAAGCACAGCTGGGGAATGTTGTTACCATACTGCTGAAGGATATTCTGCAAGTTGGCAACATGACCTGGATAGAGATACGTCTGAATCTTGTCAGATTCGAAAAAGTGCGACAACATCAGGTCGACCTTCTCGGGCACGGACTTGACCCAGCCCTTCATGCTAATACTCGGAACGGCAGCACCCATGGCAGATTCTGAAAGTTGGTAATGGACATAGAATCCACCCGCTGAAAGAAAAAAAGAGCCTGAGGGATAAAAACCCCCTCGACCACCGTCAGGCAGTCGAGAGGAAAAAGCACTACAGCTTGCTGGCGTACGGCGATGTCGGATCTTCCCCGCCATCTGCGATCAAAGCGTTCATGGCATCCCAGCACTTGAAAATATCGTGCTGTTCGAGCAGATGCAAGTAACGATCGCCTTCGACCGGTTCGTCGAAGAAGAATTCCACATGGAAGCCCCCCTCTTCGTGACCGTCCTTATCTTTTACCACAGGCGTCTGGACGAAGCCATGCGCGGCCATCTGGTAATCATAGTGCTGCCATCCGATCTTGCCCGGATGCATGTCCACGTAGGTTTCCGAATAACCGTCAATCCGTTGGTCGTTATACATCTCCCGCACGACCGGATTAGCCACCAAGAAACGCTGCATCGAAAGCGGTGCCTGCTGAAAGGCACCCATCTCCCAGATGCTACGAATCTCGTCGCGCTGCCACATGTGAGACACCATGCGCACGGCGGCCTTTGCACGTCGGAAGGCTTCGCTATTGCCAAAGCGCTCCCACGCACTGCGGGCCGTCTCCATGAAACCCTGACCAAACCCCGCCATCGAGCTCGACATGTTGTCGAACTGATTTTGCAGATAGCTCATGGTTCCCGGATGGGGCTCATGATAAATCACAGCGTCAAAGACGTCTGCACCTCCTGTAATTACTCGCACGATGTCCTCCTCGTTAAGCGGCTTCAGCCAACAACATCATCTTGTTCCACTTGGCTTGATCCACCGATTCGTCCGTGTCATGCAAGAAGTTCGCCGTGGTGGCAATCACCGGTTTAGGTTGCGCGAGGTTACTCGACACCTTCTTCGGCTGGTCGAGACCAAACGTGCTCTTATGCGGCGCCAGCGCCCGCAGTTCTTCGGTCGTGTAGTTATCCAGACACGGCGTGAAGTTCAGCTGGTCACCATCGAAGTCCGCGTTCAAGCCCTTCACGTCCAGAATACTGATCGAGACGGTCGGGATCTCCACCACAGACTTCACTTGCGTCACATACACGAGCTGCGCCGAACCGCGTTCCAACGAGGGGTTACGCTGCATGATACACGGAATGCCTTTGTACGGACATTCTGCGATCAGCTCCTGGAACAACTGATCCAGGTCCTCGTTGTAAATCGACGCGTGCTTGTTCAGGAACGCGATTCCTTCGTTCGGTGTGTAACCACGCCGTATCAACTTATTCATCAAGTGGATACGGAACACCGACAGACCGATCCCCCACGGAATCTGGATTTCCTCGTAATCGTGCGCGTCCGTCAACGACGAGATCACGGCACGGAACGAGAAGTGGGAACGAGAGCCGAACACGTGCTTACGGAAAATCCCCTGCTTCTTGGCGAGCGTGGTCTTATACAGACCCTCGTAAAACTCCGCCAATTGCGAGATCGTCTTCACGGTCCGATTCTCTTTCACACGCACGGTGTGAGAGGTCAGGGAGGAATCGATGCCTGCCATCATGCGAATCGCATCCACCGCACCGGTGATGATGGGGTCCACATAGGTGCCGACGTTGCTCTCCTCGATCACGAGAAGCGCCCGATTCGGCAAGGGCAGGTGATCGCTAAACACGCAGTCCCGTTGATTGCGTATCGCCGTCATGAGCTCCAGATGCTCCTCACTCTTGCGATACTCCTTGAGATCCATGAGCAACGCCATGATCTCGTCGAACTTGTTCACGAAGTTGTTCAACCCGCGCGGGCAGTTCAACTCCTCCAGCCGATACACGACCTGGGGCTTACGCACCGGCGGCGCGTAGTTCGTGTCACAAATCCAGCGAATGATCTCATAACCACTGCGGGTGAATCGCTTCTTCAGCATCATCCACACGATCGGGTTGATCAGGCCATCGACGCCTTTCGGCCTTCTGATCCACACGATCGGTTCGAGGTCACGCTCCACATGCGAGCGGACTTCGGTGCCACAGGAGCCACATACCACACCGACGTTGTAGCCACCAACGATCTCTCCACATTCGCACGACGGCAGATTGCTCAGCAAATCGCCCGAATAGGTGGTATAGATCAGTCGGTTAAACTCTTGCCGATCCTTCTCCGATGATTCCGCAATCTCGTTGATGATCTTCGGCTCGCGCGTCGAGTGCTGGTAAAACAGCTCGTTGAAATTGATCAAACTGAGTCTTACGCCCACTCGTTTCTCCTTGTTTCCTGTTTACTCGGGTACGGAATACCACTAGCTAGATGATACTCCAATAGATACCTCACCCCTGTAAAAAGAAAAAAAAGAGGGACCCGAAGGCCCCTCTTTCGACCGCTTGCGCGGAAATGGCTATTGCCGCGCTACGTATTCAGCTGCTTACCAGCGCGAGCTGAAGCCCGTGCGACCCCAGCCAGCGCCTTGGTTCGACTGACCGCCGAAGCCTGCCGCGAACAGACCGGTTGCACCCGGAGCCATGAGCAGGCCGTTGGCGAACTGCGCCGTTGCACGCTCTTGACCCGCGACGTCGCCGAACGGGTATTGTGCACGCAGGACGAGACCCGCATCCACGCAGCCCTTGGCCAGCGCTTCCATGAACGCACCGTCCAGCGTTGCACGACGTGCGAAACCCGTGAAGGTTGCGTCGCCGACCAGACCCTGGATGATGTTCTTGCGACGCGCGAGACGCTGCGCGGGCGAGATTTGCAGGTTGACGAACGTGTCGCTCCAGTCCTTGATGACCGTCGGGTCCTTCTCGCCGATCAGGTTCGCTACCGCGAGGTAGTCGATGTCGCGGATGTCGCGCTTGCGACCTTGCTGGTCGACGTACCAACCCAGGTGAATGCGGTTGTTGTTGTCGAACGCAACGCGGCCCGTGCCGTTCGTGTAGTGCTTCAGGAAGTTGCCGTTCGTCAGCGTCTGCGCTGCTTCGATGATGAACTCGTTGGCCTTCTGGCTGCCTTCAGCAGCAGCCGCGAACACCGAGTTCGACCAGGTCGACGGACCGCATTCCGGCACGTCGATCGAGAGCAGCAAGCCCGGACGCACGAAAGCTTGCAGCAGCTTGTGCAGCGTGCCTTGTGCCGTGAACGCGTCCGACTTCGTGTCGATGCGCGCGCCGATGCCGTTCGCGTTGCCTTCCGGATTCGCTTCGATACCGATTGCACCGATGTCGTGCATGTCGATGCCTTGCGCGTAAGGACGCGGTGCGAAACCACGTGCCCATGCGTTGCCGTCACGCAGCGTGAGCGCCTGAACCAGCGCGAACAGCTGAGCCGGAACGGTCATCAGCTCGAGCGTTTCCAGGTGCGTCATCACGAAGTGCGTGATGTACAGCGGGTTGAACTGCTGTTGCTGCGACTGACCCCACTGCGCGTACGGGTTCGCGGTCGGTGCGACCGGGTCCCACACGAGGTCGAGGAAGCCGCCGACTTGCGAGACCTTCGTCGCGCGTGCGTCTGCATTGGCGCCCTGGCCGGTCGTGATTGCCGTGGCGATCAGGTCGATCATCACGTCGGTGCGGATCGGCTCGCCGACCGGGTCAACCAGCTGGTCGTGGTTGAACGCGACGCGTGCGGTCAGGTTCGAGTCACGTGCTGCGCCTGCGAGGTTCAGGTCGCGGAAGTCCGGACGCATGCGGTTCAGTTCGTGGTTCGCTGCAAACAGTGCGTTCGCGGCGAGCTGGTACACGAGCTGTTCGTCTGCGACGTCGAACGAACGCGGCACGACTTCGGCTTCAGCGTCGATCAGACGCGCGCCGTTGAACGTACGGGCCACGGCATCGGCCACGACTTCGCGGAACTTGTCGTCCCACACGTCGCCGTCGACACGCTGGATTTCGACGTTCTGACCGTTGATCTGGTCGTACTTCGGCGGGAACGGTTCGCCCGAGCCTGCGAGGATCAGCGTGTGGTACGCGACGCCCAGGTCCAGGTCGTTCTTGTCGAACAGGGCCACGATGAGCGCCGAGCGCGCGATCGCCGGGTTGTTGTTCATGTCGAGCGGGAGCAGCTTGATCTCGAAAGCCGGGTTCGCCGACTTGTACGTTTCGATCAGGGCCTTCTCGAGCTTGACGAGCACTTCAGCAGCCGGGTTGCGGCCCATCGGTGCGTTGCCCAGGCGGCCGAGCGAGCGGAAGCTGAAGCCCGCCGGTGCGGATTGTTGTTGCTGGTTCATGGTGCCTCGCGGTTGAGAGTTCTGGTTATCCTTGGCACGGGTGAAACCCGCTGCCATTTGCGTTTCCGCCGGAGCTGCTGCTTGGCCTTCTTGGCCCGGTTGTTCGATTGCCATAGTGCTATTCCTTGTTTCAGAATTATCGTTTAATACACTCGAGTGTGTACTAGGGGAAAGCGATTTCCATTCCAGTACAAGTTAGTAATATGTCATTGACTTTTCTTTGAATCGTGCCTTTATTACTAACTTCTGCTGGAACAAGATCAAACCTCGCTCATAGGGGGGTCCCCTAGCCAGTGGGTAAGACTGGCTAGGAGTAAAGACAGCGGTTTAGACTGTCTCTATACCATAGGCATTATCGCAGTAAGAATTTACTTCGCCAATTCTGCCTGGCGACGCTGCTTGCGCGGCATCGCTTTGTGTTGCTGGAGCTTCTGGGCGGCGAGCTCTGCGTCGGTGTACTGGACGTTGGTGGTGACCCCAATATAGGGGCGCTTCAGTGCCACCTTAACTTGGCCGTCGTCTTGACGGTACACCGCGATATTGCCGGTCATGATGCCGTGGTACCACTGGCCGTCGAAGAGCGCCGCGATTTCCGGTTGATGATCGAACTCGGCCTTCTCGTGACAGATGAGCAAGTACTTGACCAAGCCCCATTCACAGGTGCGCGCGCTCGCCGGTTGCGGACGGTGAGCCATGAACTGCCAGAAGTGCTGCTGCTTCAGGTAGTTCATGTAGGCTTCTTGCTGCTGGGCCATCTCGAGCGACTTGGCTTGCTCTTCCGGGGTTTGTTCCGGATTGGCTGCCAGGCCTTCCAGCGTGATCTGTTCCAGTTCATCGGCGTTCATCACGTCGTCGAGCACCGGCACGCTTTTGCGCGGTTCGGCTTCGGCTTGTTCCTGCATGGCTTGTTCGACCATGAGACCCTCTTGGATCTCTGCCAGTCGTGCAGCTTCTTCTTCCGAGACGGGCAGCACAGCCTCGCTCTCTACCTTAACATCCATCATCAGTTCCACCGATCGCGTTTTCTGTTCTTGGGCAAGGCGGGCCGCCGGGAGCTTTTCCCAGGGTTATTCACCTCGAATGCGGGCATAGCGTGTACAACTTCTGCCAAGCCCAATGGCTCGACGTCACTTCTCATGGGATGCACCATCCCAGTAAGTTTTTCCAGGATGTCGCGCTCACTCACCCCACGCCCCCGTAGTTCTGACTTCAGTTCATCCTGAGTCGCGACCACGATAATGGGTAGATCCGATTGCCTAAGCAGATGCGTGACGTGATTCCGAATCAGCATGTGCTCGTCAATATAGAGGATGGGGAGATCCTTTCGATCCAGGCGGCGCAGCATTCCATCCCCGTCTGCTTCCACCACGGCCTTGAGAATATCCTTGACGATCTTCTCATCCGCGGGATCAAGCGCATGCAAGGGGGTGTCGAGTGCGACCTGGAGATCGGAGACGTCCAGACCCGACCGGTACTCTACCTTAGTCTCAACTAGGAGCAGGTGCTTTTCCATCCCCTGAACAGGCCGCACACTGTAAGCTTCGATCACAAAAGGCGTCTTGCCTGGCGATTGCATTATGAACGGATCACGCCATGCGCCCTTCTCGTGAGAACTCAGTCGCATTACAACTTGACCGCCCAGCTCAATGTCGACGTGACTGACAGATTGATCGATCGGCGCACGGAGTTGTTGCTGGACATGATCAACGATCGCCACAATCCCATCGCCGTATTCCTGCACGATTGAGCGATAGAAGTCAGACTGTTCCGAATCGGTCATTCCCACCACCTCCCTTTCTTATAGCGTGAACCGGATTTCGGTCCATTCCGGCGCTTCTTCTTGCCCCGACGTTCATCGCGCGTCCGATAATCCTGCATCGGACCTTGGTTCATGTTGGTGTATGTCTTAGGTCCCGTGCTCTCGTTACCGTACAGCGCTACACTACTGGTGTCTTGTGACGCGACAACTGCGTTCAGCGCGGCCAGTTGCATCAGCATGCGAGCCCGGCTGCGAGTACTGCCTGGACTATAGTGAGCGATCGTGCCCACGTTGATGTGGGGCTTGGTGCGTTCGAACTTAGCCATCTACAACCCCTCGAACCAGGCGACGACCGGCGGGATCGCCAACACAAAGAAGAGTGCGACCGCACCGCGCTCGCGCCAATACCACTTGTCGTCCGGATACTGATAGACAGTGCGCTTCAGCACGTACTCATCGACACCCTGCGTGACGATGCTTTTCGTGGTGACGGGCACTTGCTGGCCCTGGAAGTAAGCCCGCGTACCCCAGGCGCTGACGATCCACAACAACGAGTAGACGTCGCGAAACACCGACCACCAGTTGATGTTATTCACTTTTCGTCTCCTCAGGCGCCGTCGCACAGACCTTACAACACAGGCGGCGCTTGTAGCCCAAGAAGTGATGACGGCAATGCAGGCAGATACATTCGTACATGCCGTTTTCATGCGCGAAGTCTTCCGGCCAGTGACGCTCCGTGCTTTGCGGATGCTTACGATTGAATCCGGCGATAATAGCGGCGTCCAGTTTATCGCGCTGGGCTTCCAGGCGCTGCACGATCGCTGCCCTCGCGATCTCGGCAGGCGTGGGGTGGGGCTGGGTCTCGTTGCTCATGCTGCTTCTCGTTCTTGGTATCGTGCTAATGTGGCTTCGGCTTCTTCGAGTGCAGCGCGCACTTCTGCTAGGCGATTCGCTGCTTCCTCGACAGTCCAGGCTTCACCACCCCGTTGGGCGCTATGGACGATCCGCCCAAACTGATGCTGGATCGCGCGAGCGCCGCGCTCTTGTTCCTGTCGCCATGACGGCGCCCATGATTTGTTCTGACGCTTGGCCATGCTCGTTCACCGATGATTCCACCACTGACGACTGCGTTGGTTCTTCGTGCGCTTAGCCTGCCGCTCTCGGTCTTCTTGACGTTGTTCTGCGGCGGACAATGGCGCTGCCATAAACTCCAGCTCTTCTTCCGTGGGTGGATTCGGATCTGGCGGAAAGAGTTGGTTGAGAATGCGCTTGACGCTCATCACGCCTCCTAGAACAAATACCACATCAACCAGGCTGCACCGGAGAGCAGAACGCCGATCACCAGAAAAGCCGCGGCGGCGATGCTTTGGAACGGCACCCGCTCAGGTGTGGCGAGGCCCAGTGCGGGCAGACCCACACAGAGGACTGTCACCCAGATCGGTAGCCAGTAAGAGTGAAAGGAGATCATGTCGTGGTAAGGATGCTGGGGAGCTTCAAGATGATGTTCTCGAGCGCCGTGGGGACACCGCGATCGCGCGCCGAGCCACGCGACATGGCAAACGAGAAATAGGTACGGATCTTCGCGACCAGTTCCGTGTCGGCGACATCGCACGTGTAGATGCTGGTGTTCGCATTCGGCGTGCCTTGAAACGAATCGATCAGCAGCGCGCAGGCGCGCGACATGTAGGGTTCGGCGCTGATGTCTTTCTCATCGAAGACCTCCGGGTGCTGACGAATGAAACTGGTCCAGCCACGGATAATCCCAACACTGGCGATGAGGTTATCCGGCTCCACGGTTTCCCGTGTTTGATCGAAATTCATTTGCGTTTTCTCCGGCGTTCTTTCTTGGGGGTATTCCACCACTCGCGCTGACGACTATACTGGGTGTCAAAGATGTTGCTCTTCGGCACCGGTTCGGTCTCAGCGCAGACGTAGCTGCTATTGGCCAACACTTCGATAATGGCTTTCGTGACGGTGGCGCTGGTACCATGCGAGACCATCAGAATCCGCTGCTGGCTTGTCGCTGCATGAATCGCACGCAAGTCATCATCGTCGACAATGGCGGTCATGAAACTATTCCTTCAAACACCCAGCGGCGCAAAGCCACTTGGGCAGCAATCTGGCGATCCAGTGCGCCGCGCCGATACCCGCTAATCGTCTGCGAATTGCCACTGGCGTTGGTATTACGAATCCTGACACGATTCTTTATCGTCGTGCGTTTGACTACATTCACCCCGAACATCTGCTGGCCTCATCGTATGCTTATCTGACTAATATAGGACGTTTCTATGCACGGCCTTTTTAATTTGTTGCCTGGTGTGAATCTGCCCACCATGTACGCAGCAAATTGGCATTACGCCAAAGAGGGACTCAAACACAACCTCAAAAAGGTCGTGGAGTTCTATCACTCGCATTCCATGGCAGTCGAATCGGAGCACTTCCTGATTCGTTTGCTGCAATCCATCAGCACACCTAAAGCCCTGAGCCTCGATCGTTACTACGCAATCGTGGACGCACTGTCATTGAATCTTGGCATGGCGTTAAAAATGACTTCGTCGATTTCCAAGGGTCACGTGTTTTCCGGGGTGTTCTATGGGCCGGGTTGCACCGAAGTCTTGATTGCCGAAAATGCTGAGTTCGATCCCGTCGACGCCACCCGTAACTGGGAGCACGTACAGGCTATCCGGGTGTTGCGGCATCCGCGCAGTGATTTGATGCTCAATCTCCCCGATGGTAAGAAGACCGGTTCGGAAGAAGGCATCGCTGTGATCGCGATCAATATCCCGATGCTGGCGGTTCAATACCGGGCGTTTCGCCTACAGGAAGATGCCTATACGGTGCGCACTGGAGAGCCCGGTCGCACTATCCAGCAGTTTGTCCACATGCACGTGTTGCCCAATATGCTCTACACGCATCTGGACTATGTGATCCTGAACCGGATCTGGAATCTGCTGCATGGTGCCCCGATGGGCGAAGGTAAACCCCATTCCTTCTACATCACGGACTTCAGCCAAAAGCTCAATGCCGTGCACACCACCATCCTCACGAATCTGCAAGCAGTGGGCCAGGACTTTACGGGGGTGCTGCGCAGTATTCCGTGCGTGAGCAAAGACAATCTGGATGAGGCCCTGGCGATTCCAGAGATGGCCCCCACCCGACAAGTGGAATGGGCCTTGGCTTTGTCGCGCTTCCCGGCGCTGGATGTGATGGTGGATCTCACCGAAGGCGGTAACCAGGGCGGTGCCAATATCCGCAACCAGCAACAGTTAAACATCCTGATGCAGGCCGTGCGCCAGTACCGCTCAGGCGCTTACTTCTCAAGTGTACTGACGGGTGATGTGTTGTACGACGTCAATACGGAAATCGATGAGCTGGTCGAGAAGATTCGCCAACGCAGCGGGACCGTGCAAGCTACGCCGACTTAAGGGCATAAAAGCCACAGGAGCCAGGGACGCCCCTGGCTCCTATGACGTCGCTGCCGTTACTTGGTACAACGAGTAATGACCCCGCGCTTCTTGCGCTCTTGAACTGCCAAACGCAAGATGTCCACGCCCACAATCTTCTTGCAATACAGCTGCTGTCCCGAGTAAGTGGCAGCGATAAAACCATCATCGCCTGCGTAAACGATTTTTGATAGATACCCGTCGCGTACCAGGGTATTCACGGCGAGTTTGTCCTCGACATCGTCTTTATGCAAAGGACCTTCCTCGACCATTTTCACCATGATCGCGATGTGACTGGTCTCCAACTGTGTTGCGGACATTATAACCCCAAAAGTAGCCTATTGTTTCCTTTTCTCGAGTGGCCCGAAACCCCACTCATAACGATGCACTATTTAACGGCATATGGGGTCGATCACCCACCTCGCCCGGTACAGGACGCGGTCGGTGATCTTTTGCACCCCTCTCCAATTAACAGTGAGAGAGGTGCTCGCCCAGACAGCTAGATAGGGTAAGGGTGCACCAAGTGGATCAGGTAAGCCGACGTGAATGTCCTGCTTTCTGCTTACCTGACTGAGACCTTAGTGCGAGTCCGACACAAGACGTGTCAGCTTGTCGTTGGACAGATAAATGCCCAGCGTTTCGAGGATAATGTAAAACACGCGCGTAGCATCCGCGACGATCTTACGCACCCCAGCCACCTGGAGGATTTCAGTCGGAATCCCTTTAGTCTGGAGATTCTGTTCCGGCAATTGCACCGAGCCCACATAGCGCTTACCCATTCGCTTCATGTACGCTTCCATGCGACCTGCCAGTTCCCGATCCTCGAGCGACTCCAACCACTCACGGGTCTTAGTCGGTGTGTCCAGCTCAGTGGCAATCTTGACACAGGTGTACGGTACAGGGGGGGCGATACCGTACTTGGGACCAAACACCTCATTCCACATCACGTACTGCTGATACGGCGATTCATCCGCCGACTTCGCATACGAATCGGGCGTTTTGATCTGACCCATCCGGAAAAACTGATAGCCGCCTTCGCCGATCGCCGTAAAGATCTGGCGCTCGATGTCAGCAATCGTCTTCAGGATGTCGTGGATCTTGATCTTCTCACCCTTCAGGACCGAGTTCATGATAAAGAGCATCATCTTCTCGGCTTCCTTAATTACGAAGCGCGGGGCGTTCGACGCCTTCAAGTGCACACCCTTGATTTCCTTCTTGTACTCCTTGAAGAGGTTGCCTTCCTGGCAGCCAATCAAGGCGAAGTAGTGCTTGGCCACTTGGGTCGCGACAAACACGTCGAACTTGAATTCGTTCTTCATGGCGACTTTGTGGATGTACTTCTCCACAATGCCAAAGTTCGCACTCATGCGCGCCAAGACGTGAATGATGGTCTGCGCAGCGAGGTACACCATCGACGCTGCCACCGCATTACACTTCTCGTCAAAACCGAGCCAGCCCTGATGCCAGAGCACCCAGTCTTGCACGGTAAAGATGGTCGAGTCCGTATCCGACGTAATCGCCGAACGACGAATCGAGTCGGGGAAGAACGCGAGCGAGGCCGGTACATTCGTCGTCACCCAGAAGGCCGCAATCAGGTCCCGATACTCTTCACCCACGTCGCCGATGTTCTTGGCCGTCGAGGCCAGGATACCGCGCGCTTCGCCGACGATTTCATGCATCTGCAAGCCCTTGGTGTAGCGCTCACAGATTTGGGCTGCCAGGTGCACGTGTTCTTCTTGCACCGTCTTCAAGATGCTGTCCGGCTCCGGATGCGGCACTTCCACCAGCATCGACAGCTTGCTGATGAACTTACGCACCACCTCGTCATTAAAGCGCATCAGGTGGTACAAGTCACCCGTGTAGACAAAGGCGGAACGCTGCTCGGGCGAGAGCGTCTTCACCAGGTCATACACCTTTTTCATCTTGAACTTGTCGCGCACATAGAAGTTCGTCGAGTACATGATGCATTCCATCGTCTCATCGACCGACGGGTGACGAATGCCAAACTTCTGCATCGCCGCAGCTTGCGCTGCATAGTCCGTGTGGTTGATAATCGAGATGATATTTTGCATGCAGATCTCGATCGACCAGTAATGGCGATTGCCCGAGAGGAACTTCTCGTTATTCGCATTACCAAAGCCCGAGGTCGAGCGACAGTTCGAGGTGAGCGTCGAGTGAGCGGTCTTATTGTACAGCGGCGTCGAAGGTGAAACGTGCGCACCCGAGATCGAGTTATTCGCCAGCTTCTTATTGGTCTGCTCATTGTCCTTGATCTGCATCAGGACGATGTCGCCTTCCATTTCCGCCTTGAACTTTGCCTTCTTCGCCACCCCCCGTGCTTTCACGTTGCCCTCGATGTAGTCGACGAGCGGTGACTGCTTCTGGTCCGGATGCAAATACGTGGTGAGCGTCGGCGCAATCAGTTCTTTGTTACGGATCGAATCATTCAGGTAGGCTTGCAGCGTGCCTTCCATCTGGACCCGGTCACCGTTTTCCTGACGCTCGAGGTAGACGATCTTCGGGTCCTTGAATTCAAACTGTCCGCCGGGACGCATCTCCGTTTTCACAAAGGTCGTGCAGTCCTCGATCGGTGCCCCCGTCATTTGATGCAAATAGGTCGCGCAGTCCTGGACATAATAGCCGAGGACGTTTAGATCGCGCTTGTACTGGGAAGGCGCCAGTACAAATGGGTTGTTCGCTTCTGACACTTTGTTTTACTCCTTGTCGACCTACATGATCAAGGAGCCCAATAAAAACGAATCAGCGGCATAAAAAGGAAAAAAGGGCGAGGAGCGGTTTCGGGCCGCCACCTCGCCTAAATACAGGTCGTTACAAGTACCGAAAAGGAAAACCAGTCACTGAACATGCCCGATCAATTCGGAGCCACAGAGACTCTACCACCACTACCACTTCAACCAAAATCGAGATAGACAGGGGCCAGCTTACTCTTAATCCACGCGATCGACCAACTTCCACAGGAGACTCCTATATTCGCCAAAGAGCGCTTGCGGAGGCGCAGAGCAGCGATAGGAGTAGGATCGATGTACGAGGAAACGCTGGTGCCAGGGGAAACAAGGAGGAAACCCCAGCAGCGTGAATAAGCCAGCCCCGCGTCTAGGCATACGGCGCGGTAGCCCGCGGGAGGGCTCGCGCGAGAGTCCTTATCGGCACCAGTCAGGAGGAGGTCTGCTGTCGATGAGGGTACAGGCTTGCCGGGCCTTTCTCTTCAGAACATTACGGATGGGCGATATAAATTAACTAGGGTAAACCCACGTTTACTTGATCGCTACCGTAACGAAGTTGTAACCGTTGGCGGCCAAAATAGCCTGAACCTTCGGAATGTCCTGCGGGGTCACCTGGGCGATGGTCGCCGTGATGGTCTGCGCTGTGACGAGCGTCACGGACGAGTCGTCAATCCATGCCACACCCAGAATTTGGGTGTTGCCGTTTTGCGTCTTGACCTTGATGTACAGGTACGCGGCCGGATCGTTCGGCGTGTGGGTCTGCGGACCGAAGAACGGATAGAACTGCACGTGCAAGGACGTCATGTCTTCGTCCTTCATCGCGTCTTCGTACGACATCACCGAGGTGACCTTGACGTTCTGCCAGTCACTGCCCAGCAGAGGCGGATAGACGTTAAACGAGTACGTCTGCCCGATAGCAAAATTGTAAGCCATGGTTTCCCGTGCCCAAATGAACAAAAAAAAGATCAGAAGGGCAGGTGATCCAAAATCACGTCGTCACCGAGAAACTGGTGGACGTAGTACGGGAAGCCGTAGCCGCTACCGGCCGCTCCTGTACGTAGTCCACCCAATCCCTCGAGACGCGCGTACACACTCTGTGCCAGATTTTGAACCGCTGCCCGCAATCGCTGATACTCGCTAGACGCCGTGTTTTCATAAACCGGGTCTACTATACGATTGGTAATGGGCAGCGCCTCGAGTCGGGCAGGACCGTTTGCTGAATAGTCCAAAAACACTTCGAAGATCTGCGTGATGATTTCGCGCTTATCGTTGAAGTGAATAGGCAAACCTTGCACTTCAAACAGAAACTGCGCCCAGAGATCCGCCGTCTCAACGATCATGAGTCTGCTGTAATGCTCGTTTGCCATAGTCAATTCACAGGTTGGGGATGTGCTCAGCATGCAGGTGTCGCAGCACCATGTCACGACCGAGCCAGTCGTGGAACTGATAATACAGGTAACCGTTCTGGTAGGCCCGCATCATGCGCAGCTTCTCGAGCACCTCTTCGCCAAAGCGATTCAAGAGCCCGGCAAAACGCCGATACGAGTCCTCGCACGAGGAACCCAATTCATTCAGGAACATCTCGGCGCAGGCGAAGTTCAACTCATCACGGGCTGTGCGCTCGTAGTGGATCGACTCCATCACGATCTGGGCGACCATGTCCATCACCGTGTGGGGAAACTTATCCACCAGCATGACGGGCGTATCCGGAATCAATGACTCCAGATCTCGAGCTTTCCACAGCAGCGTGGCCAACTCAGAGTCGGTATCCAGAACCAAAAAGGTCGAAGGAGGTTGGCGGTTGACCGAACTCCTCAAAATCGGCCTTGGCAAACCGGACAAGATGGTCACTGTGGACCTCCGCAAAAAGATAGGGAAAATAGCCGTCAGGCGGCAGATAAGCGTTGTACTCAAAGCGCAACCGATCTCGCATGGCGAGCCCCATCTTCATCACGGCTTCAAACATATCGCGATGAGGACCACGGGGAATATCGGCTTCCTCGATGCGGAACTCCTGGTAGCCGCAGTCGTACGCCAGTACGATCGCCACTTCCGTGAGCTCAGAGTCTGCACAATCATACACGCTAATTGCGCCAAACACGCTCGCCAGCACTTCGCTCAAATCAAAGGGCGGACGAAAAGGCTGGGTCGCCACGCGCAGAAACCCATGGATCTCTTGCGTGAAGTCGATCAATAGGTTTTCAGTATACACGGCGTTTTCCCCAATTGTTGGTGAGGACCTCGATACCCACCACCAGATCTCGACCGATCCAGCGCGGACTTTGGTCATCGATCTGGTAAGGTCGAGTGCTAAAGAGATCTTGCATGATGAGCAGTACTTGCTCTTCAATGGATTGCGTGATCATCTCCAGCTCACCCACCCGGCTCATGTATTCGCTTAAGTCCACGGACGTATGTTTGATACGGCCCGTGCGCTCATCGAACTGTTCATGACGCCGGTTAACGTAACTGTCAAACTTCTTCAACACGAAATCCACCAACTCACTGTGGTGATGCTGCAGCGAGCGCTGGTACTCAGTGTACGGCGAGGTTTCCTGAAACGACGTACCCAAGACTGCATTCTTCACGACGGAATGCACACCGCCCTTCAGAAAGAGCTTGAACAACTCATCGTACACCATGGATTCCGTGATCAGATCACACGTCGGCAATATGAAAACGGACATGGTTGCTATTCCTTGTTTCGATTGTAATGACCTGTTACTTATAGTCGTACGGGCGCGTTGATGAGATCTTCCATCGGGAGGCGTTCAATCGTGTCCATGTAGTTCGGGAATTCCGTCACCACCACATCCCACGAGCCCGTAAGATCAGCGTACGCCTGGGTCGACGTATCGTTTATTTTCAGGTGCGGCAACACCGCGCCGATGTAATCGACGATCATGTCAAACGCACGGTTGCATAACTGGTGCGCGGCATTATGATTCATGCCCGAATTCTGCAACAGGGCTTTGGCCGCGACCAGGTATTCGGAAGGATGCGCCTCACACGTGTTGTCAAACACGTCCTTGAGCAAGGCTTCCAGGAGCGGGCCACTGTCGTAGCTTCTCCAGTTCGGATCAAGTGCGGCTTCCGGATTGCGTGGGTTACGCTTGCGTGCTTGATACAGAGCCAGCTCGCGTTGCACGAACATGCCCACATCCAGCAGCGAAATCACCGTACTGCTTTTCATCTACTCATCCCCGCCACGCGCTCTGTTAATCTTCAAAATCGCGGCCGTGCTCCATCATCCACGAATAGATCCGATAGTCGATGGTCTTTTCCACCCGCACCACCGTGTTATCCACTTTCATGAAGTGCATGATCCAGCGATCTTGTCCCAAGAAGTCTGTCAACTGATGTAGCATATCGCTCAATTGCAGCGTGATGCTCTCACAGATCTCCTGCGACGCGTAAAAAAGTTGCTTGTCCTGTTCCGTGATACGCGTGCGGCCCAGGTCATCCGTGGGTTCATGCTCCACGGCGACGATGTTGCCGGTTTCTCCCCAGCTGAAATTGGCGTTATTCGGATCTTTCGGATACTGGAACACCGAATCGACCGTGATGCCTGAGCGCTGGAACTGCTCGAAAAGAAACGGACGGATCACCGCGTCGAAATTCAGCTTCTTGTGGCCGCGACGAATCCGGCCTTGGCTGGACCACTTCGCATGGTTGATCACCATGTGGTCAATCAGCTCGATGAGCAAATTGCGGGCGCGCAGTGAGAAGCGTGACTGCGGCTTCAAATACGGCAGATGCACCTTGGGTACGACCAGATCGGCTTTCGCATCGTAGACTTCGTCGCGCAACGGCAACTCGAAAGACGTAATCGGGATCGGTGTGGCGACACTGTTGACCGCTTCACCTGCGTAGAAATACGGCTGTCCCGCGACCATCACCGGCTCACACTGAGTCGGCAGGTACAAGCCTTCCGGATTGGGCAACATGTAGGGACCTGCGGCAGCTTCCACCGCGTCGACCCAGTCTCCCAGATCCAGCACCAGCGTTCCAGTGATTTTCAGTTCCATTTTCTTTGGTAGTCGTAGTTCGTATTGGCAGGGCGATTGTGCACGTAGTACCACATGTACAAATCAATCCCGCGGATTTCTAAGTCGATGAAGCAGTTGTCGCCGTACAGCTGCGGCACCTTGATGTATTGGCCGGTGTAGTAGTCCAGGTCCAACTCGGAGCGGATCTGGGCATGCAGTCTGGCAAAACGCCAGTCCTGCGGATCGTGGTTCACTGAGAACAAATGATACACCTGCTCAATCTGTTCTTTGACGATCCATTCGATTAAGCGCTCTTCAGTCAACCCGGAGAAGATCAGTTGACTCGCAACTGCCCTCGTAGCGCCCTTTAAGACGCTCAGGAAGTCATGGATCTCCTGGATCAATAGCGCCCTAGGTTCGACGGTTAAGAGGTTCATGGCGGCTCCTTATACACAGTATCCAGCGGCTACGTTTGTTTTGACTATTTGTGTAACTGCGGCATAAAAAAATAATCAGTCCCTTTTGCACCCTCCCGTAGGAAGGCATAAAAGGGACTCGCCTCGTCCGATGCTCACCCAAGCAGCTACCCGTAAAACGGACTGTGGTATTGTTGCGGTCGGAACTGAGGCGGTCTGGACATCTCAAGCTGCGAGCCAAGTGTTAGGCCCTAGTGCTAATTTTTAGACAGTCCATGGACCTCTAAACAATTGCTTCGGGTACTCCCTTGAAAACTGTCGCACTTATTGCCTCCTGCGCACCAGTAGGCGGCAGGCCATTACTCACGGAATGTAAAAGATCTCTTAATCCCTGATGCACCCCCTGCGCCTGATGCGCGGTTCGGCTGGTATGGGACTAAGAGTCTGCGCATGGCCAAATCATCGGTCCGAATCAACGGGCCAAGCGCATCGCCTCAATGGCTGAAGGTACTACGAGCACCCTTAGCTCGCGTTGCCTTCCCCAGCTGGGGACGTCGCGCATGATGTCTATTCACCCTCGCATGCGCCTGCAAGGGTGAGGACCGATGAACTTTACGAGTGGCGGCGGCCTGAATGGACGGGAACCACGAAAAATCGTGATAGATAAACCGTCCAAAGTCAGACCACCACCACCGGGCCAGAGAGCTGATCTGGCTAAACATCGGTTCTTATTGCTTTCCTTATCGTGTCGTCCAGCGTTGTTGTTAGAGGATCAGCCCCGTTTCATCCGCACGGTCGCCTGCGCCCAGAATGGACTTGTGCGCGACGCGCGACTGCTGTTCCTCGCTCAGGTGCGAGAGCACCTTTTGCACGTTGGCCACGGCTTCGTGGATCACCCGGTCGCCCGTGATGTAATGCACCGGCGATTCCTTGGCGATGTTCTCGGGCATGTCGGCCGGGAACAGTCCGAGAAAGCGCACTTCGGGCATGAACGGTAGCGTCGCATCGGCGCCCGCTTTCGCCAGCGTCGCGACGCTGATGACGTTGCCCACGTGAGCGTGCGATTCGCCGTTCTTGACGATGTGCAGGCCTGCCAGCATCGGCTGCTTGAAGGTGGTGACCTTGTCGAAGCGCAACCAGTTGTAGAGGTCACGCGTATCGAGCTCGGTGTTCTCGCGGCTAAAGAGCGCAGCGAGGCCGACCACGACGGTTTCGATTTCAGCGTCCACCGCAGCACGCGGGGTGTCTTGCGTGTTCTGCAGATAGGCGATGACGATCGGCGCGCCCGCGGCCTTGGCGATGGCTTCGTAAGACTTGATCGTGTTGAGCGTGTTCTCCGCGTACAGCCGCGTCGAGGCATCGCCCACCATGACCACCACCACCGGCACGTCACGTGCGAGCAGCTCTTGCGTAAGAATCGGGCCGATCACCGAACCCGAACCACCCGACGCCGAATGCAACACCAGTGCCAGGTTACCCGGTTTGTGCGCGTGCAGGATTTCCTTGACGCGTTCCTTCACGACAGCGGCATGTTCGCGGCGCACTTGTCCAGAACCGTCGAGGCCCTGGAAGTGGTAGATCGCATTCGCATCGATGTTCGCGTTGAGCATGTTCGACTTGCTGGTGTCGATGTACGTCGGCTCGACGACAGCCATGCCAGCTTGTGCTTTACCGCGGTACTTCTCGAAGCGCGTCGCAATGTTCGTGCCAGCTCCGCCCGCTGCGTAGATGCTGATACGACCTTTGACTTTCTCGATGATTTCGGACATGTTTCTTTCCTAGTTTTTTCAAATTGAAGCACTCCTACATAGTAGGGGATGTGCTCGTAAAAAATGCCCGTGGTGAAACGGGCACCTTAGACTGCAACCGCTTCCGAGCTCAGGACATCAGCCGTGATGATGAGGGTCGACATCGGCTTGTGTTCAGCGATGAAGAACTCTTCAAACTTCGATTCATGGAAGTGCATTTCGAGCGGGGTGAGTTCCGTCGATTGGCGATCCTTCGCGCTCAGGTAGTCAAACACCTTGCGCTTGGAACCGGCCCACAGCACGCCCGCTTCGAGTTCGCCCTTGAAAGTCTTGTTTGCGCCATCAGCCATCGATGCGCGGAAACCTTCAATCACGAAGTCACCGTTGGCGTTTTGCGACACACGGTACAGGATAGTAGCGCCATCGGTGGACACTTCGTCCACCACATAGTGCTTGTTCATGTACACGAGAGCGGAGAGGTTAGCTGCGTAAGCCTTGATGTTAGCAACGTTGTTCATGGTAATGCTCCTGATAGGTTAGATAATCTTAGAAGCTTCTGCTTCTGTCTACGTGCGTAATATAGGTCTGAAATTGTTTTCAATCGACTTTTAACACGCGATCCTATGTAGATTCTTTTTTTGAGCGGAGGCCTAGAGTGAATCCTATCACCCGAGCTGTGGATGATCTGAAGTTCCGGATTCCACGGCGTGTATTGGAAGAGGTGTTTGTCGAGCGCACGGCCCGTTGGCGCACAGCCCCGCGTTCGATCGACGAATGTATTTTGGAACAAGTGGTCCGCCCTCGTGTCCTGGTGGACTGCAATCTCGTGGGTGGCACGGAAGCATTCGTCTATCTGGACGATATTCCGTACGAGCGGATGAACGACTATACGTCGGTGTATCGCATCCCGAAGACCAAGACGCAGGGGCGCTCGATTCTGTCGGTGCTGAACATCACGTTCGCCGACCCCACCAAAGTCTCAAGCTACGGGGTGGCCGCGGGTGCGCAGAACACGACCATGCTGCAAGCCGGACAGGCCGTGATGGACGCCTACGGGGCCTTGCCCGTGACCTCAACGCATCGCGTGCAGTTGATCGGGGAAAACACGATCATGGTGCGCGACACCATAGTGCTGCCCCCTGATGTGTATCTGCGCTGTATTCTCGCCAATGACGAGAACATGTCGCACATCCAGATGCGCAGCTACCGGCCGTTCTGTCGACTGGTGGAACTGGCGGTGAAAGCCTACATCTACAATGACCAGGTCATCGAGGTGGACATCGGCAAGATCCGGGGTGGTCAGGAAATCGGTAAGTTCAAGGAAATCGTCGAGGAGTACAAGGACGCGGAAGAACAGTATCAGGAGTTCCTCGCCACCACCTGGCAGAAGGTGGCGTACATGAACGACAATGAAACGTTTAACCGCTTTGTACGCAGTTTGATTGGCGGCTATCGGTAACATGGTCATAGCGGGCAGCCCTAGGGCTGCCCGTATGCCGCTGTAGCGGCTTATGC